TAAAGAAGCTTACAAAAAAGAGGTAGAATTACTATCTGGTACTTTAACTGATATAGTTAAAGCTTTTGTACCTGAAGAACAAATCAAACAAGCTCTTGCAACTCCTATTAACTCTTTCAAAGATTATACACAAATCTTAGAAAGACTTGTTAAATCTGTTCCTAATTGGAATAAGGTTCCAGTTGATGTATTCTTAGAATATCAATGGTCTCCATCAGGAGATAATGATAGGACTTTCTTAACACTTCCTAAGAATGTTAAGCATGGTCAATTCATTTCTAAGAGCTATGGTCCTGGATTCAGGGAAGAAAGAACTTCAAGCTCACTTAAATACGTGAATGAGCAAGGAGAAGAACATCCATTCAAGAGAAATGAATGGTATTTAGGCTCAGACTTTGCAAAGCAAACAGGTGTTGGTACTACTGAGACTAACAGCTCAGAAGGTGGAGCTATGCAATCATCTGGAGCTGCATGGTAATAAACCATGTATGGTTACTATAAATATGCACCCTCTGTAACTCAAGAAGAAATTCTTAGTAAGGTAAGTCAGGAAGACATATTCAAAATAGTGATTAAAGAAGATATTATCCTTGATAAAGGTGCTCTATACAGGGCACCTTACAGGGATGATAAACATCCAGATTGTTATTTTGAAAGGTATAATGGAGTCTTGTATTTCAAAGATTATGCAGATTTTGAAGGTAAAGCTTCAAAGGATTGTTTTAATATGCTCGAAAGGTGTTTCAATATCAACTACTATGAGGCATTGAAGTATGTCAATGACTACTTCAATCTTGAGTTAGGTGATAGTTCAAAAGAAGAGATTGGAAATACAGTAGAAGAAAGTAATATACAATACAATAGGAAAAAAATAACTATCACCTTTGCCCCAAGACCATTTTCCAACAAAGATAAAAACTTTTGGGCACAATATGAAATTTCTCGTGATAATCTTGTAGAAGATAAAGTTATTCCTATTACTATGTATAAAAGCATGAGTAGGAAAGGTACACCTTTCTTAGTTAAACCTTTTGATATAGTTTATGCCTATACAGATTTTCCTGATAACAAAGTAAAAATATACAGACCACATTCTCCTACAAAGGAGGGCAAATGGTTTACTAATTGTAACCAAAATGATATAGGTTGTATAAATGCTTTATCTAAATCAGGGGATTTGCTAATTATAACCAAGAGCTATAAGGATTGTAGAGTTCTTAGAAACCAAGGATTAAATTCAGTATGGATACAAAGTGAAGGTGTTATACCTTCAGTGAAAATAATTAAAGACTTATGTGAAAGGTTCACAAATATTGTAGTGTGGTTTGATAATGACCAAACAGGATTAGCAAGAGCAAAAGCTCTGAAAGACTACATCAATGGAATAGTTCCAAATAAAGCCAACACAGTATTTCTTCCACCTAAACTCTTTAAAGAAGAGAACATAAAAGACCCATCTGATTACATAGCATCTAAAGGAAGAAAGGCTCTGAGAGACTTCTTAGTTCAAAAACAATTATTACATGAATCCTAAAGACAAAATTCATCCATCCTGGCAACCTCTAATAGATAATATTCTTGAAAAGGATGAAAACCTAAAAGTATTAAACCAACAGATACTCCCTAATATAAAATATTATCCTAAAGGAGAATATATATTTAATGTATTTCAAATGCCTGTAGAGGATATTAAAGTTGTCATATTAGGTCAGGACCCATATCCAAGAGAGGGTCAAGCAATAGGTTATGCATTTGCAGTATCAAAAGAAACAAGTAAACCCGCATCACTCAGAATAATTGAAAGAGAAATTGGTCATGAAATAGACAAGACCTTATTTACATGGAGAGAACAAGGTGTGTTTCTGTTGAATACAGCATTAACTGTACAAGCTGGAAAAGCTGGTAGTCATTTAGGCTATTGGGACAATTTTATAAGACATGTGATTAATTACATTTCTAATGTAAATCCATGTATATGGTTGTTATGGGGAGTAAAGGCTCAAATATATTACAATATCTGTAATAGAGATGGTAATAGAGTAATAACAGCTCCACACCCTGCAGCAGAGACTTATAGTCCTGGAGCAGGTTTTATAGGAAGTAAATGCTTCCAAAAAGTAAATCAAATCCTTGAGAGTCAAGGTAAAAAGAAAATTAATTTTTAAAAACTATTTATTATGGCTAATACAACAGAAGACACAGCACAAGCTAACACTACAGCAGCTACTTATTTACAACTTATCTCTAAAGATGAGAAACAAGTAAAAGTTGAAGGTCTAACCATTAAAGCTCAAGAGGCTTCATTAGAAGTTTCAAGAGAGATTATGAATCTTAAGTCATCTATAGCTAAGAAAACTACTGAACTTGAGGCATCTAAGAGACAAATCCCTTATGATGTTAGGAGTGAGTACAAACTTACTAATGAGCTTCAAGAACTTAACAATAGGTTAGAGTTTGCTCAAGCTATCAAGTCTGAAAGATTTTCAGATGCTAATATATAATTAGCAATAGTTAAGGGAAGAAACTATACAATATAAAAATTTAAATTTAAATAAAATGAGAAAAGTTAAAATTTATTCAACAGTAGGTACTTCAGGTACAATTGATACTAATGTAAGGACTTTAGGAGAGCTTAAACCTTTACTAAGACAACAAGGTATCAATTATGATGGTATGAAGATGTTAGTTGGAGAAACAAGGAATGAGTTAGGAGTTGATGAGGCAGTTCTGCCTGAAGGAGATTTCAAACTTTATCTAATGCCAGAGAAAACTAAATCTGGAATAGATACTGATGGGATATTAGATGCATTGGATGAAGCTTCTGAAGCTATTGAGACTGCAAGAGCAGCAGTTATCAGAAGTATAAATGATAGACCAGCAACTAAGTCTATGTCCTATGAAGACCAGGAAGCTATGGAAGACCTTAGAAGGCTTGCAGGTGGTGGTTCTTCTTCAAGAAGTAATTCTTGGGATTAATATTAATTAACGGGGCTAATAAAGCCCCGTTTTTCTTTTAATTTACTAAAATATGGATACAAGAGAATTACAATTATCTGGTAAAGCAAGGGATTATGCGTGGATGTTAGAGCAGTTTAACCAAGGTAAGTTAACAATAGGAGGAGTTCCTCTTAATAAAGTACATTTTGATAAATTAAGAGTATTTATTAAAGTTGCTAATGAAATTTATGAGAATGCTTGGGATTTAGAAGTACTGCTTTATGGTAATAATATAGAAATCAAAGGTTTAGTTATTCATTTTCCTGAGATTACCATAAGAAATAGAAGTAATAGGAGACATACTATAAAAGATTTGTTTGTAAAGTTACCTTTTTCTATTAATGGAGATACACTAAAAGTAAACTCACCTCAAGGTGGTAGAACCACTTGGACTCATGCAGAATGGAGTTCAGATTATTCACATAGTCACTTATCTGGTATTAACAAAAGTTCAGGAGCACTCCCGCTTTATTCAGGCTTCTGTACAGGTTCAGGACATATTAATGATTATATAGCTGATATTTGTAGTGGAGAATTTTCAGAAGAGCTTGTTACAAGCTTATTAGTACAAATAATGGGTCTTGCCTCTTATGAATCAATAGAGGGAACTCCTTATAGAACTATGTCAAGTATTTATGATAGAAGTGTTTCAAATGGTTCATTTTATATGGCACGAGATGCATATAAAACACTATATGATTTGCTTATGAACCATTATAAACATTATACAAAAGAATTACCTCCTATAGAATTTGGTGTAGAAACAGGTAAGTATTTTGTCAAAGATAATGATAAGTTTGATGAGTTTTTAAACTCTGTACCACTTACCCATGAGCAGAAACAAAGATATTTAGCTTTTATAGATAATACAGGAACTGCGTGGAGATATGGAGCCTCTCCTACTGGAACTACAGTAGATACAAGCTTATATACTCCATATATTTTTAGAAGTCAGGAATATAGTGCTAACATAATATATCAAAGAAGAGAAGAAACAGAGGTTGAGTATAAAGTACACCCTCAAATTAGAAATCAAATAAAAAAGGAGATTGAATATGAAATCAACAGGAAAACAATTAGAAAGAGTACAATTGACAGATACACAAATAAAGCTAGTGATGCCAGAAAGAGTGCTAAACCAAGTAAAGTACCTGTGCAGGCAAATAGCTAAGGTAGAGTGGTCAGGAGTACTTTTCTATTCTGTAGAAGGTTCTATTAAAGAACCAGGTAAGATGGTACTTACCATAGAAGATATATTACCAATGCATAAAGGTACAAGTGCTTATACTGAATATACTTTTGATGAGAGGGTAGTAGACTATATGATGGATAATGAAGTAATGGAAAAAGGTTGGAAAATGGGTCATGTGCATTCCCATAACACTATGGGTGTATTCTTCTCAGGTACTGATTGGAGTGAATTAGAGGATAATGCTCCTAACCATAATTTCTATCTGTCATTGATAGTAAATAACTTTATGGACTTCTGTGCTAAAGTGTGCTTTATAGTAGATTGTGATGAGAGTAAGGAATTTAGTTTCTCAGGTAAAGATGAGAATGGCCAAAGATATGTTTATACAACTGAATCCTATGGGGTTCCAGATAAAAAGTTAGTTGTTTATGATTGTGCTATAGAATCCCCTAAGAATGAAATAGTAGTTGATGATAGTTTTGCTTCTAAAGTGGACCACATCATAGCAGAAGCTGAAAGAGTAACTGCCAGAACTACATTAACAACTGGAACTACAAGCCTTAAGAACTTTTTAGATAAAGAGAAAGGAGAGAATAGTAGTGTGGGAAAGTCTGGTACGCACCAGAGGAATGGAACGAATACTGGTGGTAAGAAAGGTAAAGGATGGTCAAGATGGCAAGACCAAATGGATGCATGGTCTGATAAATCTTGGCATCAAAAGATTGATGATGAACCTAAAGAAGAGATTAAAGCCTCTAAGAATTTTAAAAATGGTGGTCCTAATAATGAAGATGTTCTTTTGATGCATGTAAGTGATAGAGCTTATATTGATGCTATTGAAGCATTTTCAATGTATGTAGTAAATGGTGGTAATTCTACTGAAGAGTATGGAGACATAGATGATATTACAGAAATGTATATGCAACATAAAGTATCTGGAAAAGCTTTAGCATCCCATATATTAGAAAACTATTCTGATATGTATGATGCATTCTTTGAAAAGCTTGAAGATAGGGATGATGCTAAACTATTTATAGATATTACAAAAGACCTTATAGATAATTTAGAATCTGAATGTGAAGTAACATTGTTGCCACAACAAGTAGAATTAATAAGACCTGTTATATTTGCTTTAGAAAATATGATAAGAACTTTTGAGGCAGCAGCTGAAGGAAAAAATAAAATGATAATATAATATGACAGAATTACATTCAAGTAGATTTAAAGATGCTCCATGGTTTCCTAAAGAGGAAACTTATGTAGTAATTGGAGGTTCAGGAGGAATAGGTTCGTGGTTAACTATATTACTTGCCAGAGCAGGATTCCTACCTATTATATATGATTTTGATACTATTGAAGAACATAATATAGGTGGGCAACTTTTTGGTAAGAAACATATAACTATGGCTAAAGTAGATGCTCTTAAAGAAATTGTAAAAGAGTTTACTGATACAGAAGTTACTGCAAATAATGAGAGATATACTTCAGAAAGTATGTCACATCACTATGTATTCTCTGCTTTTGATAATATGAAAGCAAGGAGAGATATGTTTGATGCATGGAAAGCTTATGTAAAAGAATATCAGGAAGAGAACTTAGATAAAGAAAATTATCAGGTTCCTGTATTCATAGATGGTAGGCTTACTATGGAACAATTAACTATCTTCTGTGTTACACCAGATAAGGTAGAGGAATATGAGAAACATTTATTTGATGATTCTGAGGTTGAGGATGCACCATGCACTCTTAAACAGACATCACATAGTGCAGCTATGATAGCTTCACATATGGTAGGTTTCTTTACAAACCATATGGCTAATAATGCTGTAGGGGAAGATGATAGAGCATTACCATTTAGGTGGGAATACTTTATACCAATTAATTATATAAATGAAGAATAATGATAATGAATAGAATTAGTGATATAATTCATTTTAGAATGCCTTTTAATAGGGTAGGTAGTCATCCTGAAACAGGGAGAAGAACAATGTTACCTGGTTTCCCTGAAGAAGATTTTAGAACTGGATTAATAGGAACTTCCGACTGTAACACATTTATTCCAATCATTGCTTTAATGAATCATACTTTATTAGAGTTTGAAGATACAAAGGTAATAGAGTATTCTATGCCTATCTCAAGTCATGTATATAGTGCTACCAGACAATATAATACATTATTAGATGGTTTAGTGAGGGCTTCAAGACCAGTAAAGTTTGATTACAGGCTACAAGGTGTTTCACATACTTTATATGCTCATAGAGGTGTATTGTATAGTCAAGATGGCAAGATATTGATGTGTCTTGCTGTTGATAGAGATTATGGTTTCACAATACCAATAAGTGAGTCAGAGCCTAATATAGAAATGGATACTACTAAATTTCTGTTGTTCATGACATCAGATTTTGATGCACCTGAATATAAAAATGTTAAAAAAAAGCTTGAATCTTTATATGTAGAGAAATGTAAAGCTCATAACATTGATATAGTATATACTTCAAGGGTAGAACAATGGTTATTTAAAAATAACTTTAAGGTACCTGCATTCAAAAGTGTGATAGAAATGAATAAACATCTTAAAGAGGAAGTTCCTAAAAATCTTTTAATGGTTTAAGGAATATGCAAGAAGAAGAAAAAAGAAAAAATTACGGTAAAACAAACAAGAGGAAAGGTAGTGATGCTGAAAGAGTTTATGCAAAACTATTTAGAGACTTAGGATTTACCCATTGTAAGACAGCAAGGCTTGGTTCCAAGTTACATGATGATGCAGGTATAGATTTAATATTCTTACCTTTCAATGTACAAATCAAAGCTGGAAAGCAAACTGGTCTTAATCCTGGTAGAGAATTAAGGAGTATGCAAGATAAGATGGCTATTTTATTTCCCCCAACCTCTAGTGAACATTCTTATCCTAAATTAGTAATACACAGGAGAGAAGTAGGTTCAGGTAAAAGAAGAGGAGAATTTGATGATTTAGTTACTATGACCTTTGAGGATTTTGTTAAACTTATAAACAAGATTGAGAAATGGTAAATCATATCACAGAATACTTCGAAGATAGCTCTGTATCTCAGTCACAGTTAAAACTGTTATTATCAGGTAGTCCAAGACTATTTAATAATATAAGAGAACCTGAGTTATATTTTGAAGAAAAGAAACATTTCACTATAGGTTCTGCAGTAGATTGTTTACTTACTCAGAGTAATGAAGAGTTTAGAAGACAATATCATGTAACTGAATTAGAGAATAAACCTACTGATATCATGATGAGTATAATCAATAGAGTATTTGATAGCTTACCACCAGGTAGATATCACCCTATTACTTCTATTGAGTATAAGCAGGCTATAATAGACTCAATACATGAACATGATTATAGGAGAACATGGAGTGATGATGTAAGATATTCTAAAGTTTGTGAGCACTATGAATATTGGGATGAATTAAGGAACTCTCAGGGTAAGATAATATTATCAAATGATGAATATTCCATAATATCTCAAATAGTTATGTCTCTCAGGACTTCTGAATATACTTCAGAATATTTCCAAGAAGGTAATGATATAGAAGTAATGTATCAGGTTCCTATTTATTGGGAGTATGATGGTGTAAGATGTAAAGCTTTACTTGATATGGTTAGGATTGACCATAAAGCTAAGACAATACAACCTATTGATATTAAAACATTAGGAGATTATACAATTAATTTTCCTAAATCTGTAAGACAAAGAAGATATGATATTCAGGCAGCTTTTTACTCAGAAGCTTGTGTAACATTAAAAAATACCTTAAATTTGTGGGAGTATAAGATACTCCCATTTAAATTTCTGGTGGAATCTACTATAGAACCTGGAACACCTTTAGTATTTACCTGTGACTATGACTTGTACAAGACAGGTAGATATGGTAGTCCAGAGGTAGAGGTTTCAGGAGTTGTAATAAGGCAAGAGATTTTTGGTTTTGAGCATTTAATTAGATTGTATAAGTACCACCAGAGTAATGGATTTGAGAAAGATAAAAGAGTTGTTGATAATAATCACCATTTCTTTATAAACTGGAATGGTATTATAAATTAAAATTAAACTACTATGCAAATACAAAGTGGGAAGTTGTATGAGAATAGAACCTGGAAATATCTTTATCCTTGCTTAAAATACTATGGAACTGAACTGATAGATTACTTAGGAAACTTTTTCAAATTAGCCGTAGGAATAGGTGACTCTAATGTAACCACAGAAGGAAATTGTATTTTTATACTAATTGATACAAATATTAGACTTGTTACGGAAGGTGATGTAGCTTCTTATAAAAGAAGGTTCTCCAAATTTTTAGACTGGATAAAATATCAAGACTACTATGTTACTGATTATGTATTCACAGGACTTGATAGGACAGAGAAACATATGGTAGTATTAAAATTACCAGAAGTACACAATAATACATATCTATCTTTTATTAGGGGTAAGTATAGTGATATGTATAGTAAGGAAGATATAGATACTTATTTTAATATATTACCTAATAAAGTAAATAATCCGAATGTAACAATAAGAAATGAAAGAGTAAAACAAGTAAAATCTATATTAAAAAAGGATAAGGAATTGGTTCCAGTGTTTGTTGAAAAAGTGAACAGAGAGTTCAGAACTACTGTAACAGTAGAAGATTTCAAAGATGCAGAATTGGATTTTCCAATTAATCTAAGTGAAGAGATATTTAATTATAAGGGTTGACAAAAAGTCAACCCTTTTTTATTATGGAAGAAAAGGAAAAAGAAAAAGGACTAAGGTTTGACCAGGGTAAACTTAGATACGACCTTGTAAATACTTTTGCACATGAACAAATGGTAAGGGTATTAACGTATGGTGCAACTAAGTATTCCGATAGGAACTGGGAAAAGGGAATGGAATGGAGCAAAATTATAGGGCCTTTAAAAAGGCATATAGCTGCCATAGAGAAGGGAGAGGATTTTGATATAGACCCTACATGTCCAGAGTGTGCAGAAAGTACACAAGAGAAGTGGATATGTACTAAGCACTCAGGGTTATTACACGCTGCACACGTGGCTTGTAATGCACATTTCCTGACAGCTTACTATAAAATATTTCCTCAGGGAGATGATAGACCTCATAGGTATTTAAATATGCCAAAGATAGGACTTGATATTGATGAGGTACTGTGTAACTGGATAGGACATTGGGCTGCTACTCAAGGTATAGACCAACCTAAGTGTTGGCATTTTGATAGGGAACTATTAGACAAGTTTGAGAGAATGAAAGGAGAAGATAAGTTAGATGAATTCTATGCTAATCTACAACCTTTAATAGGCCCTGAGGAATTGCCTTTTGAGCCTCATTGTTATATAACATCAAGACCTATAGATACTAAGATTACTGAGGAGTGGCTTGATAAACATGGATTTCCTGCAAGGCCTGTATACACTACAGCTGTAGGACAATCTAAAGTAAAGCTTGCTCAGGATGCTGGTGTAGAAATATTTGTAGATGACAACTATGATAACTTTGTAGCTCTTAATAATGCAGGTATTTGTTGTTTCCTTATGGATGCACCTCATAATCAAAGGTATAATGTAGGTTATAAAAGAATCAAATCTTTAAAAGAATTGATATAAACAAAGATTTTAAAAAAACAAATTTATGAATTGGTTTTTACTACTTACCTTTGTAGGTGTAATACTCCTTGTAAGATTTATTGTCTTAGGGAAACCTAAGTTTGATTATGATAAAGAGAATAAAACTCTTTATCTATGGTACTCTATTGGCAGTAAATATACGAGAAGAGGTTACAGAACGTATGTAAAACTATCAATATAATTAATTCAAATGGGAAGTGAATTATTAGAGTATTTTAAAGGAGATGAATTAGCTGCAAATGTGTGGCTAAGTAAGTATGCTATTGAAGGAGAAAAGACTCCTGATGATATGCATAAGAGATTGGCAAGAGAGTTTAGTAGGGTAGATGATAATTACCAAAGTTTAGAAGAAGGTACTAGTAATCCTATTCAATGGAACAGCTTGTCTCATTATGGAAGACATAGAGACCATCTTACAGAAGATAGAATCTATGAGCTATTCAAAGATTTTAAATACATTATACCTCAAGGGAGTATAATGTCACAGTTAGGAGCTCCAAGTATTGGAAGTTTATCTAATTGTTTCGTAATTGGGCAACCACAAGATTCTTATGGAGGAATATTCCAAAAAGATGAAGAGATGGCTCAACTTATGAAGAGAAGGGGAGGAGTTGGTATAGATTTATCTACACTAAGGTGTGAAGGTACCCCAACAACTAATGCTGCTAAATCCTCTACAGGACCTGTATCATTTATGCACAGATACTCACATACAACGAGAGAAGTAGCACAAGAAGGAAGAAGAGGAGCTCTTATGATATCTTTAGATGTAAGACATCCTGATGTATTAAAATTTACTAAGGTTAAAAGAGATTTATCACAGGTAACAGGAGCTAATATATCTATCAAGCTTAATGATGAATTCATGATAGCTGTAGAGAATAATGAGGATTACTGGTTAAGATTTCCTTGTACAGAGGAACTATGGTTTGCTTCAGATGCTAGAGTAATACCTTATAATGAGCTAATAACTCAGCAACAAGATGAAACAACTGTTCACTTTAAAAGGATTGAAGCTAAAGAGTTATGGGATGAGATTATCAAATCTGCACATGGAGTAGCTGAACCAGGACTTATGTTTTGGGATAGAATGGTTAATTACTCACCTGATGGAGTTTATCCTCAGTTTAGACAGGTAACTACTAATCCTTGTTCTGAGATAGGTATGCAAGCTTATGATGCATGTAGATTAATAGCATTGAATTATTTTTCATTTGTTAAAAATCCATTTACTAAAGATGCTTATTTTGATTTTGCAGAGTTCTATAAAGTGAACTACGAAGCAATGAGATTAAGTGATGACTTAATTGATTTGGAGATTGAACACATTGATAGAATACTTGATAAGATTGAGAATGACCCAGAATCTCCCGAAGTTAAAATGGTAGAATATGCTCTTTGGATGAAAATTAGAGAGACTGCTCAAGCTTCAAGAAGAACAGGATTAGGGTTTACAGCATTAGCTGATACTTTAGCTGCATTAGGTCTTAAATATGACTCAGATGAAGCTTTAGAAATGATTGATAGAATCATGGCTAAGAAGATGCAATCTGAATTAGATTGTAGTATTGATTTAGCTATACTTAGAGGTACATTTGAAGGATGGGATAATGAAGTTGAGTATGATTTATCTGTAGATACTCCTGGTAGGTTTAGTAAAGGTTATGGTAGAAATGAATTCTATAGATTTTTACAGAGTCAGTTTGATGAGCAAGCAGAAAGAATGCAGAAATATGGTAGAAGAAATGTATCATGGAGTACTGTAGCACCTACTGGTACTGTAAGTTTAATGACTCAAACTACTTCAGGTATGGAACCTTTATTTATGCCATTCTATATGAGAAGGAAGAAGGTTAATCCTAATGATGTTGGTATTGGAGCAAGAGTAGACTTTGTAGACCAGAACGGAGATACATGGCAAGAATTCCCTGTAATACATCCCAAGTTTAAACAGTGGATGAATAAGACATGGGATTATAATGAAGTTATGTTTGACCAACTAAGTAAGGAGAACTTACAAAGTGCATTTGAACAATCCCCTTGGTATGGTTCTACAGCAAATGATATAGATTGGATTAAAAGAGTTGAGATACAAGCTATTATACAGAAGTATATAACACATTCTATTAGTTCCACTATTAATCTACCTAATGATGTTAAGGAAGAAGAAGTTTCAGAAATATACTTAGAGTCATGGAGAAAAGGTCTAAAAGGTATCACAGTATACAGAGATGGTTCAAGAAGTGGAGTTCTTGTAAGCTCAGAGGCTAAAGATAATGTAGAGATATTCCAATATCATGATGCACCTAAAAGGCCTAAAGAACTTGATGCAGAGTTATATGTAACTAATGCTAAAGGTTCTAAATTCACTATTATAATAGGACTTATGGATGGTAAGCCTTATGAAGTATTTGGATATGATTATGCTCCTGAAGATGGTAAACCAAGGAAGGGAACTTTAGTTAAGAAGAAAAAAGGAACTTATGAATTTGTAAATGGAGATGGGCCTCATTCTATTTCAGGAGAAATGAGTGATGAACAAGCTGCTATTACAAGATTAGTTTCAACATCATTAAGGCATGGAGCTGATATTAAATTTATTGTAGAACAGTTAGGTAAGTGTGATGGAGATTTATTTTCATTCACTAAAGCCCTTGCAAGAATACTTAAGAAATACATTCCTGATGGAGCAAAAAGTACTGTTAAATGTAATGATTGTGGTTCAGAAAATGTTATCTTTGAGGAAGGATGTAACAAGTGTTTAGACTGTGGTTCAAGTAAATGTGGTTAATGATGAGAATATATAAATACATGGGAGTAGGCTGTTGGGTCTACTCCCTTTACTTAAAAGAAGGATATGAAAGTAAGGATAAAGAAATTAAATGAATCTGCTATAATTCCACAATATGCTAAACCTGGAGATGCAGGTTTAGATTTAGTTGCTACTTCTTATAAATATGAGAATGGTAATTTTGTATATGGAACTGGATTAGCAGTAGAGATACCAGAAGGTTATGTAGGATTGGTATTTCCAAGAAGTAGTATATCTAGTAGACCTATGAGTCTATCTAATTCTGTAGGTGTAATAGACTCAGGATATAGAGGAGAAATAATGCTTAAGTTTGACTCATCTCATGATTATTATCTTATAGATGGTATGCCTAAATATCATGGTGTATATGAGGAAGTTGAGGAAGGAGCTCCTTTAGAGATTTATAAAGTAGGAGATAAAATAGCACAACTAATAATCATACCTTATCCTAAAGTAGAGTTTGAAGAAGTTGAAGAACTATCTGAAACTGAAAGAGGAGTAGGAGGATTTGGAAGTACGGGTGGTCAATTTGACCATCTGAAGATTTACAAATAATAATAGGGGGAAGTTTTACTTCCCCTTAATTTTAATAATTAATAAAAAATGCGATGAGTGAAGACTTTTTAATTAGAAGAAAGAAGACATGGAAAGAACATCTATTCTTCTGGGGAGCTATAGTGCTAGTACTATTATTAGCAATAAGTATAGCTTTAAATGTAAAGAGAGCTGATACAATTAATGAGCAGCAAGGTCTTATTGAAGCTCTTAATGATACAGTATTTGTGTGGAAAGATAAGCAAGGAAGAACTCATGCTAAGATAACTACTATACAGACAGCTAAGACTGGTACTTTTACTGATATTAATAGTAGTAACCCTGAAATAAAGGAATTACAAGAGTTAGTAGAGAAGTACAAAAGTGAACTTAAGAATAGAGGTACAGCCACTATATTCAAGAGTGTAACAGTATATGATACTATTAAAGTAGTTGACAATTCAGCAATTATCAAAGATGCAGTAGAAGGAAAACCTTTTGTACTCAGAGATAGTATTGATAATAAATGGATAACAGCAAAATGGGGGTTCACTGATAATACAAGTGAATTTAGTTTAGAAACAAGAGACCAGTATTCAGTTATTATAGGAGAAGAGTCACAAGGTTGGTTTAAATCCAAGAAACCTTTTGCTGAGGTTATATCAGAAAATCCTTATAATGAATTAAAATCTGTTAGGGCTTATCAAGTTGTAATACCTAAGAAAAGGATACAAATTAGACCTGGTCTTTACGCAGGTTATGGAGGTACATTAATAGAAGGAGTGGTAAAAACAGGTGTACAAATAGGTGGAGGAATAATTATAACTTATTAATATGAAGAATAGGATAGTATCTAGGAATAAAGAAGAATTTGACTTGGTGTTAATAGTTTTAGAAAATGAAGGGTGGAGATGGTACTCAGGAGACTTACCAACTGAACTAGGGGATGGATACTGGAACACAGGTAAAGACAGTATTACTTTAAATAGTAATAAAAAAATTACCTTGGCCTCTCTACCAAGTTCTAGCTATAATAATATTGAGGCACAAACATTTTTAAGAAGTTATTTAGAAACACCTAATCTTGAGGTCTTTATACCAATACCAAAAGAAGAGGAACCTAAGGGAAAGATGATGGATGTACTTGAGTTTGTTCACACTATAGACCCTAACTTTTTAGGTAAGTGGAACATGTATGAACAAGTTATGAAAGGAGACCCTCAAGATTTAGTAGGTAAATTTATACATGTACTTCCAGAAAGTAAAGCTCCTTTTATTCCTAAAGGGAAGTATGAAATAATGGGAGTGCATAATAATCAACTTGTTACTGACAGGGGTTATACACTAAAATATTCTAACTTGTATGAAAATGCTGTATTAAGTGAATATTATAATGAAATAAAAAAAATATGATAATAGATTTTGATATTAGAAGTGGTTTCGGAGATTTTGAACATTATAAGATGTCTAAGTTTCCTGATGGTTCAATTAAATTTCAATTAAAGGTAGTTTATGATGACTCAGATTGGGATGATTATTACATTGAAGGAGTAAATATTATTACTACTCTGAGAAACTCAGATGATATACTAGCTTTAGGATTGGTAGCTCAACAACTTAATTATAGTTATGGATTACCTATAGACTGTTACATTACTTATATGATGTACCAACAAGATGATAGGAGATTCTCAGAAACTGAAAGTTTTGGATTACAATTCTTAGCAGATATACTTAATACATATCCTATCAGGACTTACACAGTATTTCATCCACATAGTGATAAAGTAGAACTTATAAGAGATATTAAGATAATAGATAACACTTCCTTTGTAAAAGATGTTACTTGGAAACTTAAGCATAGTAGACCTTCTATTGTTCCTTTAGTATGGATTATACCAGATTCAGGGGCATTTAAAACTCAATTCAAACAAATAGAGAAACTTAATCATAGGGATTTTATTACATGTATGAAATCAAGAGACCATGAAACTGGAGAGATTACTACAGTAGTTAATACAGATGATTTAGAAGGTAAGGATTGTTTTATTGTAGATGATATTTGCTTAGGTGGAGCAACCTTTATAGGTATTGCTGAGGAGTTAAAGAAAAAGAATTGTGGTAAATTGTATCTTATTGTATCTCATGGAGTATTCAATAAAGGTATAGAGCATTTACTTGAATATTTTGATGTAATTCACACTACGGATAGTATTTGTACTTTACCTCAATCTGATAGATTAAAGATACACAACTTATGAAAGAGTATAGGAAACTAATGCAAGAAGTTTCTAAGGATAAAAGATTTGAGCTCATTAAGACTACTAATAAACCCACTGTAAAGCTGGTACACATAGAGTCTAGTGAGCTTTATTCTATACATCCAGGAGATAATGCAGTAAGGCCATTAAGAAATTGGATAAGAAAATTTGATTAAGTTATAGGAATATATCATGGAATTTGTTATCTTTGTAGTCTAATTTTTAGATTATGAAAGAACAAATTTTATTAGGCACATTACTCGGACATGCTTATATAGGTAAACTTCAAGGTAGAGCAAAATCTTATTCTATTAAGTGGGAACATTCATTAGAACAAGAAGAATATGCTCTGTGGAAAGCAGAAAATAGTTTAGATAATTACTCTATTTATAAAAGAAGTAGATTAGACAGTAGGACAGATAACACTTATCATTCTATTATTTGTTATTCTACTAAAGATGATTACAAAAACTATAGAGAATTATTTTATGAAGATAAAAAAGAGGTAAGTCAACAAATTCTTAATTTATTACAACCCTTAGCTATAGCAGTGTGGTTTATGGATGATGGTAACTTATATTACAATAGTAATAATTGTCATTTAACTTTATCTGTAAATGGTTTTAGTAGAGAATCTGTAGATAGAATAATAAACTATTTTCAAACAAAATATAATATTAATTTTAAAAAAGCTGGTAAAGCTATAAGACTTACATCTGTGCAGCAAGTTTTATTATTTGAATCATATTTCAAACAATATTATCATTCTTGTATGGAATATAAGACATTAGCTTATCAAAAACAAAAATATAAAGATGGAAAAAACTAAAAAAGGTAGAACACTTTGTGTGGGTGACATCCATGGTAATTATAAAGGCTTAATGCAAGCTTTAGAACGAAGTAATTTTGATTATGAGAAAGACACATTAATCTCTGTAGGAGATGTAGTAGATGGTCATTCTCAAAGTTATGAAGTAGTTGAGGAACTATTAAAAATAAAGAATCTAATTGCTATTAAAGGTAACCATGATGATTGGTTTAATGAGTGGATACAAACAGGAGAGAGTCCAGCAAGATGGATGCAAGGACAAAAAGCTACAGGTGAGTCTTATTTAAGGCAACAACATCCAGATGATTTCTATCTATATGACTACTCAACAGGTCATGCAAGAGTTAGGATGAATAATACTTATGTACCTGAGAGTCATCAAATCTTTTTTAAACATCAGATATGGTACTACTTAGATAATCAAAATAGACTATTTGTACATGGTGGGTTTAATAGACATGAGAAACTTGAAGAACAAGACCCATTTATATTTTGGTGGGATAGAGATTTATGGGGACAAGCTCTCTCATGGGAAGCTATGTCTATTACAGATTTACCTGGACATGCTCCAGGTTATAAACCTAAATTTAAGATGGTAGGAGACTTTAGTGAAGTATTTATAGGACACACTCAAGTTCAATTTTGGGGAGAGAGTACACCTATGAAAGCAGCTAATATCTGGAATCTTGATACAGGTGGAGGATGGCATGGATATATAACAATAATGGATATAGATACTAAAGAGTTTTGGCAAAGTGATGATGCTAAAAGTTTATATCCAGAATTTAAAGGAAGATAGTTATGGAATATACAAGGAAAAGTACAGAAGGTCTTGGAGGAGCTTTGTCAATATTAAGAGAAAGATTAAGACAATCAGATGTAGAAAATTGGACTCCTGAACATGATGATAAATATACAGAAGGACAACTTATAAGAGCTGCAATGGCTTATGCCTCTGGTACTATTTTATTCTGGCCAGAAGATTGGGATAAGGGATGGTTTAAACCTACAGATGAGATAAGAAACCTTGAGAAAGCAGGAGCTTTAATAGCTGCTGAAATTGACAGACTTAAAAGATTAGAAAATGGTAAAAACATATAAATTCTATAAAGAAGAAGATAACAGGTGGTTTATTGATTTACCTGAGTGGATAGAACAAGGTGGAGACAAAGATGCCTTAGAGATGATACTTGGTGCTGATACATTCTTAGAAATACTTTCTAAAATGACACATGAAGTACATGTAACATTTTCTGATGAACCATTTGAGGGTTATTTATATGAATTGGACAAAACTGCTGAAGATGAGTTAGGAGCTGAGTACTTAGTATTAAGCCCTTTAATATATCCATTAGAAGTATGGTTATGTCCAGTAACTCAATTTGTATTTGGTAGGTTTCCTGATAAAATCTATTTAAGATGATAAGAGATATAATGGGAGAACCTTTACAAGAAGGAGATTTAGTTTTAAGAGCCATACATTCCCGATATAGTTTACATACTATAGTAAGATTTACAAATAACAATATAGTACTGTCCTGTCAAAGAGGAACAAATACTTATAGAGACTGGAGGGGAATAGAAAGAACATGGTCTTATATGATGTATAGTACTACAGTTGAGCAACATAATGATACATTTTATTATAGTAAGGCTATGGCTCCATATGGATTAATTAAATATAGAAGATATGACAGCGAAAGAATTTCTGATTAAATATCCTATGTCTGTATCAGGAGATTGGATAATAAGAGCAATGATTGAGTTTGCTAAACTCAAAGTTAAAGAGGCTTTGGACCAAGTTTATGAAGAATCTAAACATGGAGACCAAGAACACCAGGATTGGTTAAGAGATAAGTTTAATTCTTATAATTATAACAGTATAATATGATAATAGGATTTACAGGAACAAGGTCTGGTATGTCTGAGAGACAGAAAGATTTTTTGAAAAGGCTTATAGAACAATTACAACCTATAACAAAAGTTCTTCATGGTGGTTGTATAGGAGCTGATATGGAATTTCATGAGATATGTAAGGATTACACACGAGAAGTATATCCAGGACATTCATCAAGTAATCCATTAGATTTATCTAATAGAGGAGATTATAAAGATGCCGATGTTATACATTCTTCTCAAACCCATTTCAAAAGGAACAGGGATATTGTAGATAGCTCAGACATACTAATAGGCGCTCCTTACAGTGATATAAAAACAGGTGGAACTTGGTATACTATAAAATATGCTACAAAGCTATGGTTAGCAGGAGGTAGTAACAAAATAATAATTTTAGATAGATGATACAAGTGATAGGTAGAGCAATAAAGAAACCAGTTGAGATAAATTGGTTCAGATGGAATGGGTTTAGTCAAACCCATGGTAAAGAGTTAATGGAGTGGGTACAATCTTTTGGAGTAGATTTTACAGAACATTTTGTATTAAATATTGAGAAAAATATTCTAACAGTTAATACACTTGAAGGAGTATATTATAATATACCTAAAGGATATATTATAATAAGAGGTGTAAAAGGAGAATTTTATCCTTGTGATGTAGAAATTTTCAATGAAACTTATAATATTATAGAAAATAATGTTAGTAGATAGTATTGGTAACAGGATATACAGAGAAGAAGATAATTTATATCTTCTTCTCCAATCTGAAGTAGTACCGAGGAAATTAGGAGAGATTGATTCTTATAATAAGACTTTGACTACTTATAGAGAATATGATAAACATCTGTTTAGAAAAACTAATTCCTTTGGATTTAATTCAAATTTATTAGAGACAGCCACACTATTTAATAAGATAATACTTAACACTGACAGAGATGAAGCTTTTGTAATTCCTGTTAGTTATATACTTGAGAATGGAGAATACTTATTCTTTAGACAACAAGGTTTTGAAAAACAAATATTTATAAAATTGGAACAAATAAATAAATTTAAAATATGAACAGTATGTTATTAGCAGATGGGTATAAACTATCCCATGCACCACAGTATCCAGAAGGAACAACATTAGTATTTGATAATTTTACTCCGAGAGGAGATAAGTACGCTCCTATAGCAGCAAAAGGAAGTGTAATAGTATTTGGAACACAACTCGCATTTCAACAAGTACATGAGCATTTTGCTCAGAATTTCTTCTGTTCAGCAGAGAGATTGATATTTGAAGACCATCCGAGACATGTTAAGGCTTTAAAGAACAGAGTAATATCTACTCTTAAAGAAGAGTTTGATATGTATTTAGGTACTGACTATGATATGAGTCAGATTGAAGCTTTATGGGACTTAGGTTATTTACCTATTGAGGTTAGAGCTTTGGATGAAGGAACTAAGTGTCCTATTAAAATACCTATGTTAACTATACATAATACTCATCCTGACTTCTATTGGGTTCCTAATTTCCTTGAGACAATCTTAAGTAACTTACTATGGAAACCTATGACATCAGCAACTATAGCTCATGCTTATAGAAGAATACTTGATAAATGGGCTTTAAAGACTACAGGTAGTACAGATGGAGTTGATTTCCAGGCACATGATTTTAGTATGAGAGGATTAGACTCTATAGATGCTACAGTAAGTTCTGGATTAGGACATCTTACCTCATTTAAAGGTACAGATTCTTTACCTACTTTATGGGGTGCAAGAAAATACTATGATGCAGAAGGTATGGTAGCAATGTCAGTACCTGCAACAGAACACTCAGTAATGTGTGCTGGTGGTAAGGGAGATGAACTTCAGACTTATAATAGATTACTTGATTTGTATCCTACTGGAATAGTTAGTATCGTATCTGATACTTGGGATTTATGGAATGTTATTACTGTAATATTACCTAAACTCAAAGACAAAATACTTGCAAGAGATGGTAAGTTAGTAATTAGACCTGACTCAGGAGACCCAGTAGATATTCTATGTGGACTTGATGGTTATGACCTTGAAGATATATCTGATAAGGTATTTGAATCTCCTGCTTATAAAGGAGTGATAGAATTACTATGGGATATCTTTGGAGGTACTATTAATGAACAAGGATATAAAGTATTAGATTCTCATGTTGGTGCTATATATGGTGATTCAATAACTTTACAAAGAGCTGAAGAAATCTGTGAAAGATTAGAAGCTAAAGGGTTTGCATCTACTAATGTAGTTCTTGGAATAGGTAGTTATACTTATCAGTACAATACTAGGGATACTTATGGTTTTGCTATGAAAGCTACTTATGTAGAGAGAAAAGTACAAAATGATGACTACTCTCACGAAGAAGGCGGTTATGATATTCCTATTTATAATACACAAGGTTATGCTATATTTAAAGACCCTGTAACTGATGATGGAGGTAAGAAATCTGCAACAGGATTACTTGCTGTACATAAGAATGAAACTACAGGAGAACTACTATTAGTAGAAAATGCTGCTTGGGATAAAGTTAATTCTGAAGATAATCAACTTAAGGTAAGATACAAAGATGGTCACTTCTATAACCAAACTAATTTTGAGGAAATTAGAGAAAGGGTAAAGTATGCAGATTAGAAAAGATATGTTTGGAAGAGAACCTTTGATAGGTGATACTATAGTATATAATCCACCTCACTATAAAGGAATTGTCTCAGCTGTAGTAAAAGGATTTTCAAATAGTGGACTTCCCATAGTAGATGAACTTAATAGATATAGTGTAACAAACTATAAAGAAAATACACCAAAAACAGGATTTGCAATTGTAATATTATGAAATATATATCAATAGATATTGAAACAACAGGATTAAATCCTGATACGTGTCAGCTCTTATCTTTAGGAGCTATAATAGAAGACACAGAAAACAAACTATCCTATGAAGACTGTCCTAAATTTCATGGAGTTATAGCACATAAGTTTATTCAAGGAGAGCCTTTTGCATTAAATATGAATACTGGTTTAATTAATATTATATCACAATATCATACTTGTAAAACACAAGAGGAGAGAGATGCATTAGCTTTAATGAATGATATACAATTCTATGATGAAGGTTCAATACTACCTGCACTAGATAGTTTTGCTAAACAACATGGTTTTACCTCAGAGGCTAAATTAGTAGCTGGAGCTAACTTTGCTTTTGATAGGTCATTCTTGTCTAAGTTTCCAGGTTATAGATACCTTAACATAGCAAGAAGACCTTTAGAACCATCTCATTATACTATTGATTGGAAGAATGATAAAATCATGCCTTCACTGTTTCAATGTAAGGAAAGATTAGGATTAGAAGGAGGAATAGCTCATGATGCATTAGCAGATGCTTGGGATGTAATTGAAGTATTAAGAACACAATATTAATATGTGTGGACAACATTATAAACACGAAGAAGATATGGAGTATATATTTAGAATACCAATAGGAGATTGGTCTAATGATGGACATGGTAGGTATATTGATTATTACATTAAATCTAATAAGCCTGTAGAACATGTAAGAGAAATGTATTTACAAGCTTGCCAAACCTCAGGAATTTCTCTTGATGGTAGTGGTAAATATCCTGCTCCATGTGCTGAGTATGAGAATTATTTATTTAGTGAACAACAAATAAAAGATTTAATTGAATATGGAATTAATATTACTGATAAACAGAGAGAGTTTTGGACTACAGATTGTATAGAAACTTATGAGTTCTGTGATTTAGTATTAGAATTTATAAAAGTACAAGACCCAGAACTTACTTTAGAGAGAGGGATGAATGAGAAACCTCCTATGTTACAGTTTTATGGTTGGGATGAACAGAAAAGGCATATAGGATATTTTGGATATGGTTTATTTGAATAAAAGAAAAGGTTAGCCTAAATGGCTAACCTTTATTATTTTTATTACCTACCTCTAAATCTTTCAGCCATTCTCTCTGCTATTTCTTCATTAGTAAGTCCTTCTTCTTTTAACCTATCTTTATAATTATTCCTTGTAGTCTTTGAAGCTTTTTTAAGTTTACCTTTCTCTCCTGCTTCTATTCTGTTTAGTATAGATTTATTACTTTCTCCTCTCTCTTTATCAGGGAACTCTAAAGTCATAGCTTTTTCAATAGCTTCTTCTAATTGGTCTCCTTCATATTGAGAAGATAGTTCTGACCTATATCTTGACCTTGCATCTTTCCTAAGTTTCTTATATTCTTTCTCTGCTGAGTATTCCCCATCTGTAGCTTGGTCTTTAATAAAGTCAGAAGTCCATTTTAATGGAGAAGATATACCAATCATAGAAGGAACCTCATCATAGTTTTTCTTATTCTCCCAAGGTAATTCACCTTTAGTAAGTATCCTTGGAACTGGAGTTAAGTTCATAAAATTAGTACCTAAATCTTCTCTTTGCTTTTCATCATAAATAGCAGATAGTATTTTAGATATACTTGATAATGTACTTAAAGCAGCTACCCTTGAATTATCTGTTACTAATTCCTGAGGATTAGAATATATTGCAAGAGAATTTATAGCTCTGGATAATTGGTTTTGTGCAAAATTATATCTCATCCTTTCAGGAGATTCTGCATCATCTTCATCATCATAAGCTAATGCTCCTACAGCTAATTTGAAAGCTAAGAATGAAAGCATAATAGCTAACTCTCTAGTAAGGGCTCTAAGAGCTCCTATCTCTTCCTCAGACATAGTTGTATTCTCAAATGATTTATTCTTCACTCTGAGCCTGTCAGATACATTAAGAAGCCTTCCAGGGTAGTTCAGAGTTTCTATTAAAGTAGATTTTAAGAACTCAACCATTTCCATAGCATAGTTAACATCTCTTTTAACTCCTTGTGGATTAGCAATCTTTCTTAAGAACTTCTGGTATACAATAGCTGATAAAGCTCCTGTAGCAGCTAAACCTACAGTACCAAGTGTACCATATGATATAGCTAAAGTACCTAAAGCATACATAGCTGCATTAGCTTTATTACCTTTATAAGCTGCAATGAACCTACCATCCCTTCTTTTCTTACCTGTAAAGATACTCACATTATTCTCTGAGTTAACACCAAACCTTTGGTTAACATGTTCAGGAAACCAAGTCATAAATAGTGTAGCAGCCCTTCCCCATATATTTCTCTTAGCCATCATGATATCAAATATATCATAGTTACCTTGAGACCTGGATACAGCATCTTCCATTCTAATCTTTAGTTTAGTGATATCCTTACCACTAAAGTCTAATAAGTTTGCTCTGTTCTCTTCTGTATCAAACTTTGGTTTTAACTGTAAGTTACCATCTACTAAATCATATGGAACTAAAGAATTACCATCAAATAATTTATGTGAATTACCATCCACATCTTTAATCTCTTTACCATACATCATAGATAATATAATACCACCCTGGTTTTTAAATTCAGGATTATCCACAGCTAAAGCAAATAGATTAAAACTACCTGCATTAAACTTAGACTCTTGTGAATTCTTCTGAAGTTCATTCTTTCTATCTTGTAGAGTATTCATTTGTCTTAAGAATAATTGGAACTTCTCAATCTCTCTTCTCTTAACCATATCCTTAGGTAGTAACTTATTAGGAGACATCCTAATTATATTAGCAAAAGATAAGAATTGATTAGCTTTATCTATAGCTCCAGTAGGCCAATACTCTCCAGTCATATCCATAACCATAGCTGAGTGTTTACCCTCTATCCTGTTAAATATACCAGATATAGGGTTAAAACCAAGAGACTTATATATAACAGTTTTAAGTACACCTTGTATAAATCCTGCTAATGAAAAGTCAAGACCAAGAGATTTTATCTTTTGTTCTATATAATCATTGAACATTCTATTATAGGCATCTTCAGTAATTTCCTTTACATCTTTTCCTATACCTTCATAAAACTTAATATCAATCTCCCCATTATCTTTCTCAGTAGTCTTCTTAGAGAATATCATATCATTATGCTTGAATGAGAAATCATTAGCTGGATGTCCTAATTCTTTAGCTTGTTGTAATCCTTTGAATACCTCTTTCTCAGAATCAGTAAGAAAGTGAGCACTCTTTTCATTAACAAACTTCTTAACAAAAGGAACAGAACTTAAAATATTAATAGCTCTGTTAAACCATGGAGATAAAGACTTACCTTCAATCTTAGAAGAACCTCTATAGTTCTCTCCTCTATTTAATATAACTTTCTCATGCCAATATTCAATCTTTTCAATAGCTCTCTTTCTTTCACTACCTAAATCTTTAAACTGTGCTATCAGAGCCTCTGAAATAGGTTGCATTTCAAGCCTTGTATTATGTAATGTAGCTTCCATAACTACACCAAGTATATCCCTATTAAAGTCAGTTGAGTAGCCAGATAGTACTTTACTTCTTGCTTGTGTATAAGCTTGCTCCCTTGACATACCTGTGATTATGTAAGACTCAGCTAAATCTTTTATTTCTTTTCCTGTAGCATCAAAATAGTTAGGAGATACATTTGATTTCTCATCAGTATGTTTTCCTTCTTCAAAGAAGAATCCTTTCCATTGGTGCATAGCCTGGGTAAGTATTTTAGAACCACCCATGAATTTACCTTGCCTTATATCTTTTAATGAGTCAAAGAACCTTTCTGCATAATCCTCCTGTACCTTAGGATAAGATAACCTACCATGGTTCCTTAAGTTATAAGTAGAGTTGATATACTCTGACATTTCCTTAACTAATTTCCAGTATTCAAGCTTCTGTGGGTCACTTATAATATCCTGGAAATCTTCATTATAGAAACCAGTTTTTACTTCTTTAGCTTGCACACCTAAATCAGTGTATACAGCTTTAATAGAACTCTTCTTAGGTATAAAAGCCAGGTCTCTAAAGCCAGTAAAGTACACTCCATACCTACCACCATTATAGTTATAAGGTATTCTTGAATCTATAGCTCTTCCTTTTACTAATCTGTTAAACTCCCATATATTATTTTGTGCAATATTCCTTTCAATATAATTAGGATTACCCTCCTGGGCATCCACTTTAAATTCTTCAAATCTTGCAAGCCTATCTAATATTTGATTAAGTACATCCTGATACCTTGGCCCTAACCTTTCTCTAATATCTCTTTCATATTCCTCAGAAGCTTCAACACTATCAGTAAAGTATTGAGGATACATGTCCTGGTATACTTCTCTTACTTCAGATAATTTAGTAAAGTCTATTACATCAATATTATCTTTAATAATCTTAGTAACTTCCTTATAGTTATCTGCATTATAGTCAGATAAGAATTTACCAGTAGCTCCTTCAAATCTTCTTAGTATTTTATACCATTCAGGAGAAAACACATCTGTAATAAATCCTGTAGGATTACCTGAAGAATCTTTCTCAATAATGAAATCAAAATCTTTTAATCCTGTAGTCTTAATCAACTCATTAAACCTTCTTGCAAAGTCTATATAGTTAGTAAAATTCCTTGCATAAGTCTGTTTGAACTGAGACATTATAACTTGTGGTATAACTGTATTGTTAGTCCTATCAGCTGTAATACCTAAAAACATTTGTTCTAACCAGTTAATATCTCCTTGTGCTTGTAGTAAATCATCAAGTTTAACATCATTGTTAGTTAGTGTATCCTGTACAAATATATCTTCCTCAATATACTTCCTTGCAGTTTCTAATAACTTATTCTTATATAAATCTTTAAGTTCATCTATAGTAGTTTTAATATCTCCAAATGCAGGATTATCATATACTCTTAGAGACTCTCCTTTATATTCCTTAGAATTACCAGATACAAACTCATCATAGAAATCAATCTTCTGACCTATAGCTTGTGTATCAACTAATAATAGATTATCAAAAGACTCCTTAATATCTTTAAGGTCTTCTGTTATAGCATGAAACATTATATCAGATTCATTTTTAGCTAATTGTTCAAGCTGTAAAGAAATCTTCTGTTTATCTTGTTGTAGTTTTCTAAGCCTTAAGTTAACTTGTCTTTTATCAATAGTAGTATTAATATTGGTATTCCTCAGGTCTCTTCTTAATCTTGTAATTTGTTCATCTATAAGTTCTAATTGATTCTGTTTGTATCTTACAAACTCTCCATAGTTATCCCCTATAGGTTTCTGAGGTTCCTCATCCCTTCTTGAAGCAAACTCAAACTCAGAATTATTATACTGATTGTATTCTTCTAAAGACAATGAAGCCCTCTGAGCTTCAGATACTCTATAGGCAATAGCTTCATCCTCTACATTTTGTAGAGTCATAGCATCAGCTAATTTTCTTGAAGGATGAATAGATATTACATATCCATCAGATTTCCTTATATAAGTTACTACCTTACCATGTACATCCGAATTGTATAAAGTATTCATTTGGCTTTCAAAAATTTTTACTTTACCAAACAACACATCATTATTAGGATTAGAAGCATCGAAGGGAATGAACCCTTCGATGCTATCCTGGTACTTTGTAAATTTAGCAGAATCAAATCTATCTAAAACCTGATTCTTAATCCTATTTTGTATATCTCTTACTGTAACTTCACATGCCATTTCTTATATATTTTAATTTACAAAGATACATATTATTCTTAACATTTCTTAATCTCAGGGTACCTAAATCCTTCCTCTCTTGGAGAATCATTTAGTTCAGTATCTGATAAATCAACATCATCATTTTTCATATCCTCTATTATATTGCCACTTTGAGTATTAGGTGCTGTCTGAGTTACTCCAGATGTTTTAAGTAAACTATATACAGCATCAAATGTTTCATCTTTATAAGAGAAGTTCTCTCCTGTAACTGCAGTATACAATGAACCTAACATGTCTCTTATTATTTTAAGGAACTTCCTTACCATATTAGGACTCTGAGCTTCAAGTCTTTCCCTATAATCAGGAGCTACAAACATACCTGCCATGAACTCATAAATATCTTTAGAGTAATATGTACTCTTATCTGTTGAGTCATAAGGAATAGCTTGTTGTGCAGTTTGGAATAGAGCTACTAATTTAGTTACAAATGTAGGAGCATTGTTTACAAGCTCTATCTCCCCTGTAGCTTTATTATAATTCTGTACATACTTATCAAACTCCCTTACTGTCATAGAGTGTATAATCTCTTCTAAGAATATTTCCCTAAGCACATTCCTTGCTTCAATCATGTTATAGTTATTCTGAGCAAGTATTATTTCATAGATATTAGGATTGATATATATCTCATTTGTCATCCTGTTATATGAACCTAAGGCACCATTAGTAGGTTTCTGATATACCAATTTAGCATTAGGATTACCATACTTAATCAGATTTTCTATGAACTCTTTATCCTCTTGTGGAGTATTAACAGAATTCATATAAGCTTCTAATACATATGATATACCTTTACTTTCAGGGAATATATCAGACACTGGCATATAAGATACCTGTCTGTTTAATCCTGTATCAAAGTATACATTACCTTTAAACTTAGAGGTCTTATCTACATTATTAGGTATTAAGGAAGGTTGAGAGAATGCATTAGCATTGTACTCATTATATCCTGTTGTACCTAAAGTCTCTATCCTGATGTATAATCCAGTGTGTGGGTCATACTTAAATAAAGAATATTTATTCTCTGAGTTAATGATAGATGTATTCCTTACTGCTACATACTCAGGCTCATATCCTTCTATCCCTGTATCAAATTTAAAACTATCCTGGTTATTAATTAAATTATTTATATTCTTACCTTCCTCTAAAGCTCTGATTAAAGTAGTCTGAGCTTTCATATCTGACAACTGTATCAAATCTTTATTAACTGTATTATTAGATAAAATGAAAGCTCTCTCTGGATGATGTTGGAAATATTGTTCTTCAAACTTCTCAACAAATCCTGACATATCTTTACCATTGTTAATATCATAAATCAGGTTCCTTAAGTCTTTCGTGAAACCAATAGCTTTAAGATAGTCAACATGTATATATTGTCTAAACCCTGTAGCTCCATTTTGATTATCAGAAAGCATTGCATAAGTAGCTAAATCCTGAGCTAACTTATGTGGAGTCATAACTTCACCATTATACATACCTAAATTAGTATGGTCATTTACTAACTCTAAGAAAGCTTCATATTTAGTAGTCTTATCAAAGTTAGTATTGAAGTTAGCTGTTGCTGTAATTAAAGAAGGCACTACATCCCTTACTTGTAATTGTAAATCTTTAAGGAATAGATTATCCATTATAGGATTCTTCTCTTTCCTTAGTGTTTGCAATATCTTAGCAAGAGAGAAGTTACTCTCAGTATTAAAGAACAGTCTCCTTCTTTCCTCATTAACATCTCCTCTGAATAGAGTTGTATTAGTTCCTGAATAAGCAAAGTCCCTAAAGGCTGTCATAATCTCATACTTCCACTTAAGTGCACTTCCAGATGTATCATTAACATCTTTATTCTTTTGTGCAAATATATAAGAGATAGTCTCTTTTATAGTTGGGTGGTTGTATGGGAAGAATATATCCATTAAATCCTGTGCTGCACTTAAAGAATTAAGTAACATCACACCTTCTGTTGTAGTAGGCTTCCAGAAGTATTTACCAACTAACTTAAATCCTTGAGCTTTAAGCTCTGTTATTTGAGATAGTTTTTGCTCTTCTGTCAGTTCCTCTACATCATATGGATTAACTCTTGACTCTCCTATTAAATTCTCAGCACCAGATACTCTATCTAAACCTAAATCATCAAGCATAGATATTCTCTGTAGAGTTTCAAAGTAGGATACTCCAAGCTTAGATGTTGATAAGTTGATTAGTCTCTGGGCTTTAGCTAATTGATTCTCTTCAGTTTTAAATCTCATGAATTTCTGTAATACAGCTAACTGTAATTCAGGTTCCATAGCAGGCCCTACTTCAAGATTATCCCATAATCTTTGCCCATCCATCTTCTCAGACATTTGTTCATACATCTCTTCTGGTAAGAAGTCTACTGTATTATTAACCTCTGTAGGGAAACCATACTTCTGTACTAATTGTTGTACTACAAACAATTCCTTATTAGGTAAGAACTCTGCTGTAATAGAACTATACTTTTGCATTAATTCTACATAATCCCTTATTATAGGTTGATTAACAAATAGAGAAGGTATGTGTAATTGTGTAGGCTCTTTAAGTTGAGGGGCACTTACTTTATCTAAAGATAAGTCAAATCCTCTCATTGCCATTAAGGCATACACACCCATAGTATAAGAGTTCTCATTTCTCTTACCCATAATCTGCTTGTTAATATTATCAGTAGATACATTCTGGTTCTCACCATGTTGTTCTGCTATATCTCTATATCCATCAAGAGTTTTATATTGTGCACCTAACTTACCAGTAGAAGTTAATCCACCAATAGTTTCTTCTGCATCAACCCACTCTCTAGCCTTCTCTCTTTCATTATATATAAATTTCTTAAGTTGTAACTTCTGGTCATCAGGTAATCTTTGTAATTGAGCTTCAAAGGTTACAGCATTAGAGTGTTTACCAATACCACCTTTACCATCAGCACCTAAGTTAAGTAGGTACCTTTGATATGAATCTCCAAGCATAGTGAAGTTCTCTGATGCATTAGAAGATAATAATGAGTCCATTGCAAATGCAGTAGTCTCAGCTATATCAGTTACAAGTGGCTTAAATATTTTTTTCTGTACCATATCTGAAGGAGATTGGTAAACAGATTTATATATATTAAGCATTACATTCTCATAAGCTTTTATCTTCATCTTGTTCCTCTTGTATACCTCAACATTTACAACATTCTGTAAATCTTCATCCTGAAGAGTACTTAGGAAATCATCAACAAGTTCTTCTACAGAGTAATCCTTATAAGGAAGCTCTTTGATTATACCATCTCTATTTAAATAATAATTACTCTTATATACATATCTCTTATCAATATCATAATCCTCTCCTAACTGTACTGTATGTTCAGCAGGTACTACTAACATATCTCCTGATTGTGGAGGTAAGAACCCTACTACTTTTAATATAACACCTGATTGGTGTGATGAAGTAGGTATCCTGAATGAGAAGTTATTAAGAAGAGTTTTATCAATCTTTTCTAACCTTAATTGTCTTCCTGTTACTTTACCTTCACTATCTACTATAGGCTCTGAGTAATCATCAGACATCATATCAATAAGTTGTGTACTCTTAGAACCATCTTCATTATGTATTGTTACCCTATAGTGAGATTGTATTAGAACCTCAGACTCCATTATCCTTCCATTAGAATTCTTAGTAGCTTTTAACCTACCAACCCTGTTAGGGTCAATCCATACTATACCTTGTCTTGAGTTAGCATCCAACTCATCAAGAGTGGTTACTTTCTCAAAACCTTCTGATGAAGTAGAGATATGTCCATTACCTGGGAGCTTGTGTGCAATTAACCTATTAGATATTAAGGCTTGTAATAAAGCTTCAAACTTGTTAGCATTAGCATCAAGCATTAGAGGAATCTCAGTAGAGATGTTATTCTCATTGATATTCACACCAAGTACATTCTGTAAGTAATCAGGATATCCTCTTGTAATAATTTCATCTCTTATGATAGAGATTAAGTTATCCATTACTTTTGTTTTCTCTACAATAGTAAGACTGTTAAAAGGTACTCCTTCCTCTAATCCTAATTCAGAGTATAGTATTTCTTTCTGAGTTTCACTAAACCTTTTATAGATTTCAAAATCTATCTTATCTAAATCAACTCCTGATATCATTCCATTCTCAGGAGTAATACCAAGCTCTCTTAATAGTTCCCTTGAATATAAATCAGGGAATATCTTATCAGTTATCTTATTGATACCATTAGCTAACTTAATCTTCCAGAACTGAGAACCCATAGTAATATAGTTATCACTATTCTTAGCTAAGAACTTCTTAGTCTTAACTGGAGTCTCTTGCTGTATCTTAAAGTCAGAATAATTAAGAGTAAGTACAGAGTCTGCTAATAATCCAGAAGGCTGTGCTTCTGATACATTATATAACTCTTCCATAGGTTTGTAATACAAATCATTCATAGTAAGTTTGGTCTTAGAAGCACCAATCTTATTAGCTGTTTGATATGACATCCTTACAGTCTTACCTGTCCTTTGTTCAAGAGCTTCAAGTTTCTGCCTTACAGCATCTATCCTTAAGTTCTTAGTTAGTTGAGGTAATAGAGGGAATGAAGAAGACTTAATATATAAAGGCCTCATCCCTATTATTTTACTTACTTTATTTCCGTTAGCATCAGTAGTTTCAGCTACTAATGGTATCTGTCCTGTATAAACAGGTTTCACAGGTTGCATAACTACATTAATCTCATCAGTAGTAACTTCTTCAAACTTATTAGCTGACATCTTATCATAAGCAGATTTAAGGAGTTTTAATTGTTCTTCAGTTAAATCCCCTTTTCTTTGTAAAATATCAACATGTGCTCTCCAGGTTGTATACTCCTGAGCATCTGTACCAGTCATATTGAAATAACCATCAAGACCTGTAGTAGTATTTTCAAGTACTGCTATATTCTCCTGTTTCTGTTCTAATAATCCTTCACTACCATATAAAGCTTCAGTATCATTTTGTTCTAAAGCTTTCTCTATTTTTTTATTTAATTCATCTATATTATCAAGAGCTGCTGTTTGTTCTAAAGTTAGTTCACCATATTGTGATATGATTAACTCCCTCATAACCTCAGACATACTCTCTACATCATTTACTTGTACTTGTAGGTATTGTGTATTATAACTACCTGACCTATCCTCTGAATTAGCAAGCTTAGAACCTGGTGCTATAAGTGAGGCTGCCCTCTTATCTACAATTACTGATATGGCTTTAGCTATATCTACATATCTGTTATTATTTAACAGAGCTTTAGAATCTATATAAGTTTGTCCATTCTCTGTGTAAGTAGGTATTAACTTATCCTTAGAATAGTAAGCAGCATCTCCAAGAAATAACTGATATACATTAGCTTGGTTTAGCATATAGTTCAGAGAGTAATCTGCCATAGCTAATCTAATCTGTTCAGTAGTATTACCTTTAAACTGTTTTAGATAAGATGTAGAAATATTAGTTCCATCATGCATTCCAAACAATCTAAGTTCTCCTGCTTCCCCATCTTTAGATAGCTTAGAATCTACCTGCTCATTTATAACCTCAGAGATGATTCTCTTAGCCTCTGGTATATATTTCTCTATATCATAAGCACCTACTTTCAATAGGTCATGTATGTTAATTCCACCCACTGTTATAGTATTGAACTTAGGTATAAGAGTAAATATTTTTGATGTATTATCAAACCCTTGTATACCATGAGTACCATACTTATAAGCATCTATTATCCTATTGAACTCTGATTGGAATAACTGTTCAGTTAAGAAACTTAGTATGTTATCATCAAGCTCAATAGAACCATCATCTGCAGTAGAGATATTATGTTTAGCCTCTACAAGTGCAGTCTTAAGATATATCATCCTACCTTTATCAGATAGTGTATTGAAAGGTAACTGACCTACCCTGAAAGTAAGTCCTGCTCTAATATCTGTTGGATTAGATAGATTAGAAAAACCTTTTAAGTTCATGAATAATCCCATAGTAGCAGATAAGTTATCCTGTGGAGATATCTTATCAAAGTCTGCATCAGAATATAAATCCCTACCATGTACTTTATAAGCTTCTGGTGAAGAGAAGTCTATAGATAATATGTTCTTAAAGTTAGGGTCATCTTTTAATAACTGTAATAATACATTATTCTTTGTATACCCTATCTCCTGAAGTGTATCTATAATATCATCCCTGTTAGAAGTTAACTTCTTAATTGTATCATAAGCAGAAGTATTTTGTATAGTACCCTGCATTACTTTACCACCAACCCTTATAGACTTAGCTATATTAGTTCCATTTAGAGATATCTCCATCTCTATTAATCTGTTAAGGGCACCTGAAGCATTATCGAATAGATTGTTCTCAGGTTCTGTAAGCACTACATCTATTGTTCCATTATCAGATTTATCTATTAATCCAGTTAAACCTTTCTCTATATAGAATAGGATACCATTCTTCTGACTAAATGGATTAGTTGTTTTTAAGTACTCATCAATTGTATTATCACTAAAGTCTAATCCAAAGTGATAGAATATTTCTTTTACTTTATCTTTCTCTAAATTATTAGTTCCACTATTTTCTTTAATCCTATTCTTTAAAGCTGTTTGGTATTTCTTAGCCACCTCAAGATTTAATACCCTTTCATTTCTTTCATTAGTTCTTGAGAATACAGAAGTATAGGTAAAGAAATCTCTAATCTGAGCTCTTAACCTTATATCTTCCTTCTGGTTATTCTCATCTATAACCTGTAGCTCATACCCAGTAACATTACCTGCCTTATCAGTAATTACCCTGTTAAGTACTTTATAGATATTAAGTCTTGAAGATATCATTTTATATAATAACTCATTCCTTAATTGTTCTGTAAATACTTCTTCATTCTCAAACTTAGATTTAAGTTGAGAATATATATTACCTTTACCTGTCTGGTACATATAGTCAAGCTTATCTATAAAGGTATCCCAGTCAGAGATAATCTCCGTAGTTATATCTTTAAGCCTTAGTTCTACATCATCAGCAGATTCAAATTGAGGTAGTCCTGTAAGTACAGATACTACTTTATTTTTATTTTCTCCCTGAAGTTTAGGTATACCAAATAGAGATAACTTAAGTTTATTACTATAAGATAGTTTCAAATCTTTCTCCATGAATGACTTAGTGAAACTCTCATCAGCATCAGCTAATAAGTCAGTCTCATTCTCTTGTTCATCCTGTGCAATATTATCTAAATCCTGTATATCTAAATCCTCAGATTGTTGTAAATCTAAGTTTAGGAGTTTATCAAACTCCTTAGTTATAGAACCTTTGTTATTAACATCCAATGAAGTTAACTTCAAAGACTCATTAACAACTCCTTGTAATTTATTAATCCTAACTTGTAACTCTCTTATGTTAGGAGAATTAGCAAGAGCAGGTATCTTAGACATGTTATCATATATAGCCTTATAGTTATTAAGTATAGGTTGTACATGTTTAGATACTGATTGTGATATTAACCTTTTAATATCACTCTCCTTAACTCCTGCTTTGAAATCTATATCAGATATAATTAAGTTCTTTAATGAACCTACTAACTCTGATTGTTCCCTTGTACTAAGGGTAGTAATCTTATTTGTATTAAATTTAGTAAACCTATCTCTTTCTTCCTGAGAGTTAACTCTTCTTGAGCTAAGTATCTCTGGATTATCTAATCCATCTACAGGAGTTCCAAGAGTTGCATATAAAGCTTTCTCTTCCTCAGATAATGAATTATAGAACTCTTGCTCTGCAGTTTCATATTCCTGAGGAGTTTCTATTATATTCTGTTGTACTTGTTCTATTAAACCTTGTGAACTTGTAGGTACTGTAAGCTCCCTATCTATAGGTAATGAAATATTAATTACAGGTTGTATATCTGTAATCCATTTCTTAGTTCCATCTATAGTTTCAATCTCATGTGACCTTACATTTGTAAACACGTTAGTTTTAATAAAGTCATTGTAGTCCTGATAGTTATTTACTGGAGTCCCAGTATTATCAAGAGTTACAAATCCTTTACCTGCATATACTGTAGAGTTAAGCCTATCAAAATTAATATTAAAAGCAGAACTCATAACTGAACCATTCATATCATTAAATGCTGATACAAGGTTAGCCATATATATATCTACATTAGTTACTTTAGAACCAAATGAAGAAGGTCTTGCTTTATCTACTTTAGTTTGATTAGCTTTATTGTATACCTTTAATTCTCCTTTACCAAAGCTATCAAAGAAAGTTTGACCTGCTGGTATATTATCATTGTTTTGTTGTTGTGTTAAGTAGGCATCTTTATATTTAGCTGAACCTACCTGTACAAACAATCCTACATATCCTGTCAGGTTATTCTCTATATTAATACCTACAGTATTAGATATGGCATTCTTAATATCTTTAGCTTTAGATATAGTTATACCATAATCTGATTTAATCCTTTCTACAAGGTCAGTATTATCTATATTATTAAGTACAGTAGCAGCAAGAGTAGAATACTTAATTGAATTAAATATCTCTGCTGGAAGAGTACTCTTTAAATTATCATTGTTTGCTACAGGACTTTTCTGTAGTACATGAAGAGCTATATATACAGGCTCTCCATCTTTTACATAAACTTCCCTTAGGTCTACTATACCACCAACATTATATCCTTCTCCTATAGTACCAATTATCTTACCCTTAAAAGGTTTACCTTTCTGAGTATATAAAGTTTTAACTCCATTATCCTCAAGTATAAAAGCTAACTCAGAATTACCTGTAGCCTCTCTCAATGTTATTGGCTCAGAATTCCTGTGTTCATTTATTTTATCAATTTGTCCAAAAGACTTTCCAGATACTTGTAATATATTATCTCCTGAAAGTATAGCTTCTCTAAGAGCTACTGTATTATTATATCCAGTTTGTGCTATATCAACCCTGTCTTGTTCTGATAAGTTACTGTTTATATTCTCAGGTATATACCATGTAGCATCAGATATGAAACTAACAGGTACAGGAGAGCCACTCACATCTTTGTAAGCTATCATTGGTACTTTAGCAACATACCTTGGGTCTTCTTCAGTAAGAGAATATTTTCTCTTATAATCCCCCCAAGTAATTTTAACAGGCTTATTATCTATTAGTTCTGTAATAGGAACTGAGTCATTATCAAATACATATACTGCAAGATTATCTCCTTGTGAGATAAATTCAGGGTCAAGTATATAATCATTTCCTATAAAAGGATTTGTAACTAAACTATCTGAAGTAATTATAAATTCTCCAGATGGACCCCTTTCATATTCCTGGTGATAATGAGATAATTTAATTGCTGGAGAAGTAGTTCTTCTATCATTCTCTATAGTATTCTTAGTCTCAATTATATCCATAGGAGCTCCATGCACATCAAATACATCTTGCTTAGCTGTAGATATTTGTGCATTCTGAGTTACAGCATTTGTCTTTTCATAGAAATCTGTTACTTCATCTTCTGTAAGAGTTCCCTCAAGTAGTTCATTAAGTAATTCATCCCTATTAAAGAAGTTACTATATACTTCTCCTATATTAGAGATAGGCCTTCCTGTAGCTTCCCATACCCTTCTATAAGCATCAAACATTCTTTCTGCTTCATCAAATCCAAACTTCTCTATTCTTGAGTGTATGAAATCTTTAAATTCAGCTATCCTGTTTATATCTTTTTCAATACTAGCTATAGTATCATTAGCAAGGTCTATAGCTCTCTGAGGAATATCTCCTATACTCCTTCTTGAGAACTGACTATCCTCACTTGATACTAAAGGCATTTCTACATTATCTGTAGAACCTACTGCTCCTAATCCTTTAAGAGCTTCATTAAGTTCTTCATCTGTTGCAGCTCTTTCCTTAGAATTAGGTATAGGTTGTTCATTAAGACCAACCTCAGGAGCTATCTCTTGTATCTTATCATTTATATCTAATTGCTCAACTTTCCTTTGAGCAAGTTCCTGCATTTTATTATCAGCAACACCCGCAGCTGCAGCTTTAGTTAATTCTTTTTGTACAGCTTCCTTGGTTTTTGCATTCTCAATTGCTTTCTCTTGTCCTTTCTTAATATTTTCATTTATCTTCTTAAGGTCTTTTAAATCTTTAAGGTCAGCAATATTTTGCTGAATAGATTGATTAATAGATACTTTAGAAACTTCTGCATTAATATAAGGTTGTCTTGATATAGAAGGGACAATAGTCTTATCCTTAGTACTATAAGGAGCAGCTTCAGAGAATTCTGCTTTAAGTTCAGATAATCTTTCTGCATCTACCTGAGATAGTTCTCTTGTAGTTGTATCTCTTGATACCTGTTCTAAAGCAATAATCTCATTCTCCATTCTAAACCTGTCTTTACCCTCTGGAGATAACATGTTGAATTGAGTATCCTTATTATAAGCAGTTTGTAAATCAATATCATATTGATTTAATCTTTCTAAATTCTTAATATTAGAAAATTCTTTCTTAACAATATTAAAAGCAGATTCAAAATGCTGTGTAACATTATTTAAATTGTTCTCAAGTAAATCTTTTATTCTTTGAGAATCTTGTATGTTTTCCTGGAATGTAGTTTTAATAGTTTCAAATGAACCTTGATATTTCTCTTTACCTTGTTCATCCACTAATCCAAATTTCTTTAGAGTATCTACATCAGCTGAGTTAACAGCATCCAGTATAGTTTGCAATTGATTAACATGTGCATCAAATCCTTTAGTATCTCCATTAAGGTAATCATACTGAAGTGCATTGATAGCATTAGTTAAGTGAGAGTTATATCTTGCACCCTCAACTTCTTCTTTAGCTTTTTGTAATTTAATTGTATTCTCAGGAGTTCTGTTAGTTACAAAATCCTTCTGAGCTTGTATATAATTTTGAGCAATCCTATCCTGTTCAGCAAAGCTATTTGCTGTTCTTGTGAAAGAATCCTTTATAAAGTCTTGTTGTATCTGAACCTTATCTATTAGACCTCTATCCTGGAATACTTTATTTAAAGCATTACCACCACCTGCAAATAGGGCACCACCAAAGATACCTGCTATAACAGAGTCTGTAGTTTCAGGACTCCATACATCAAACTCCTGAATAGTTTCAAGATTCTCTACATCAGTTTTATGTTGTGCATATCTTCCTATAGTAGTTTGTACACCTTCTTCAAGACCCTCAGATACAGCATTACTAACAAGGTTAGCACCTGTCTGTACAGTCCTGTTAGAACCTGTAGGTATCTTTGATAATAGTGATTCACCTAATGAAGAGAAACCAGTCTTTACTTCTGGGTTACCTTTGAAAGCACCACCCTTACCAAATATAGATGCGAACTGTAATCCATTAACAATCATTAGTGGAGCTACCTCAGTCCTATAGGCAAATGTAGCTGCCTCTGCAGCTATTCTTTTAGCATCAGCATCAGAATAACCTTTAGCTTTATATTCCTGGTATACTTGTTCCATAGTTTCCATACCATTCATATATCCTTCCTGAACTCCTTTCCACATACCAAAGCCACCTTGTCCTAATAATCTTGTTTTATTAGCAAGTCCAGCAGCTCCAGCACCTGGAGCAATACTATTAATTAAAGCTTGTTCAGCAAGTATCTCAGTAATGATACCACCAGTATAACCAAGGCTTTGAGTCATCTTACCCCAATAGTTAGCACTCATCATAGAGTCTCCATATTGGTATATCTCAAGGCCAGTCATATCTTTACCCCACTTAGATGCAGCTGATTCATTTAACCAGTTACCAAACTCTTCTTCAGAGTTTCCTGCAGCCATATTATACATACCTTGTAAATCCCATGAAGCAGCAGCATCAGTAAAACCTGCAACAGCTTGTTTACCAAACCCTGCTATAGCTCTACCAAATATCTCTCCACCAGATTGATATGCACCTAATAAAGGAGTGTTATCTTCACCTGCTTGAAATGGTACACCAAGCCTGTTTAATTCAGTGGCACCTGGTGTTGTATGTACAGTATCCCACCCTCCTAACATTCCCCAGAAAGGATTATCTGTAGAGTATACAGGAGCTCCTGGAAGCTCTTGTCCTGTACCATAATTAACAGGTACATCAATCCTACCTAATTCTCCATGAAAAGGGTTCTGTGCTAAAAAGGCTTTGATTTCTTCTTCATTCATATTTATTAGCTTTTACCTAATTGTTTTACTCTTTCTTTTATTATTTCTTTCCTTGAGCTATCATCCAATCCTTCAAGATTGTACATTAGGAATTTTATCTCTTGTTGTGTAAATCCAGATTTAAAATTATTAATACTATAAGTATTGTTACCATTACTGGTAACTGTAATATTAGGGTATAGTTTAGTAGAGGTATTGAAAGTAGGTATCTCAGATAAAGCTCTGTCTACCCTATTCATAGTTGCCTTAACACTTCTATTCTGCTTAGCTAACCATTCAGTACCTTGTGGAGAACTAAAGAAAGTGTTACTTCTTACAGCATTATTGTAGGATTCATTATTAACCCTATCAGTTACAAAAGCTACTTTCTTACCTCTGAACCCTTCAAGGTCCTCATTAGTTAATCCACCAAATAAACTATCATCTTCCCTATTCTCAGGTATCCTTAAAGTACCTCTTACAATCATTTTATCATTATCCCAATCAACAACCATATTATCAATATAATCTGTTGGGCTTCCTCCTAATTGGGAAACCAGATATTGTATAGGAGATGCTCCTGCTGTATCTCCTGCCCAACCATCAAACATCTTAGTATCTATAGTAAGGTTCTCTAATTTCTTAGGGTCTATCTTACCATGCTTATCAGTAAGTACTACATCTCCATTATATACTTTAACATTAGAACCCATAAGGGCAGCATCAGCTAAAGCATAAGTCTGTTTACCTATTTCAGTTTGCCTTGATGGTTTGTAACCTACATAAGTATTAGTAGATAGGTTCAGTATATTAGTGTTCCAATCTTTAATACCTTTGTTTGTTTTATTGTACTTAGCTAAAGCAGCAAGGGCTTCTTTCCTCTCAGGTGTATCTTTATATGTCCTACCTGTAGTTGGAGCAGCACCACCTAATCCTATCATTAACTCATCCCCACCAGATACTTTACCAAAGTTAGGGTCATTCTGAATAGCATGTATCAACATTACTTCTCTTGGAGTCATGTTCAAATCTTTAGCTACTTCAGCATACCTTGTCTTAAGAGTATCAAACTCTTCTCTTTGCTCAGGAGTTAGTTCCTCTCCTTTAGCTTCCTTCATTAAGTACTTAGAGAATTTATCTCCATCTTCCTGTAATTCCTCAGGAGTAAATGGTATAAGGTTCTCACTTGTTAATATATCACTCTGAGCTTGTTGAGGAGTAATTTCCCCTGTAAGCATCAGTTTATTTATTTCATTTGTATAATTATTGTTATCCCTAGCTATATCAAGCTGATGATTTAACCTTGCCATATTAGTATCATGCTGTCTATCTAAAGCTTTAGAATAGATTACATCTTCCTGTACTTTAAGGTCTGCTTCAGTTCTTGAAGCATAAGACATAGGGCTTGCTAATGAGAATACTTTACCTAATGGATTATTAGTATACAGAGTACTCTTTCTTACAGAAGCTTTCTCTGCAGATGTCATCTTATTATATTCTTCCTGAGTAACCTCATCTCCTACAGAATTAACTAAACCACTCCTGTAAGGAGCTATAAGGTTTCCAGTCTCATCAAAGTATTGAGCTAATCCAAATCTTTGTTGTTGATTTAAATAACTCATCATATTAGGATTAGAGAAAGCTGCACCATTAATAAGTTGTAATAACCTTTCTTCTGATACATTCTCAGTCTTATCTCCCATAGTTATTATATAACCATTCTCACTCTTTCTGAATGAGTTAGCATCTTTAAATGCTGGTACCTGTTTAATCAATTCTAAAGTATCCTTAGCATTAAAGATATCAGGTTGGTTGATAATATCCTCAGCTTTCCAAACTCCATTATTAATAGAGTCTCCACCCCAGTTCTTATCAAAAGTCCTTGAAGCTGCATTAACTACAGCAGCATTATATTGTGCAGGATTCTTTTCTTTTAGTTCCTGCATTTGTTTCTGCCAATTACTGTAGGCATTGTAAGTACCTTCAAGTTTTGCAATCCTTCCTGAAGTCCTGTCTTGTTGTATCTCCCTCTGAAGGTTTCTTATTCTATTAAGATTCTTTCTCCAGTTAGCAGGGTCTCTCTGTATAGTACCTGTTATCTCATCTATCTGAGAACCATAGTAATTTTTTATTTCATTAGCAGCAGCTGTATCAGCTTCTGAATTCCTATGTAATATATTTAGCATTCCATTAAGGGCATCAGTTTGGGTTAGAGCTGTATCATAACCTTGTTGCTGCATAGCCATAGCTTGTTGTATCAACTCATAAGGTGGTTGATAAATCATATCATTTACAAACTGTGGTTGTGATGTTCTATAACCTCTTGCCATATTATTTTATAGGTTCTAATGTTGTTATATCTAATTCTTTACCTTCTTTATTATAAAGCTTACCACCTACCCATTTATAATTCTTTTTGATAATACCATTCAGATATTTATCTTTAAGTTCTGTAGTAGGAAGATTACTATATATTGAAGTACTCTTAACCTGTTCTTCAGTAACCTTACCAGTTAACTTACCATTCATCATATCTACTTCAAAGTTAGGATACATTTGATTAAGTACATTACCAGTAACATTCCTTGTTTTCATTTGATTAAGGTCTCTACCTGTTTTCTGTAATCCAGTTCCCATAGTAGAAATATCTGATGCCAGTGCTGTAAAGTAAGCATCTTTATCTGCCCTATCAGCAGCATCTCTTTGAGCTTCACCTGACATAACCATTCTATCCTGGTCATTTTCCATCATAGCTTCCTGACCCAATATACTTGCTATCTGTTGCATGTACTGATTGTATATCTGAGACCTTGTATTATTAACTCCCATATCAGTAGCTAAATCAAGTGCTCTCATAGTATTAATACTCCTTGCACCATTCCTACCTCTATTTATTGTAGCATTCCTTGCTAATTCTAAATCTTGTAGTTGACTATCTCTTACTCCACTTGCAAACCCTTTAGTCTGGTCCATCTTATCAATACCCTCCTTTCCATAGTTAAGGAAAGGATTTATATTAGGAGTATCAGAAGCTCTCATATTATTAGTGTTCCTCATAGGCCCAAATGTAGAAACTAAGTTTCCAAATAAACCTACTGCATCTCCTGCAGTTATATTTAAAGCACCCATCCATGGACTTGTATTATCTCCTGTTGAAGCAACACCTGTAGGATTAGTTGATGGACTATAAGTAGTAGCAGGAGTACCTGTAGTACTAACTCCATAATCCATTGCATTATTACCTGTATGGAAATCATCTGTAGTACCAGTCATATTAAGACTAGGGTTCATACTTGAGAATAACTTATTCCAATCCATATTCATAGGAGGCCATCCTGCTACACCACCTGTAGCAAACTGCTCTGCCTCAGAAACCATCTTAGCAAGTTGCATTACAGCCATATCTGACTGTTCTTTCTTTTCATTATTAGATTGTAATCTCTTGAGTGTCCTTAGTAAAGTAGCATCATTAGGATTCTTCTCTAATTGTTTCTCTATCTTAGATATTTTCTTTTCTCTCTCCAGTTTCCTCTCAGCCATAGTTTTACCATCTGAGCCTTTTATCTTCTTAGAAAATATCTCAGTACCTGAAGGTACTACCATATCAATACCACCTTCAGCATGAGAAGGACCTTTTAAAGTTCCTACAGCACCATTAGGTGTTTCTATTACTTCTTCCCCCTCAGCATTAATGGCAGTAGGTATCCCTACCTTACCTCCAGTAGCAAAGGAGCCTTGTGCATTACCATATGCACCTAAGGCTCCTACTCCTGTTTGTAATAGATTACCCCAATTAAACCCTCCTGAAGAGATACCTTCTCCTGCAGAGGCTCCTTTATTCATCATAGAGCCTCCATACTGCATAGCTAAGTTTCCTAATACTTTAGTACCCATAGCCCATGGATTATTACTACCTGCTGCTTTAGCTTGAGCTAAAGCTATATTAGCTTCTGCTAAGTCAACACCTGGATTAGTAACATAAGTACCAAATTCAAATTCAGGAAGTTTAATTTTCTTTCTATTCTTTTTCATTTTAATCTTAATTATTTTTAATATTAAAGTTTACCTGAAACTTTGCTGTTCATTCTCAGCTGAATAATTTGTAATTAACTTCTTATTTGATACTCCTGCAAAGTTATCAAATATCAACCTAACCACCAAATATTTATCTCTAAAACTTTCCAGTTCTGTCCATTCTTTACTATAGTTAAGAGTAGCTTCATTAAGAACCTTGTCTATATAGTAATCATCTTGTCTACTAATTATATTAGAGTCCCATATAGGAAGATTATAATTAATCCTTATATCTCTTAGGTCATTAACTAACCAATCTTTCTCTACTTTATCTATCATGATATCGCCATCATTAAAATCTGTAGTCTGGTTCTTGAACCAATCCTGTTGATTAAAATCAGTATCTTTAACTTTAAGATTAAGAAGACCAGTACATTGCCTTGAATTATAAGCTATCATCTTATTGAAAGTAACAAACCTTTCATCTACATAATCCTTAAACTCTTTATTATAACTCTTAGCTTCTGTAAGTAATCTAATATGGTTCCATAATCTTGTAATTAAAGGATTAGATAAAGATACATATTCTAATATGTGAGGAAAATACTGTTGATAGTATGTCTGGTAATCTCCTAACACATTGTGTATCCATATATTATCACTACCAGGAGTCCATGAATAGAATTTCTCAGGTACATTCATATAGAATGAAGGTAAGTAAGAGTGCCATGATATCCAAGCATCTTGTTTTAATGAATAACTCATAGTCCAAGAGTTGTGTAATTCCATTGGGTCCTCTACTACTGTACCATCTATATATTTATATTCAGTATCTAAGTATTGCACTTCTACCTCTATCTCTCCTACACTTATTATATCTTCAAGTAATGCATTAATATCTGCAGCAAATTCTGCTGGTGTTATAATAACATCCTGCTCTCCTGCTATTACAGCTAAGTCATTCCTATCAGGTTTAATGTACCAGTCATATGTTTCAAGTCCAGGTCCTAGTACACTGTAAGGGTTAGTAGCTAAAAGAGTATCTTTAACATTATTCCACTCAACTGTATCAAATACTCCATTCACAGGTATAGCATCAGCCTCTGCTTCAGTGTAGGATGTACCTTTTATAGCTAACAATGACTGTTGTATAAAAGCCTGAGAGTTAGTATAAGGCCCACCATCTGTTGCTATAGGATAATTAATACCTATGAATGAGTTTAGTGATGGGTATGTTGTACTTGTAAATGTCGCATAGTCTGATATATATGTAGCTGTAGGTTGTCCATCTATAGGATTAGTAATAAGTGGTTGATGATAAGCAGCATTAGATTCATTACACAACGAGATAACTAATATGTCACCATTATGTGCAGGGTCTAGTGCAGCTTGTGTAGCAAAGTTAACCCATCTCTCCTGGGAGTTATCAATATGGTGTAACTTAGTCATACCTACATCCTCAGGCCTTAACTCCTCATACCAATCAGTAACAGCAGTTTGTAATCCTTCAAGATATCCTGGAGCATTAAATGAACCTGAAGTATCATAGAATACATATACATGCGTATTATTAGGAAGTACTACTGTACCCTCTCTTATCTCAGTTTTTGTCTTAATAACATCCCTTCTGAATTTCATTCTACAATTCTCAAGACCTATATAGTTCCAACCCTCTGTAGCCTCATCTTCTATAATTTGATTGAAGTTAGGGAAGATAGTAATCTGTCCATCAAATACACACATCTCATAACCTGGTTGACCTACTACATCCTCAGATAAAGTAAAGTCTTTCTTAGTGAATATCACTCTCTCTTTCTTAGTATCATAAGTAGAAATGAAACCAGACCCAAATAGATTAGAAGGATTGTCAGCATAAATATATTCCTCTCCTGTTGTATTATAATATTGTTGGTCTACTATTAAACCTATATTTTCTTTAAACCAATTAGATAATCCCTGATTAGAAATAGCTCTTAGTTTCCTACCATCAAATTGATATATCTTTCTCTGATTTTCACATACAAAGAAGTAACCTAATGGAGTTTTAATAGCACTCCATTTATGTTGTATACCTGCAGATGAACCTGTATCATCATCTACTACTTTTTGAGGTGGTATCTCAAAATAAGAACCAGTTCCTATGAAGGAAACTATTTGGTCTGTAACCCTTTCCTGATAGCTTCTTGGCATTTGCCATAGCCCTTCCAGAGTATGTATAAATAAATCATTACCTATTTTAAATAGGTTTTTAATCTCACCTGTCTCTCCTTCTATATCTCTATAGTTATTAGGTAAGAATACTCTATAGTTATCTGTTAGTTCCTCCTGGAAACTTTGCTCTGAGTAATGTATCCTGTGTGGAAAATCTTCCATACAATCTGTACAACAATCATATTCTAAAGGTAAGTGATAATAAAGCTTTTGCTTATTATACCTATGGTAATCTGGATTAACTTTATAGTATTCTCCCAAAGCTGCACCTAAGTATAACCTATTGTCATTCCTCGAAGAATCATACATAGTAAGCTTATTAGCTAAATGTTGTTCTAACCTGCTAACTGGATATCTTGAATCTGCCCTCTCGTACCATAAATCAAAGAACTCCCATATTACTTTAGGGTCATTATTACCTGACTCATACATACCTGGAGCATCCAGGAAAGTAGGTACATCTGAAATCATACCATGCCTTAGATGTGTATTAACTGAAGTATCAAACCATATATCAGTTAAACAATCTCCTATCCATTGTATCTCATCATCAGAAGGACCTGAACCACCTTCATGTCCTGGCCTACCTTTACCATATTCTGACTGTACCCATGTATCTAATGAGGTTTCTCTAAGACCTTTATTGTATGCTTCATCATAAGCTTTTACCATAGCATCTCTTTCAAGTCCAGAAGATATAAATAAAGCTCCTGCTCCTATAAGAGATACACCTGCACCTATTACTATAGTAGATGCACCTGCAGTAAAGAAAGATAATACAGCTCCTACTACAACTAATAAACCACCTGCAATATAATTCCATACAGAACTCTTACCTGCTCTCTTAGCAGGTCTGTTCTCCCAGAATACTGTATTAACATATCTCATAGGAGATACATAAGAGTCTCCACCAAATACTATAGCAGTATCACCTGACTGCATATTAACAGAGTTCTTATAGTATGGTAATAACCTGAAATTAGAATAAGGGTCAGATAAATCTCTACCTAAAACTACATAAGGTAAGTTCTCAGTAACTGTGTTAATAGGTTCATTCTTTAGATGAACTACACCAACCCTGTTGTCTGAAGAGACATTATAGTAAGTCTTAGCCCCACCATCTATATTCCTGGACTCTGTTGCTTTAAGATAAAAAGTATCTTCTACATTAGAAGCATCAATATTAAATGTATTCCTTAAATCAAACTCTGTGTAATTATCCCTAACTATAGTAGCAAGACACCACCCATCATAACCTCTTGAATTAGGAGTACCATCAGCTTTGTGTCCATCATCATTACCTCCCTTATGAGCATCTGCATCATAAGATGAACCATCAAGTACATCATTAAACCTTATCTTACTCTTATCTCTTTTAATTATACTATAATTACCTTCCTGCCTTATGTAATCATATACACTATATTCTTTATTATTAAACTTATGCTCTGGATATATTAATCCAAACATATTCTTTTGTATCTTATCTTGTGATATCTCAGGTTGTAATAAACCATGTGAAATATATTTATCATTTATTAGTGAAGGAGTAAGTACAGCACCATCTAAAATAGTTTTCTCATTCTCTGTTCTTTCATTCCTTACTATATAATAACCTATAATCTTAGCTCCATTGGTATCTTCTAATGAAGGAGTATCTATTCCAGAGAACTTAATACCAAATATCTCTGTACTGTATATCTTAGACTCTGTAGTAAATTCAGCATCTACTATTTCAGTTGCATATTGTAAACCTTTTGGAGAAGTTTCTCCTGGTGGTACTTCAGTATATGTAATACCATCATCAGATTCTTCTATCTTAGTTACTACTATGTTACTTGAAGTATATAAGTTAGAGTATAAATTCTCATTAACTGGATTAGATAGTTGTGCTGGGTCTAATACAATAGATAAATCTTCCTCAATACCATCTACTGTATAGGTAAGCTTAACTACAAAAGGTGGAGCACAAAGTGTAGGTTCTCCTGTATCAGGGTCTATAGGACAATCCTCTGGTAATACTATAGTACCATCTGCAGTAATCCTTATTCTCCAATATGTAAATTGATTCTGTGTAGCATCTCCTTCCTGTTGTACTAAAGGTTTATTAAGCTCTGTCCTAAATGGAAACCTATGATGCCTCACTGGAGCATTTTGTAAAGGTTCACCCTCTGAGTCTAATCCCCAATAGTTATTACTTACACAAGAATCATTGTCAATGTATATATTGTTCTTTGATGCATTCCTTGTATTATTCATTGGATACACATTGGTACCTGGAGAATAAACAGTAGTAGGGTCTACATTGGGGTTCTTACCTGGTATATGAAATACAGGACTAAGGCTTCCATCATCAAAAACATACACTATACCAAATGAATATAATTCTCCTGGCATATATCCTAAACCTCCTGTAATCATATCCCCAAACTGCATAGCTGGGTTCTTAGGATTAGCTGGGTCATGTTGTGAGTTAAGTATTACTTTCTTAGTAATACAATCTGCTTTTATCCTTGAAGCATATCTTTGTAGTAAGCACCAGTTAACTTGTTTACCTTGTGTATTACCCAATAGTAATCTGTTCTCTATTTGTTCTATACTCTGAGCCCTGTATATAATCTCATTGAAGAAAGCTATTTCTTCTTCTGTACCTGTGGAAGCTGCATTAGCCCCAGTGTAGATAAAGAAGTTCTTATCTACAGGTATTACTTCTGAGTATTCAACTCCAGTAACAAATCCTGTTCCTCCAGTAGAGCCTATAAATGCTAATCTATAGAATGTAAAACTTGTATCTAAATCATCTAATACAACTCTTATAGCTTTAGAAGTTGCTGGGAAATCCTCATAATCCACATCTGAATTAATAGAACCTCTTATATTTAAGTAATCTTCAGTAGATAAATCATTGTACACATTAACTACAGGACTTGTAGTAATCCATTCTGTTGGATTAAGTCCTTCATCTAAGTACTGTACAGCTATATTATATGAACCAGGTTCTAATACACCACCTGAGTCCATTACTTCTACTTCTTCAAAACTTGGTATAGAGTTATAATCTTTAAAAAGATTGAACTTTCTTGCAGACCATGTATCATCCTCATTCTTATAATCCTCAGGTTTATCAAAATTGAAGTACCTCGGTTTGTTATAATCATCTGTAAAGTAGATAGTTCTCTCACAACCTCTTCTTAATCTGTAAGTAGCTTGTATCTGATGAGCTACTTTGAAATTCAACTTATCTTCAACAGGGCTATCTATATCATTTACATGAGTTACATAGTTACAATTGTTATCCAATATACCTATCTCTGAGGCTGTCTCATCACTTCTCACAAGGAATACAATAGTTTCATTGTTCCCTATATACACCTTTCCTAATGGGATATAATCTGTAGGAATACTATCACATATGTCATTACTTTCCTCATTACCTATAAATGCAAAATCTCCTAACTCAGTTTCATTAACTGCGTTAAGAGCAAATCTATAAGTATCCTTAGGTTGGTCCCCTGGAGAACTGTCTAAGTGTAAACCTTTTGCAGGTCTTTGTACATTATCTTGTTGCATAATTATATATTATATACCTCTTAATGAAAAACCACTTCTTGACATCTTACCAAAATAACCATAGTATCTATTCCTTTGTGGTATTAATTGGTGAGTCATATCTTTTAAATTCTCATATTCATCTTCTCCATAAGGAAGTAAAGATTTATTACCTGCTTGTTTACAATACCATTGCCAATCTGATTCAGCTTTTTGGAACTTATCAGCATAACCTTCTCTTCCTAAGTACCACATCCTACCCATATACTTCATAGTAATATACATTGTAATAGCTGTAATCATACTATACTCATCAGGTATTAAAGGATATCCAGTTTCTGTATCTATAGCTTGCCTGTAATAAGCTACTGCTATTGAGCCTTCCTTAAATGAAGTCCTTATTTTATCTCTTACTATTGTATATTCATCTACACAGGTAGAGTATAATCCTTGAGTATTCTCAGGAAGTACTAATGTATTAAAGAAGGAGTGATTAGCTAACCTTACAGGAGTATATGCATTCCTATATATATTAGAATTTCTCCAACCTTCATATTCATATTTCAAGTCAAAGTAAGGCCTATAATAAGCTATTTCATAATCTCCTATCAGATGTCCATTACAATCCATAAATACATATTCCTGTCCATTATGGAAATAATAATCTCCTGTAGCAGATTGTTGTAATCCTGTCTTTGGAGTACTACATCCACAAGATGTAGGATTCTTTACTAATTCTTCTGTAGTACAATCTAACTGTATATTAGCTGGACATAAACAATCTTCTTTATTTTCCTTAACCCATTTATTATTTCTTGCTACTTGTATTATAGAGTGCAATCCATTGGGTAAGTCTCCCTGATGATTCTCTATTTCAATAAAAGCTACTGCTTCTTCATACAGAGTAACAGCACCTATACCTTCTAAAGCCTCACCTACCCATTCAACAAGGTCTGTCTCACTAATTTCTTCAAGTCCTAAATCTCTATATACTTTAGATATAATCCTGTCTAAAGATATATATTGCATTTTTCTTCCCATAATTATAAATATTTTAATGAAGTTTTATTTTTCCTTAAACCAGACATATAACCTCTAAGTGTTCCATAATTCAAATTTAAATCCTTAGCTGCGTAAGATAATGACTCATATATAACACCAGTATTTTCATCTATAACTTTCTTTGCTCTTGATTCAAATAATTTTTTCTTCATATATTCTGACATAGTTCTTTTTCTATTACTATCAGCTATTTTATTTTTGGTTTCTTGGCTAAGTTTTTTACCTGTATTTATTGTTCTTAATTTTTCTTTAGTGTAATTAGATACAACTTTACCAGTAGAACCTTCTCCACCATTAGTAAGGTTTACTAAATAACCAGTATTTAAATTTCTCCTCCCATATAAAGAAATCAAGAATTCTTCTAGTTCACAAGCACTGTCCCAATCTAAATTTGTTTGTATAATCTCTACACTATAACCATATTTATTAACAACCTTATTCCACAAATTGTTTCTACCTTCTTTTATATAGGGTCTTTTTTCACCTCCAATTCCTATATAAAATACCTTATTAGTAACTAATGTTCTGTGTCTATATACTACTATATTTTCCATCTACTTAATTAAATATTCTTTTCCACTCCTTATCCTATCCTTTAAAGCCCTCTTATTAGTTCTTGTCATTCTAAGATTAAATAGAGTCTTATTAGGTAACAAGACTCTCCTTTTAGACCAGAAGAACTTATATCTTATACCATTAGTCTCTTCATTAAAATGATATACTAACTGCTTCTTTTCTTTAGCTTCTGTATCAGAGTCCCATAACTCTTTAGTCTTAGCCCAATCAGGGGCTAATCCTTTAATACTATCTCCATCTAAAACTATCTTAGACTTCTTACCCTGTATATGTAAACTACCTAATCTCTCAGGTATTATAATCTCTCCCCTTTCAAATAACTTATTTATAAGGAATTTCATAAATCCTTTAACTATAGAAAGGTATTGTTTTACATCTATAGGATTCTCAGAGTTAGCTTGATATATCTTATATGTATCTCTTAAGTTATAGTGCATATTATTTGCTTTGTTCTCTTAAACTATCTCTTGTATTATTAGTCTGGTCTTCCTGGCTCTGAGAGAATAGTATGACTAGCTCATTTATAGTAAGCTCAATCATTGCATCTATAAGGTCATTATCTATTGGAAAATCCTGCTCTAAATAATCTATACAGTTGTTACAATCCTCACAGTCACATAAACCTTTAAATTGAGATGCTTCTATAGGGTCTTCAAATAGAGCTACTATAGATATAGCCTTAAGATTTTGTGTTGAAGTTACATATAAATATCCATTGTGTAGGAAGTAATTCATCTTCTTTGATGTATACTTATTACCTTTCTGAGCATTCACAGCATTTAAGGTAACCTCATCTATCTTAATTCCTCTATCCATTGTAGATACTGTCTGTATAAGTGAACCATTTAATCCTGTTAGAGGCTCAGGTAACTTATATTTAGTTCTCAGAATCTTACAACCTAATGGTGGTACGCAAGGACAATCATGTGGTGGTACTAATTCTAACTCTACACAAGGTAGTACCTGATAGTTCCACTGTGATATCTTTTGCTTTTTCTTAGCTTCTTGTGAAATAAGCCTTGACCTTACAGTTAAAAGCTTGTTATATATATGTCTGTTAGTAAGCCTGGAATCATCAGATTTAACACCCTTACTATAGAGACTTTGTACTCTCTGTAAAATATCTTTTAATTTCATATCATATTAAAATTTTTCATTAGATATAATAGTTCCTCCTCATTTCTACAAGAACCTTTATAACATACTTCCCATTCAAAAGAATTTCTTTCATAAGCTTCCATAGTAATATATCTATCAAAATCTACGAAATTCAATCTATAATCAAGAGGTCTATTAGAATACTCATCTACATAAATCTCATTCTTAACAGGCCACTCATACCAGAAAGCTCCTATATGTGTCCATCCTAAAGATATTATTTTATTTCTTGCTTCTACTACATTCATACTTATCCTCTTTTAGCAGTTAGTTCTTGTAAAAGTAATCCAGTTAAATCTTCAGTTTTGAATACCTCATAAGTACCATTAGGTTTAAGCCATATAATCTTTCTTGACTCAACTTCAAATCCACATTGTTCAAATAAGATTTGATATAGTGAAAGCTGTAGCTGATATTTATTATAAGGACAATCTATAAGGAAATCAAATGGAGGTAACATTTTCTTACCTTTATAATTCTTGAACAAGTCAATATTTGTCTTGTAATCAGCTATAATAAACTTACCAGTTTTTGTATTATATAATACAATATCTGTTGTTCCTGCTAATCCAAAAGCTTCAGAATACATCTGTAGTTCAAACAAAAAAGGTTCTATGTAGTCTGGGATATTATCCCAAAAACTAACTATAGAAGCCTCATGTCCATTTGTAGCTATTTGCCCTGTAGTGTAATTCTCTCCAAATGCATGTACAGAAGTACCTCTGTCACAAGCTGCATTTTTCTTATCTTCCCACTCTTGTAATATCATTTCTTTGGTATATAATATACCTTCTTCTTTTGTTCTTTTAATTGCTACAAACCCTGCTATTTTATCAGCATCAAAAGGTTCTACATATTTCTTTATAAGGCTGGAAACAGAGCTAAGGCTCTTGTTCCCAACTTTATAAGAATGACTTTCAGGATTAAATTGTAATCCCTGAAAGTAGTTTTTTATTTTATTCTTTAATTCATCCATTACATTTTTAAGTATTGTGAATTAGTTATCTTAAACAAATGTCCATCCTCCTTACATCTCATAATTCTATGAATAGTTCCAGAAGGAGCTACTGTTGTCTTAAATAATTCTGTATTATTACCACCACATATTGGACAGGTTGTTCTTTCTAATCCCATAGTTACTCCTGCATGTATTGGATGTTTTAGGTATTTCCTCATCCTTAAATAAACATCCTCAGTAACTACTATATCCTGTACATTGTAGTCTATCATTAATTCCATTGCCTCTCTAGCTTCTTTCTTAGTTCCATATTGGATAGCTTCCCACATTGCTAAACCAGAGTGCTGTAATTTAGTTTCAAGTCCTAAGTACCTTGCAATATAGTTCATTGAGTATGAAGGCAACCTGAACAACCTCTTAGCTTCCTTCATAAGGTCAAGAGACTTAACATGTGTGTTTACTTCTAAGTTGTGTTTAAGAGCCCTTGAATTAATGTACCTGTTGTCAAATTTGTCATTATTAAATCCTATAACATAATCTGCTTCATTGTAAACTTCTAAAAACCTCTTAAGTAATTTCTTATCAGATTGCTTCTTATTCCACTTTAAGTGATGAACTTTATCTTCACCTAACCACTTATAAGCTACTGTAATGATTCTAGGCTCTGAGGTTATGGAGTTACCATTTAAGTATTGTTGTCCACTCCACCATACATTAGCTTCCATTCTTGCAGTTTCTATATCATAGATAAGAATCTTAGGTTGAGGTCTTGAAACACTGAGAGTAAGAATGGTTTCAGGTTCTGTATCAGATTGTACTTGTGAAAGATTTATATTTGTTTCTTCAGAAAGCCTTTGATATTTTCTCCAAATATCATTAGCTGCTGTTCTTCTTTGTTTAGTACTACCTGAAGGTTTTATTCCAAAAGCATATGCTAATGTAATCCAGTTTTGATTTCTTCCATTCTGTAGGATATATTGAACCATATCCCATTCATTACTTTCAAATTTGTCTTGTAATTGTATCATATAAAAATAGTTTTAACTCCTGCAAAGTTAAAACTATTTTCTGACATTTTAGCTATATAGCTAAATTATTTATACTATTTCTTCCCAACTTACTACTCCATCAGTAGATACTAGTTGGAAATTACCTGTTTCAGGAGGTTCTGGTAGTCTGCTATCTGGAACAGCCCCAATAGCTTCTGGAGTAATATCTTCAATCTGAAGATTGTACTTAGCTCCAAATAAAAGAAGTTTAATTATTTTTTCAACTTCATTAGGATTTTTTAGCTTAGCTTGTAAGTTCATGTGTTTGGTTTTGGTTTGTTAAATATTTATTTTTTCTCATTCATGGCCTTATACTCTATAAATTCTGTTTTAAGAGCATAATAGTCAGTTTTTAATTTGTCATACTCAACCAGGAGTACTGCATACTTAGTTCTTTCTGTAGATAATTCCTGGGTTACCTGAGTCAATCTTACTTTAACTTCATTGAGTTCTTCCTTGATATCATTGTATCTTGAAAGAGAATCCTCAGTGAACCTATCATAAGCTTCTTGCATTGATTTGAGAGCATCTGTAGATAATTGCTTTTCTTCAATCTTTCTCTTCCTCCTCTCATTAATATAAGCAAAGAGAGAACCTCCCCCAAATAAACCAGTTATTATACTAAATAGATTTTCTAATAACCATTCTTTCATTTTTATGTTTCCTTTCTTATATCATTAACAATCATCACACTCTAAGGGACAATGCTCTACTTCTTCAAATTCTACAGCAGACTCAGGAAATATATTGTTATATGCAGTTATAGGTAATATACTTGTAATCCAATTATAATTACAGTCTGGTACACAATTTATGTGAGTTGAAGTACCATATTCAGGTACATAAACTCTTACATCTTGTATCTGGTCTTTTACTTGTTGTGTTACTAATGCTACTATCATTATGCTACTGGTGTTAATCCTACTCTTTGTAAGAAGTTATTATAAGATGTTCTGAATACTTGAGATTGTGCATAACTAATAGCACCACCTAAGAAATAACAGGATATTGTACTGGTTCCATAACCTGCTGCACCTGACCTGAGTATTAGCTGCTGTTCTGATGCTACGCTGGTTGAGGCTGCAATTCTATCCATTTGAATATTCTTATTAATAAGCATCACATTAGTGTTATCACTTCTGCTTATCATCTTAAACCCATTTTGCGACATGTCAGCTTGTAAATTAAGATTGTCACTATTAATCCTATGAGTAACTCCATTACTTAAAAATAGTCTGTTTAATGCAGCAACTTGTCCGTCAAATGAATTATCGGTATTGTCGTATATATATACGACCCCACCCCTGCAAGCATCGTTTAACGTATAGTTATTAGTTCCAACAGTAGGATTAAATGTAGTATTTACGAAAGCATCTGAGTTATTTCCAGATATTCCTGAAGGCCAATAATTAAGTCCTCCATGATTAATAGCTAATGGTCCAGTTGGGTTCTTCCAATTAATTAAACTTATATCCCATAGATTCAATCCATCATGTTCTCCATAAGCAAAATTAAAAAATAAATCTAACTTATTCCATATACCATTATCTATCATCCTTCTAATAAGAACATCACAAGCCACTTGTGCTGTATAACTTGGAAGGTCAAATAGTTCAGCCTCTGCCCTGGTTTTAATAGCAATCCACTCAGGAGTAAATTCATACTCTGGTATTGAAGTTACTATACTATGCGTTATTGGTTTTATCATGGTTTGAAATTTCCTGTTAGTACCCATTCATCTTCAGCTCTTTTGTAGAGAGCTACTACATCCCATTGGTTACTTATCCTGTAGAAACCACTTGCTTGCTTTAATGAAACTCCTCCTTCACCAACTATCTCTATTTCTCCTTCTCCTACTCTTGTAACAAGTAATTGTGTTCCAACAGGGAAGTTTACACTAGCATCTTCTGGTACAGTTACTATTGTATCAAGAGCAGACTCTATCTCTAATACTCTCCCTTCATCTCCTGCAATGAAAGTATAACTATCAGTTTTAAGGTGAGGATTAAGATTAGAAGAATTTACAGCATTATCTACATATTCCTTATCTACTAAGGACCTGTCTGTATAAGAGGCTGAATAATCTTCAACATATCTAATACCACCTGTTTTTATCTCATTAAAATCCTGCACAGTTATACCGCCTGGTACAGTTCCCATTGCTATTTGTATATCACCAGAAGTAATTGCAATATCTCCGCTTCCACCATTAATAGATATTCCTTGCACTCCACCATCTATTGTTACTCCTTTAGAATAACCTGCAATAGTAATTCCTACCCCTGCATCTCCCCATATTGCTCCATTACTTCCATTAGTTATATTAAAACCAAAACCCGCAGTATCTATATTAAAAGGAGATGTAATAGTAGCTTCACTACCATTATCTAATACATCTTGTAAATCTTGACTTGAAGAAGAAATTGTATTGTCTACATATTCTTTATCAACAAGAGACCTATTAGTAAAATTAGCAGAATAATTATCCTGATAACCTGCAATAGTATGGAATGTTACAGACTGTTCAGTTGTTTCTCCATACAGGTTCATTCCTGCACTGATGTACATATCAGTCTCCCCTGTTATTGTAATACCTGTTGTACCCCCATTAATACTAATACCCCCTGCCTCTCCTGCTAAAGAAACACCAGTAGATGACAGTGATATTGAACCTTTTACATCTGTGTTATTTGCTGATGCAATAACTACAGATGTAACTACTCCTGTAGCTATACTACCATTTGTTAGTACACCTTGTAAATCCTGTCCTGCAGAGCTTATAGCATTACTAACCCATTCTTTTGTTGTAACAGCTTTACCATCTGCACCATCTATTAATGTATTAGTTACACTTGGAAGCCTTAATAGACCATTCTTTAATAATGTAAAAGCATCACTCTTATTAGTACTGTCTGTTCCATTACCATAATTTACAAGTCTATCTGTTCCTACTACTTCCGTAGTACTTGCTGCTGTATATATAGTCCCCCAAGCTCCACCTGCATGTTCAGCGTAAGACATTGCTTCATTACCTTGCCCTTGTGCATGAGAAGCTACTCCATGTGCTTCTGTATTTGCACCCTCAGTATGAGAATACATACCAATTGCATCTGTGTGTTCTCCTTCTGCATGTGACCAATCTCCTGTAGCTGTATTCTGTTGTCCTTCAACGTGAGCACAATTTCCTGAAGCTATGTTATTAGTTCCTTCAGCATGTGAAGATACTCCTGATGCTATTGTATTAAATCCTTCTGCATGTGATTGCATCCCTTCTGCTCTCGTAGTATTTCCTTCTGAGTGTGAGTAGTTTCCAATAGCTTTAGTTAAATATCCTTCTGCATGAGTAGCTATTCCTGTAGATTCAGTACTAAACCCTTCAGCATGAGATTGTGCTCCAGAAGCTAATGTGAATTGACCTTGTGCATGTGACTCTTTACCTGTTGCTCTTGTATTTGTACCTTCTGCATAAGAAGATTCCCCCATAGCACCCATAGCTAAGATTCCTTCAGCTACAGTGCTATTACTTAAATCTGTAGCATTTAATCCTATATTACCATATTTAGTTGCATCTCTACCTTTGAATCTCCAACCTATACCATTACCTTCATTAATAGCTATTAGTCCTGATATAGCACTATATACTCCTCCTGAAGTAACAAGGTTTGTACTTCCTTCTATTGGAAGTGAATCAATAGGATAATCCCAAGACATACCTGTAACTCCAGCTTTTTGGTGTAAACCAACAAACCAGAAATTACCATTAAGATGTGCTAAAGCTTTATTTGATACCCTGAAACTACCTGACCTAGACAAGGAGAAATCCATCTCATCAGATGCAGTCATTACTTGATTCCCACTTGAATCAAGGAACTTAATAAATACTTGGGTGGCTGTTTGTGAAACAACTACAGGTGTTAATGTGCTTCCATTTCTAGGTTTAACATCAATAAAATCATTTCCACTTTGAAAAGGATAAGCACTCGCTGTTATTCTTAGTTCTCCCGTAGTGGTATTGAATAAGAAAGCAAAGTCATCAGGCCTAACTACATCACCCGCTACAACAGACCATGCACCTGCATTTCTCTCTACAGCAATAGCCATTCCTGTTTTACCTACTCTGAAAGTAGCCTGAGTTTGATTTATTGAAGCTCCTATTGCGCTTAGTCCATATAAGGCATAATCCTCATCTGGAGTAAAGTTCATAGAACCTACAGCATCTACCATATCATAATTAACTCTTCCTTCATAAGAAGCAGGTGTTGTTATACTTACTACATTAATAGGTTGATGTATTACAGCTCCACTGCTATTCTCTACAATTACCCACTCATAAACTCCAGGTGTAGTTTCCTGACATCTTACAGTTCCTGCTATTGGGAATATATTAGTTTGTGCAAAAGGTAAATCTGCTATAGTTTCACTTACATATTCTTCTGTAGCAAAAGGACTTGTACCATCTCCATCATTATTTAATAGAGATGTATTTATATTTCCTCCTTGTGTAATTACTTCTTCGAAATTGGGTATAAGTATTACAGGATTAGTAGGGTCAGTATTATCTACTAAATCCCCAGTTACAGATAAAACTGCTCCTATAGACAGGTTATCCAGGTTTTCTATTTGTTGTAAGGTTAAGTGATAGAACTCATTAAGCTCTTCACTACCACCCTGCTTTTCAGAGGTACTGTTATGTTTAAGTGCACTAGGTTCTGCCATAAGGCATTTAACCTGTTTCATTAACCATTGTACTTGTTGATATAATTCCATTTATTATGTATATAAAGTTATTGTTTATTTAACAAGCTTCCTCTTGTATTGTTTGGTATAATTCTTTCAATTCCTCGAAGTCTATTCCAAACTTTCTCATACATCTTTTAATCTCACAGATATCATATAAGTCATCTATATACTGCTCTTCAGATTCATCTGAAGCAGAAAAGAACTGTTCAAAATAAAAACCTAAGTAGTATATACTTACAAATTTACTAAACAATTCTAAACTTCCTGTAAACCTTCCGAAGAAATCTGTGCTATTAACTTGTATACAAAGCTCTTTTTGTATATCACAACTATATAAGTTGGCAGCTCTGTAAATAAAATTAGCTCTCTTACAGTTCTGACATTGCTCATCTGGGCCTTCATATCCCTTAAGTAAATGATACGTTATCACTTCATTAAAGATATTCTGATATTGTGATAAGTTTTCTACTCTAGCCTGGGTTACTGAATTACCACATTCTACACAGTTATCTCCACATAAGAATGCTTTGACATCACTTACAATCCTAGTTTCTAATTTAGGGAAATAGTTAATAGTAAAAGTATCTGTAGGAGTACCTGTACCAGGTACATTAACTACATATATCCCATCTATAGTAAGAGCTAATAGTTTTTCTTCACTTGCAAGTAAAGTATCTACTACAGGGCTTGGACTATTAGTTTCACAAGTACAACAGTTACCTGCTAATTGTATAGAATATGTAGAACTTGTAACACCAGTGTTTTCTAGGTAATATTCATTTTTATATTTTCTTAATAAGAATGCCATTTCTTAATTTATATTAAATAAAAAGGGGAGCTTGTTGCTCCCCTTCCTATGGTTATTAAGCTATACCATCTGTAGCAACAGTCTTGTCCTCTGTTGGTTCTGATACAGTAGGGTCCACATTTGCAGCAGCAGCATCATCTGTCAGTGCATCAAACCCTAAAGGTGTTGCAATAGCATCTAAGATACCTATTACTGCAGCCCTTGTTACCGTGTCAGTAGCAGGGATAGCTATTATACTAGCCTCGTTGTTTTCATATTCAAGCCATGCTCCTATAGACTTTTGGTCATATGCAAGAGCAATTTGGTCATACTTAACTGTAGGGATAGCATTAAAGTGTCTGTCATAAGCTACACCATTTAGTGTAGATAGCCTATAAGGACTGTCTTTCCATCCTAAAGCAAAGTATTCTTTTTGCTTAATATCATTTCCATTACCTTCTTCATAGGCAACCTCCTGAACTGTTATAACTTCTCCATTACACTTGAAGCCTGCAATCTTAGTTGCAATAACTACAGTTTCTCTTGGATAGAAGTAATTCAGGTTTACTGAACCAGTGAAAGCTCTAAGCTTCTGTGGTTGAGTTTCAAGTTGTAAGTCAGTGTAAAGATAATCAGCTGTGTCAGTCTGAGTTGCGTTATAAGCCATTATAGCATCTAAGTCAGCATCAGATACTGTATCTCCTGTATCTAAGTCACCAGATAATCCTGTTACTGTAGCAGCCAGGATAGGCTGTCTTGCTATAGCTCTTGCTACAACTAATCCATCAGAGTCATTGTTAATCTCTAATTTAAGAAGTTTAGTTATCTCATTAGCATCACCTGATGGGCATGTAGGTGTACATCCCTCACAGCATGAAGTTTTAATAGCGTAAGTCTTCCAGAATTGATTATAACCTTGAGTCCTGTAGATTTCCTGGTTCCTAAGTTCAAGTTTAACTCCATATACAGTTTCACAATCTGCAGTATAATTTGCAATGTTAACTATCATATTTTGTCCTGGAGTATGTGGTCTGTAGGTATAGTAAGCTATACCTTTCTTTTGGATATGGCTACCTGCTGATTTTTGTATTTCATCAGTAATAGTATCTCCATCAGCATCCACTCCAACAGCTACATAGAAGTTTCTCTTAGTACCAGCAGTAGCAGCTACGAAAGAAAGGTTAGTTTCATAGTCAAAGAAACCTATCTGACCTGGAGCTAAAGCTGTAACTTTACCACCTGCTGGAAGCACTGCCTGATTCCCACTTGTTACCAATACTTGAAACACGTCATTGTTTCTACTCATAATTTTTAATTTTAATTAAATTGATTTAAATTCAGTTTTGCTTGTTTAATCTGGTAATCTGGAATTTGCAAATCACCAGTAGTTATAAGAACAGCTATATCTACAATTTCTCTATGCGTGTGTTCTGGAAGTTCGCAATCCTGACTACCTGTTAATACTACACCATCTGGTAAAGTATATGAACCTGTAGGAAGAAAGTCTTGAGCATTGTGCATATAAGCATGTTTCCTAATATAATTTAAAGTTAGCTCAGTTACAGCAAATGTACCATCAGTAAAAATCTTGATTCCTTTATCATAGAACCTGATATTAACCTCTCTCCATTCAAAAGAAGACTTTGTAAAAGAGTCTTCCTCATGTTCATCATCATGTTGATAAGTATAGCATCTTGCTATTCTATCTCCACAACCTTCTTTAGACATCTTAACTTTTGCTGATAGATAGAACATATAGTTCTCTGGTAAGCTTATGTAATACTCCGTGTCATTAATTTGAGCTGGAGTAAGTACAACATCATCTACTACTATAGTTCTTAAATCATCTATACTTCTTTGATTTATCTCGAAACCTAAATGATTATTAACTCTGGGCTCTGCTATAGACTTAACAAAAATCTCATAAGCCTCATTGATTTTCCAATCTATTTCAGGAACTCTTAGATTCCTGTATTGTTGAGAATCAATCTTGTTGAGTTTCTGCTTTAGGTCATAGTGCATTCCCCTTATATTCATAATCTATTAGTTTATTTTTTCTAATATTTGAGCCTTCATACTCTGATTCTTAGGGTCTGAGAAATAATCTACAGCACTTTCTATATCATAACCTAACTGGTCATCCATGTAGTATATTGCAGTTCCATCTTTTCTTAGTACACCTTTATGTATTCCTTCAAGTACCATTGCATGTACAGCAGTTCTACCTTTATCTCTATTCATTAAGTTAAGTACTTTCTCAGCACCATGCTTATCAATAGCTTCATCTAACTTAAGGTCTACATAGTCCTCAGATTGATTTCTTACAGAAATACCTTCAAGAATCTGAACAAGTTCAGCTTTTCTTGCTTTTGTAAGTTTGGTAGATTCTATAACTACCTTCCTCTTCATAGCTGCTTTTGAAGCTTTGATTTCTACCTCTTCCTGTTCATCAAATATTACGAACAGAGCTTCAGGATACTTTCCTTCTTCATACTCTTTCATAGAGTTAGCTACAAGGTCATTAGCTTTAAGCATTTTAACCTTAATTTCATTAACTGGTATTGAAGTGTCAAAGATATTATTACCATGATTCAACTTCACTCTTCCTTCACCTAAGTGATAGAATGGATGTGGTTTTCCTTTTGTATAATCAGGACTTAGGTCATATCCATGAGCCTCTAATCTTACCCTGTCTTCATCAGACAATCCAGTTGCTAATTTACCTGTTCTTAAACTTACAGGTGCTTCAATTGTAACAGGTCTCGCAAATGCTTCTTTACCTGTTTTCTTGTGCCATCTTACTTTTTCAATGGGTCTTACTTCTACTATTGCCATCTTCTTTTTGTTTTAGTTAAACATTATATTTCAATGTGGCAAAGATATAAAAAATTTTTAAATCTCCACCACATCTACTCTATAAGTTATAGAAAAATATTAGTCTTACAGACCAACATTTCTTTTTAATATAAGTTCACCACATTTAGTGATATCCTCAATATGTACCCCAGTAATCTTAGATACGTGCATTGAGTAGTATTCACCTGCGTGAGACATTAAACCACCTTTAGATGGTCCATAAGGATTGATAAGTCCAGCTACATAACCAAACTTGTATCCATTTCTCTTAGTAACTAACTGTACGTTAGAATTACCATTCTCTCCTGAGAAGTCAAGGAAGGTAAACCTCATTGATTCTACAGGATATCCTGTTATAGGGTCAATCTCAAAGTTAATGCTTCTGTCATCATATAATGGATTGTGAACTACTTCAAGTTCTGCACCATTATGCATGATATACTTGGTAAATTGATAACCAATTGCATAAGCATTAGAGTTGTAAGGAGATTTGTCAGGTTTAATTGGAGAGAAGTTAGAGTTAGCAATGAACCAACCTCTTTTCTCCATAAGGTCCTGCATAGCTCTGTTGAACAGAAGCATACCATATTCTCCAGTGAACACTTTAATTTTTCTACCTGCACCTGGCTTAACTCTTGAATAGAATATATCTAATAAGAACTCTTCAATAAGAGTTGCTGTAAGCTCAGAGTAGTAGTGTAAGTGAGAATCCTCAAGTTTCTCTTGTATACCTGAGAAGGTATCTACTGGTCTTGCAGTTGCATTTTCAATAGACCTTGCTCTTCTGTTATACCAATAAGCTCTTTCAAGCTCTCTGTACCATTGTCTCCAGTATTCTACTTCAGCATAAGGTATCCATGTATCATGACTTGCACCTTTTGAATCTTGTAGTTTAACAGCTAATACCTCTTCAGCAGCATAATCAGTTACCTGATATTTCTTTCTGAATTTACCCATTGAATCTTCAAGGGTTAAAGGAGCTGCGTACTGAGTTGAACCATCTTGGTTATCTGCCTCACCATAAGTAGAGTAAAGCTTAGCCCATTGTTGACCTGGTTGTAAGTAAGCAGGTGGTACGAATGCTTGGAAATCATCTGATACAAGCCTTACTGTGTACACCCAACCATTACCATGTCTTTGAACCTCATCCATAACCCTACACTGATACTTCTGTCCAGAAGTACCTGGAGTAATTACATCCCCTGGTACATACCAATTCTCATCAAGTTTAACCTTGAAAGTAGTTCTTCCTTGTCCTGGAGTAGTATTAGTACTTGGCTCAACATTCTCAATAACTACAAGAGGCCTTGTGTCTGCACCTTTCATAGACCATTCCCATGCCATAGTACCTATTGTTCTCTCAGCACCTGTAGCCCAAGATATAGATGATAGCGGGTTGTCTGAGTAATAGTTCTGAGCAGAGAATAGTTGATTCATCTTGTCCTCAAACACTGTAGGCTTAGCATTAAGCATAGCTCCCAAGTGATTAAGTTCAGTCATGTTAGCATGCCAAGGCATTTGTTTTGTTTTTAACTTTCCTAATGTTGCCATAATTTTTTAAAAAATGTTTGTTTTATTAATTGAACAAATCAGCTACACTTACACCTTGTGATGAACTTCCAGAACCACTTGGTCTTAAGTTTTTTCGCTGTTCTAAATTTGTTTTTACTTGTCTTGTTTGTTTTGTTTTAGTTACTTTTTCTAATCCTGTGAAGTCAAAATCACTTTCAATAAGCTTAGCTAATAGTATCATTCTCTCTGAGTCCTGGAATGTTTCAGCAAGTTTCTTCTGGAAACCTGTTATAACTTTATCTTCACCTATCTTCTGGTCTTTCTTAGTTAGGAAGTTAAATAACTTAGTTTTATCCTGGTCTGTTATCTTAAATCCTTTTACTTCATCAATCTCATCAAGAGTCTCTTTTACAGTTTCTTTGAACTCATTCTCTTGTTCCTTAGCTGCTCTTTTAGCTGCCTCTTGTTGTTTTAGAATGGCTTCTTTTTGTTTATTAACCTGCTCTTTTACTTTAGTATCGTACTTTTCAGCAAATTTCTTTTTCTTACCTGATTCAGTAAGATATTCTATCCTGTCTTCAATTTCATCTTTATCCCAACCTTCCTGAGCTAATTGATACCTGATAAGGCTATCCTGATAATTCTCATCATCTATACTACCCTGAGGTAAGTCAGTAGTTTTAGAATAAGTCTTAAAGAACTCTTCAGTACTACCACCATCTCTTTTAAACTTAATGAATGCTTTAGCATCATCATCAAGGTCTTTTGTAGCCCATGCTTTAAGTCTTTCAGTTACTTCAGCCTCGTACTCTTCCTGTTGTAGTTCAAGTAATCTATCAACATCAATTTCCTCATCTCCTTCAACCTCTACATGTTTGAATAAACCTGTTTCTTTAAGGTCTTTAAACAAGTCAGTATAAACACTTGTTTCACCTTTAGGTGTTCCAGGGTCTTCACCTGGGTCTTCTCCCTTACCTTTTCCAGGTGTAATTACCTGGTCAAAGAAATCATCTTCTTCCTCATCCTCTTCATCTTCTTCACCAGTCTTACCTTTAGGTTTTTCAGGTTCTTCTTCTGAAGGTTCTGGTTTCACAGGTTTAGTCTCTCCTACTGCTGGTATTCCGAAGAAATCAGTATCTGAACTTTCCCAATCAAAGTTCAATAAATCATTTTGTTGTTCTTGTGTTTCTTGTGCCATGATATTTTCTTGCAAATTTAAGATTAAATATTTAATATTTTAAAGTTTAAAACTTAACTTTTAAACTTTGAAGCTAATAGCTTTTTATGAGCTGCTTTTCTTTTTAGCTTGTGCAGCTTTTGTTTTAGCTATACTATTTTTCTCTTTATCTAATTTATTTCTTTCTCTATTTTGTTTTTTATCTTCTTCGAACTTCTCCTCATCTAATTCCTGTTTCCTTGCCTTAAGGTCTGCTTCCACTCCAAACTTAGCAACTTCAAGTACATCTGGTGTACCATCACTATCCATATCTTTATCTTCATTAAATCCAAGAGACAGAACAGTTTGTTTCTGGATATCAAGCTCACCTTTAAGTTGTATCTCAGCCATTTGGTTAGAATGTTCAATAGCAAGTCTTTCTCTTTCCCACTGTCTTGCAGCTTCAGCCTGAGCTTCTTGTGATTGAAGTTGTTCTCTCTCCATACCTTGCTGTCTTTCTATTCTCTGAGCTTCTGCAGCTTTAAGCATTTCTTCAGCTTCTGCTGTAGACTCAGCATTCATGATAGTAAGCACATCACTTAATTCTATCATTTGATTCTGCATAGCAGCATGAGATAATTGCTGTACCATCTGTAATGCCTCTGCACTCTTCATAGAGTTAGATACAAATATACCATATGTAGAATTTTCCAGTAGGTCATAATCTACATCAATAAGCTTCCTGGACATATCATCCAGTACATAAGATAGTTTAGCAGGTTGGAATTCAGCATAAGTTACTTTAGCACACTCTATAAGAGCTTGTAATACATTTCTTTTAATATTATTATGTACCTCAAAATAAGGTTCTATAATATTAGCTGATTGTACTAAGGCCTGTTGAGTATTCCTTACAGCTTCATCTTGTCCTATCTGTCCTTCTATCTGTTTAGTAATACCTACAGATTCTCCACACCTTCTTTCAATATACTCTGCTAACGTCACATATTTCTGTATGTCTGAGATAAGCGACATATCTATCTCTTTAACAGCTTGAGTCACATCTGGATTACCTCTGTTACCTTCTTCTGAAGGGTCCATGATACCAAACTTATTAGCCTTGATATAGTACATCCATTTCTCTACTGTCATACCTGCAGACCTTGGTATCATATTACCATTAAAGAATAATATTTTACCTTCATCAGATGCAATAAGAAGTTCTATCCTGTACATAAGTACATTATATAAATACTGATAGTACTTCATCCTATCTACTAATGAGGTTATCTGAGAGTTCATGTTATCATAGGTAGCTCCTATATAAGATAATTTGCAGTTATAAAGATTATCTAAATCTTTATGTTGTCCTGGAACTTCTCTTAAGAATGCATATATATCCTTACCAATCAGATAACCTTCATATTTTGTAGGTATCCATTCAGTAGTAAGGCTAATATCCCCTATCTCAGTATCAAGTACATAGCTTTCATCAACTATATCCTCATATTCTTGTCCTGTAGTAGGGTCTATTCCATATAAAAATACAAGTGGTTTCAATGATTTCCATTCACAATGCAGTACTCTTACTCCAACCATGGAAGAGCTACCATCATTCCTGAATGCAAAATCTTCATCATGATAAGCTTCACCATGAGCATAATCTTCATAGATTTTATCAATCTCTTTTAATGTAAGCTCAGAACCAAAATGTTTAATTACATCAGAAGGAGTCATGAACATCTCATATGCAGCCCATTCTCCATCTTCTATGTAATCTAAATCAGGTGATTTATCATAATCAAATCTTAATGGATTTACTACTTTAAGTGTAGGTTCTCCATTTACAGCACCTACCCAGAATATCTCTCTACCTGATATAAGTCCATGTTTCCACCCCTTATTAAACTTCATTTTGATATCTTCCTTTTGGATTAGATATTCTAATAGTTGATGAGATAATATTTCTGCAGGGTCTTGATGCTCTCTCTCCATATATCTTCTAACTTCTGGAGGAGTCATTGTTTGTAGTTCCTGCTCAATTTGAGCAGCTATTTGTTCTTGTTCTTCTGGAGTTAACTCTCTCCCTTGAGTTTCCTGAGCATACTTTTGCTCTAACTCAACTCTTATAGGAGCTACAATTGTATTAGTCACAAACTCTTTTAACCTGTTTGTTTCTTCCTGTTCCCTCCTCGTTGTAGCTTCTTCATTGGTAGCTACTACCTTCCATGAGAATGGCCTTTTCATCTCCATTCCTAATAGAGCCTTAATCTTACCTGATACAATATCCTTGTTAGTAAAGTCTGCAGGAAGTTCTCCTACCTCCTTACCAAAAGGATAACATACTCTTTCGAAATCTGATTTATTTATAACATTGTTAAACAAGTCATAATTAACCTTCATTCTCCTGTAATCTGAAATAGCAGGCTCTCCTGAATTCAATATACCACCATCACTGTTGGTATACCCAAAGAACAAGGAATTACCAAATGAAACTCTATCAAGTCCTTTCATTTGGTCTTTGTACCACTGCTTGTCATTTGCATCCTTCTGTCTTCTTGTTAATCTCTGTTCTGGATTAAATAGTGTTTCTGACATAATTCATTATTTGTTCTTGTTAAAAAATTTATCCATTGCATCTACTATATCTTTGACCTTGCTAGTACCTTTCTTAGTGTATACTTTACCAAGTTCATCTTCCTGGCATTGGAACATACACATCATAAAAGCCATAACCCTATCGAAGTTACCTTTTCTATTATATTGTATAAGCTCTTCAAGTAAACCTATTGAGTTAATAGTCTCAAGATTTAGTATAGCATTGCCATGCTCATCATAATCCCTTACTGTTAATAACCAATCTTTAATGTACTTCTCTCCTGCATCCTTAAGTACATCTACCATATGTATACCATATATCCTTGCTACTGTAGAATTCTTAACATTCTTAGAAATCACAGCATCTGGTTGTACAGCTAATTGGTCTAATCTTTTTATTCTTCTGAAATAGTTCTTAACATGTGTAACCTCATTTTCATGCATTATTTCAGCATTATAAAGTTCAGCTAACATAGATGCAATTCTATTAACATCATCAGCTTCTGAGGGCCTACCTACATACTCAGCTACTATTACATTATTCCTATGACTCCCTTCATGAACTGACTTATACACATATATAGCAGCTAGTGATACACCTGCTGATAAGTCCTGCCTATAAGGGTCATATCCTATTTTATATAAACCTTTTGGTGCATTATCTACAGGATATTCATATATAATAGGAGCTCCTGAGAGGTCATTCACTTTAGGTTTATAATTATAGATAGGTTGAAGTTCATTCTTCAAATCAGGCCTTGCCTGTACCCTACCATCTTTTCTTTCTAAATAAACTGGAGTACCTTTCTTAGTCTGTAGATTCTCGTGAGTAACCCTATTCAACTGATTCCTCAATTCAACAACTGGAAAGTTGTTTGTAGAAACAGTTAAGAAAGCTTCTGCAGGACAGAAAGGATATTCCTGTACGTGCTGTTGTAATGTAGTTGAAGAACTTGATGCAGCTAGCTTCTGAGCTCTCCTTTCCATTTCAAACTTAGTAGCTCCTTCTATATCTGAGTTACCCTGGTCATCATAATAACCTTCCATATTCCATGTTACTGGATGGAAGAATCCACAAACTGTATTCTCAGCACCTTCATCCCATATATTCATGAATGGCATTAACCTGTAAGCCTCAGGACTATAAAACATATCTGCATAATCTACTGTACCTGATTCCATATCACCACCTGTACCAAATATAATAATCTGTCCTGTTATATATGAACCCCCTGTTAATGCTGGATATATAGCATTATAAGCATCTTTTAAATTAGGGAAAGCACCTGCTTCTTCAAGCAAAACTATCTTACCATCTTTTCCCCTAGCAGCATCAGGATTATCTTTAAATGAAAGGGCAAGAATCTCAGATTTATAACCTCTCTCAATTGTAATCCCATTCTGAGTAGACTTATAAGAAGCTCTTCTATGCTCCTGTTTGTCTACATACTCTCTGGATTTAGCCCATCCTGTATGCTCATTAAGGAAGTTTAAATAGTCAGATGCCATACCCATTGTACCTTTAGGATACAAGAATTTCTTCTCAAAGGCACCAATAATAATTTGTGCATTTCTTTCTGTGTTATATATATTAGCACAGATAGCACCATCTTTATAGGAGTATCCCTTCCTTCTTGACTTTCCCACTATCATGTGGTAACCACCATTCACATAGTCAAGATGTGGTTTAATTCTCAGACCTAATCTTTCAAGTACCTTAAGAGATATTTCATCTCTCGCAGCTTTCATTTCTAAATACCTTGGGTCTGACTTTAAATTCTGAGCTCCTACTTCATCTTTTAGGAGTCTTATCTGTTTCTGATATTTTCTATATTCTTCTTTCTCTTCAGGTAATGAAGGTACTTGGCTATTCTTAGTGAATAACCCATTCCTTGCTATTTCAAGGGCCCAGAAATAATCATAATCTCCATCCCAGAAATCAGGACATCTTGTTTCCTTGTTAGCAACTACAGATTCCTCATCTTCCTCATCTTCTACTACAATCTGTATCTGAGTAAAGTTAAGGTACATATAATGGTGACCAGTAATTTTATGTATATTACCTTCATCATCAATTACACTGTACCCTTCTTTACACCTTCTTAACTGTTCTTCCCAGTACATTATCCAGTCAGGAGTTCCAGTAGGAGCACTACAATAGCTACCTGTTCTCTGGAACCTCATTCCTTCTTCCCTGAATACTGTACTGTTAATCCATTTACCTTCTTTAGTTCTTATCTTCATCTTTAAGTATCCAATACATACTACTATTTAAATCCCTAAAATAAAGATATTTTTTATCTTCAAACTCTACTTCTTCTGCAAAATTAGGCCTAAACTTTATTCTCTGTAAAGAGTACTGTTTTAATTCAGGGGCTGTAAATATTATAGTACCTGTGTTAGGTTTTTGTGGTTTAATATCTTCACTTGTAATTATTAAACTCTTCTTTTCTGTTGGTGCTTCATCTTGTAACACCATTACTGCATTAGGTGGTAATACTATCATTACTTCTCAAAATAATTTATATTTTTATTTCCTCTTGTTTTCTCAGATTCAAATAACTCTTGCTCTACTCTTTTCTTCATAGAGTTCATATTCTGTAATATCTTATCAGTATCACTCATAGCTCTTGTAATCTCTCCAGGCTTATATATAGGAAGTCCTGTCTTTTCATTTCTTTCAGTCATATCAAATGTCCTGAAGAATTGTTTCATCTTCTGAGCTCCTTCCATTACTGCAGTATAATAACTGTATGTAGCTGAAGCTTCAGTTTGGAACTGTACCATTTTAGCTAACCCTTGTTCTACAAGATTGTCAGGTTCACTGTCTGGATAATATATTCCTTTAAGCGTATCATACCTTACATTATCATCATACCCTGCATAAGGATTTGTATCTTTCTTAGAAGTCATAAACTCTATAAAACTGAAATCTCTTATTGCCTCAGTTTTATACTCTGAGGTATCTCTTTCCCATATCTCCTTAAAGGGAGATATTAGTAAGGCCTCAGTGGTAGGTTTAGCTACTCCATTTTCAACTATAAATAGAAATGCCATTTTTATATTAATTTGAAATGTACGTTATAATAATCATTTGAATGACTTATTTTAGAAGATTTATAAGGTCCATGTAATCCTGATGTATAACCTATGATAAGAGTTTTTACTTCTGACAAGTCAAAATCTTTTAGCATTTCGTACCAACCTAATAACTCTGTAGCGTTTAACCAACATTCATTATTAATAATAGAAACATTTTCTTCATGAGTTCCAAATACTTTAAATTCTCCCTTAGTTTCTCCCAATTCAGCTTTATCCTTTCCTTTAACCACTTCTTTTAAAAAGTGTAAAAATTTATCAGGATGATATAAGATATGATTATCTTCTTTTGGTTCTATCATTATTGTACTTGTTTAAATATTTGTTTATATTCTCTTAATTTCCTTTTCCTATCAGCTAAACCATTGGTACCACCATTTATACCTACTGTTATCCTATAAATATCATCCTGGTCTGCCCATGTATTCATAGGTAAAGTACTCCAGTACCATAAAGCTGATAACATAGCATCAGGCTCATTAAAAAGTAAATCAGGATTATTTAAATAGTCTATTCCTGTAGCTTTAGACAATCTCCTGTAATTATTCTTACCTGTTATCTGTATAAATCCTCTTCCTCTGTATTTCCAACCATCTCCTGAAGCCTCATCTCCATTGCCCATTCTATTAGCATACACTCTATTAGCTATCTTTTCAGGTTTCCTTGCATAAAGAGCTGCCTGTTCAGGTGTAAAATACTTTTTAAAAGTTTCTAACAACCCTTGAGCTGAATATCTCAAATTCTCTGAGATAGGTTTAAGTCCTGATTCATGAGCTATCTGTGCAAAGAAATGAGCTAACCTCAGAGGAGTGTTAACCTCATATCTTTCTAACAGAGTTCTATACTTCTTACTAAGTTCTAATGCTGTTGCCATAATTAATAAATTTTAACTGTAAAACTTAAAACCTCTTTACTACCATCCTTATAAGTCACTGTTATAATTTTCTTTACAGTCTGATGTGTAAGTACTCTTCTTAAATGTGCAGGTATAGACTCAGCCTTATAAACTGCAGTTAACACACCATCTTCATATCCTTTTATAATTGTACAAGCTGTACAACCTGGTGATATCTTAACAATATCTAAAGGCCTGGTAGATTTAAAAGTTACAGTAAGCTTTCCTCCTTGCTTTACTGCACCTGCATCAATACTTTCCTGCTCCCAATTCTTCATTTACTTTTTCCTTTGCGTTATAAAAGTGCATCCTATCAGTGTTCACTCTCCATGGTATATTATTCTCAATATGTAGAACTCCCTTTTTTAATCTATTCCATCTTTTCTTAGAGACTAATGAGGGATAGCAAGGTTTATCACAAGCTTTATTAGCCATCTGTAATGCAGTTGTCTGACAACCACACATCTTACAATACCCTTGTGCATAACATTGAACATCCATAGAATTTATTCTATATTGTATCTGTTCTCTTATATGTACGGGTATAAGAAATGCAAAGTTACTATAAAATAACTTATATCTTATGTTCCCTTGTAGATAACTTATAATGTTTGTTAGATTAACCTTTGCTTTCATATCCATTAAATACTTTTAATCTCTCATTATATCTCTTCTCAGAAATAGTCTTCTTCTTATAATTCTCTTCTAACTTATTCCTAAAATACTTAACCCTGGATTCTACTACTTCAAACACTCCAAAATATTGCAATCTTATATCTCTGAGTATCCCTCTATTTAATACTTCCTTAATAAACTTGAAAGGAGAATTACATATTAGTTTAAACTCCTCGAAGGGAATGTCATGATATTGAGGATTCTCAGAATAGTATTGCTCTATATAGCTTGTTGTTGAATCCATTGTTATTAAGTAATTAGTCCATTGTTAGATTTATTCTCTTTAATCTTAGCTGCAGCAAAATCCATAAGATTAATATCTGTTGGAGTGCCCAATCTTTCTTCTATTTTTTTCTCAGCTTCTTTCCTGTAGATTTCTTTTCTCTTCTCTTCTATCTGTTCTACTTCAGTAATAAAATGTTTTAAAAGTCCTTCTAAATGTAGTATTGTACATTCAAACAATACAGCTTCCCAATTAAGGTCAACAGCTATATTCCCCTCAGGGTCTTCGAACTTATAAAACATATTCTTTCTTTGTTCAGGGCTAGCTTTCTCATAAAGCTTCTCTGCTCCTAACTCTCTCATATACTCAAGCATAAACAGCCTGGTAAGTAAATCTGATGGGTGTTGTAACTTAAACATCTTCTTCTTGACTTAATTGGTCTAACATTAATAAATAATCTTCTTCTCTCATTACTGCAATTTCAGTATGATTCTCCTGCATCCCTGTAGGAGTATTTGTATCTAATTCTTCTAAAACTGTTTCTAAACTATCTATATAAAAAGGTCTATATGATGTAGGGTCTACATAGGTTATAGGGTCTATACCAAACACATATCTTCCTGCATTAGTAGGTTCTTGTGTTGTACACTTAAATAATCCATTTGGTATTACCTTATACTTAAGTTTCTCAGAGTCTGGTAATATTGTATTACTTCTATAAATTATATTTCCTTCTTCATCTGTTTCAATCCATGTCTCTGTCACTCCCTCATCTTCATCAAAGAATAGAACTGTTGAAGTATCAACTGGTAATGCTCTATCAAGACTATCTAATCTTACTCTTTCTTCATCTGTAAAGTCCCCAGGGTGTACTCTGGAAGTTCTAATTAATGCATCCCTGAATTGAAATTGTACTAAATCCTGCATATTATTCTCCATCTATCTCTAGTTTAAATTGATAACCTTGTGAATCTCCTTTAGGAATCAATATAGGAATTATTTTTAATTCCCTGTCTGTTTCTGTAATGAAACCTTTCTCTTTTAACTGGTCCAGATAATTACCCAAACCCCCCGCAGATATTCCTAACTTCTGTCTTACAATCTTTCTACCTGAAGTACCAAAGGGGTCTTGAGCTATATCTCCCTGGAGAGACATAAAAGCAGCTAATACTTCTGCTTCCTTAGGTGTCATTTGTTTAGGTAGAATGTGGTTGATAATTAAGAGGTGCTTCTTATAGTACTCCTCTCTTGTTAATCTCAATGCTTTTCTGATTATTTCCATTTCATTCTATAAAATTTTGAATTGTTTGTGTGAATATTTCCATACTAGTTTGGAACTCTTTGTGTGTCATAAAAAATTTAAAGTCCCTCATAGTTCCCCAATCTGTATATCTTGTGTTAATCATACAATGTATAATTTCCATTACCTCGTGTGCTATTACTCCAAATACACTACTAGGGTCTTTCTCCAGATGTTCTGTTCCTATAATTATTTCTCTATTTTCATATGAGAAACTTCCTCCTGCTTCCTTCTTATCATACTTAACTGTAAATAGGTGGTGACCTATTTGTACCTTCTTTGGGAATTTTAATTTCATATACTATTATTTTGATTTATGCAAAGCTATGAACTAATTTTTAATTACGCAATATTAATCTGAAAAATTTTAAATAAAAATATTAATTACAACTAATAGCAAAAAAAGTTATTCTAAAACTTGATTATGTCATTTTAAATCGGTACCTTTGTCCCAGGTTCAAAGAACTTGAAACCTGTAAGGTTTTCGAGGATGGTGTGTTTATAAGAGAGGAAGGAACCTTTTGTGCCTCTCGCTGGAATGAGCTTAGTTATAAGAATAGTTATCAGGGATGTAGAAATACATCCCTTTTTTTATTCCTATACTTCTGCTATTTCTCAGAAACCCTAATAGTATTACAGTATCCACCCACTTATTCACCCACCCAAAATTTTTTATAAAATAAAATTTTTTAGAGAGTTTACTTATATGTGAACCTCCCTAGAACAAGGTACCCCTACTTATTTTTGAGAGGAACTCCCCCGTCACTTCTAATACTAACTTAAATTTTCTCGCGCATGAAAACATTCTTAGCTATCATAGGTACACTATGTGTCATAGCTCTATCTTTAATCTCTTGGTACACTCAGAGTGTACTATGTTACATCATGCTATGCATACTATCTATGGTACTGTTAGCATGGTGGTTTAAGGTACACATCTTAGATGTACTTAATGAAGACTAAATACCCACACTTATTATTGAACCAATTAAATCTTATCTTATGGCCCGTACAATCTACACTAATGAAGACCTTGAAACTACAGTCCGTGAGGATGTAGTACTATTTGATAATGGACATGTTATACATGTTATACAATAACTCTAAACAATACTACTATGGCAATTAATCTTACTATCACTGATGATAAACTACAAGATGCATTTAACTCACATCTTGACAAACTACTTGAAACAGATAATTATAACAATCCTGTTAAGAAGTGTATGGAGGAGTTATTGGGTTATTCAGGTTCTATGCGTGGAGAATTGGGTACTAAGATAAAAGAGTTCTTAGCTATCCAAATGGATACACCTGAATTCCAAGCACAATTAGGTACAGCTATAGCTAATGAAATGGCTAAAAGAGCTGTTGATGCTTTGAATAAAAGCAAATAAAAAAGGTAATGTAATACTATTATAGTCTCTGAGGAATCTATGGTTTCTCAGAGACATTATAGCATTATAGAGTCCACACTAATTACCCTCACTTATTTTTGACTTATTATTTAATCACATAATCTTATCAATCATGGAAAGAGTTGAATTCAATGCAGTTGTTACAGGTGCTCCATCACAGACTTTTAACAAGTCTAATGGAGGTAGTTATGTTCTACAGAACTGTAAAATCACCAATGCAGGGCCTTTAAAAGGTACAGTAGTTTCTGGTACAAGGACTACTAAAAATGCTAATGGGGATGAGAAAGAAGTGGTACCTGTTGGTACTGAAGTTAAACTGTTCCTTACAAGGGTGCCATCTGATACCCATGCTGGAGGTTACATGAACTTCTTTGAGATTAGTACTGGCCTAAGTGCTTCTCAGGATGAGCTTAATGCATTGCTTAATGCACATGTTGGTTCTCAGGTTGAGGGTCAGCTTGCTTCACAGCAACTATAAGCTTACTCACAATGAATGATATTACAGGTAGTCTACGGACTACCTGTTTTATTTTTGTAGAGGTTGTGATGCTACGCATCACTGGTGTACTCAGATGAGTTAAATCTCCACGTATAACTACGTTGTACAAGTTCATTCTGTATTGTTGTCACTGTGTGTATACATAGTTGTACTACTTCACATATAACTACGTAGTTTATGTTCATTTTATATGATTTGTGTGATTTATTTTGTTTGTGTTTATGTGTAAAGGAGTACACATACTATCAAATAACACCTAAATTCATTCTAATCAAAAACAACACTACATATATAATATAGCCAAATCATGAATACAACCAAATACAGACAATCACAATCATTTACTGCTAAAGAACAGCAAATATATGATTGGTATAGGGAATATGGTGCTAAAAATGGTCACATTTTATTAAAAGACTATATAAATAGTAGATATGTACCATTAGAACACAAGAAAGTGGCTGAAATAGCATTAAGAGATTATGAATCAGTGTTATTTGATACTTATCAATTAAATACTAAATTACATAAGAACCATGCTATAATTGATAATTAAGCTTAAAATAGAGTGGTATAATTGGTAAAACTGCAGATAAGTCCCAATGGCCTGCTCTATTTTAAAATATAATTAAAGCAATGAATATAGAATCATTATATCTTAGCATTTTAAATAATTTCAATAATTATATTGAAATGCTATATACTCAAGCTATGAGTAAACTCTTATCAGAGGATGTGAAAGATAGTAATAAGCTTATTAATGAAGAGCTTATTGAAAACTATTTAAAGAGAAGAGGATATGTAGCTAACTACATATTGGGTAAGAGAATCATGATAAAGGATTTCACTTGTGTATATGTACACAATAAATATATAGAGATATGGCATGATATTCCTAATAAGTATACATCAGTGTTCATAACTCAGAGTTATCTAACCAATTTACCAATTACTCTTAACTATATGGAGAGAGTATAATAAATAAGTAATTATGAATAAAAATATAAAAGCAGGACTATTAACTTTATTGTGTATATTAATATTCTTAGGTATAATATGGTTAATGGTTAACTTTACAAAAACAATAATACTAGTTTTTGCTTTGTTGATGATATGTGTATTTATATACCTTGTATTTAATATAATAAAAAAAGATTATTTAGATTAAACTCTTGTTCAATTGCAGGTAAACTAAATCTTAGAAAGCATCACATATTAATAATGGAGTTGTTATTGGCTCAAGGTGCAACCTTGCAAGAGTTTATTAATATATTAATCCTCTAACTGAAGATAGACAGTAATACGGACTAATCTCTGGGTTATGTTGGTGCACATAAAAGTGCACATTACACTACTGCCAAGAGTAGGTTGTTTATTGTAAGCTATTGATTAGGGCAGACAATTATTTGTGCAGTCATTCAGCTATAGATGAAGGCTTCCCTAACAAAAGTCCACTTGGAAATGGATTGGAGGATTTTTAATAATATAGCTAAGAATTAGGTAAAAGTTCCTATAAAGAGAAGCGGACTCTTCTTAGCTTATAATATAACTCTCATAACAGGTGTCACATCACAGCCCTGAAAGAACAGAGATACTATTATTGAACCAGTATAAACATTAAGATGTAGCTACTGAGGGGTGAGGGTAATCCATTAGGCTAAGGTAGTATCAACCCTTTATTCTAAGACTAACAGTAGTAGAGCTTATGAGAGTTTTTAATATAGAATGTAAGATGAGGAGGTAAGTAGGGGAGTAAAAAGTAAGATTGACTATCATACTATATGAGCTGAAAGGAATAAGGGGTTTAGTCAACTGTGTAGTCTTACATTTTTAAATATAATTTATTAATCTTAAAAACTAAATAAAAGTGAAACAAAACAATCAAACACAGTCAGATATTGCATTACAAATACAACAAGGTATTGATAATGTTAATAATGAAATATACAATTTCTGAGTATGGAAATAGTATCTATAATAATAGTAGTTCTATTTATGATAGGACTCTATACAGTATGTTTTGCTATGCCCTATACAATATATAGGTTTGAGAAACTTCATACAATACGCATGAAGGTAATAAAACGCTCTCGTCACTTACTTCCATATATACCAGACAGAAGTAAGATTAGTTTATTTAATTTCTGGTATCCTGATGAGGATAAGATAATGCGTATGGCAAGGCAGAAGTATAGATATCACAAACATTTAAATTCTTAAGTTATGGAATATGTTAATAGAATAATAGCTGCTGATATAGGTCGTAAAGTATCTTGTATGATACAAGGTAGAGAAGTTATGGGAGAGATTGCTTATAAGAATGGAATTTTCTATATTTTACAAGATTTTAAAGATGGAATGAAAATCTCACCACATCTTAGAAAGGGTTATAAATATTCTTGGTGTATTGCTGATGGCTCACCAAGTAGTCTTAGAAGTAATGATGTTACGAAACTAATCTTTCGAGATGACCATAGTGGATATCACAAAATGCCTATACCAATAGGTATGGATAGTCATTCAAGAGGATATTATATCAATAAGTGGAGAGATATAGATATGGATAGAGCTCATATAGACAAGGATATACCTGAGAAAAATGAGCCTCAGTCCATACAATTAATGAGTAATTATGAACCTTTAATAATAAATCAAAATGAGTAGTAGATTTTCATTTTCAGCACTATATCGTGCTACAGAAGAGGCTATGCAAGCTATAAAAGAGCCTTTTGTTTTAAACAAGAACAAAAGAGCTGTTGATTCAGCAATTGATTCAGCTGAAACCCAGAAAATAGATGCAGAAGAAAAGCTTGAAAAAGAGCTTGCTATTGTAGCTAAGGGAGAAGTTATCAATGTGAACAAAGTGCTTCAACTAAGACAGACTATCAAAAATGCTGAGCTTACAGTTGTAGAGCTTAAGGCATTCAAAGATGAGTTCTTTGCTAAGGAAGACTAATGAAGAAACTCATGCTTCTAATAGTTATACTACTTATATGTAGTAGTAGCTATGCAGATAGACCTACAGATGGACCACCAGGACAAGAAGACACAAACTTTTGTGATGAACACCCTAATCATCCATTATGTGGGGGTGATGAAGCTCCAATAGATGACTATGTACTCTCAGCATTTGCTGTAATGGTATTATTTATGTCAATTTATTATCGCAGAAAGAGGGACTGATTATATATTCATAAACAATAAACTTAATAACTTCACAAGATATTGAGTGCACCAGTTTTCCTATTATTTACTTGGAAAAGGCTCATGATTACACACTAAAGACTCTTGTAGGTACAGTGACCAGTATGATTAAGACCAGGAAATACCTCGCGGGTTAAAAGGAATAAATAATAGGTTTTAGGTGTAAAATACAAACTAATTAAAGATGAATAGTATACGAGGTTCTGCTATATTATATTAAAATAATATGATATAGATATAATAGAAAATATAAGTATAAGAGAATTTGAGGGAGTATGTATGAGTAACATCTTGTACTCCCTTTTAATACATTTCATCATCAATAATAACAATCTAAATAATTATAACAATGAAAAAATTCCTATCAATTGCTATTTTATCCTTAACATTAGGATTGAATAGCTGTAGTACAGATGATTCTGCAGCTACAACAAATAATATTGTTGTTCCAGACCCTAATGAGCCTAACGAATTGAATTATACACTTCGTATTGAGGTTGACAGGGTAATGGACTACATTCGTGTAGATATTAAGAATGATGAAGGAGAAATCCTTGAAACAGATTATGTTGAAGACCAGTGGCAATCTAATGTCATTATAAATATAGGTACCAATCTAACAATTACTATGTACTCTGAGGGTAACTATTTCTCAGGATACTATAAACTGTTAGAGGGTTCAGGGCCTATAGAAATAGAGAGCCAGGAGGTACAAGAAACCTTTCAGTTATTTACTGCAAACTTGAATTATTAACTCTAAATATATAATCATGGAAAAGATTCCAGTTAATGTTACCCATGGAACAGGTAACACGTATCTTGCTTTAGGCTTGCCTGACACCCCTGAGTTCAAAGAAGAACTATCTGCAAAATGTGTTGCAATCACTGATAAGTTCATTGAAGCTGCTGAGGCTGAAGATAAACAAGCTTACACCAGGTCTCACTTTGCTGAAGATATTATTAATACATTTTCTGCAGCTGAAATCCTGGTTTTTGCTATGGGCTACTTTGAAAGTACTGCTGAGCAGATAGCAAAGAAAAGAGCTATGGTATCAGGCCTTGAAGGTGTTATGAAAACACTTGAAGAGACGTTGAAGAGCAGAGGTGTTGATGTAGAGGCCATGAAAGCCAACATTGAAAAAGAGTTGGAAGCTTCTAAAGCACAGAGTAATTAATTACACAAAAGGGGTTAGAAATAACCCCTTTTTAACTACAAAAACAAATGTTTAAATTTCATTTCTCATATAAAGACCCTAATGTTATAGACAGGTTTTTCCTAAGGGGTCATAATGTATATCTATCTAAAGATGATATCATTAAAGCTATTGAGCAATTTAGGGAAGATAAGCCTGATTGTGAAATAGAGGGAATATTAAAAACAAAAATAGAAGAAAAATAACAATGGAAGAAGTCACTATGACATCAGAAGTAGCAAGAGCACGTGAGGAAGGAAAGTACTCAGGAGCTCCTGAATTTGATGTGGACAGAGTTGCTAAAGAATTAGACGGAGTATTTCAGTCAGTATTAACTGGTAAAATAAGTACTTTAGATAATGAAGCAAAGGTCCGTGTCTCAAAGTTTGAAGAAGAACTTGATGTAGCATTAAAAGTTTATGGAAAGGAAATTCAAACTATATTTCCTGAGATTAAGCAAAGATTGCTGGATGAGGTTATTAAAGGTAGAGCAGTTATAGTATTACCAGATAGTGCTGAAGTTGCTATATCACATATGGACCATCCAGAAATGGAAAATGTTGTGAAATCATTGCATCTTCACAATAAGGCAATGCTTGTAGGCCCTGCAGGAACAGGTAAGACTACAATGATTGGTCATATTGCAGAAAGGAAAGGTTTACCCTTCTATAAATACTCTTGTTCAAGAGATTCTTCAGTACATGACCTATTAGGTTATAAGCAACCTGCTTCAGAGACATACTTAGAGACTTCATTTCTCAGATGTTATGAAGAAGGAGGTATATTCCTCGTAGATGAGTATGATGCTATGTCAGGAGATATGGCATTGTTCTTTAATGGCATTGCTGATAACTCTAAGTTCATATCTATACCACATAGAGATGATAAGCCTACTGCTCAAAAGCATAAGGATTTCTATCTTGTGATGTGTGGTAACACATGGGGTAAAGGTTCTACTGATTATTCAGGTAGGGACTTCCAGGATATGGCACTTATGGATAGGTTCAGGTTCTGCAGACACCATATTGGATACCATCATGCTCTTGAAAGAGAGTTAATGCAGCACAATTATCCATTTGCTGTAGCATTAAGGGGAGCTCTTGAAAAAGTAGGAAGTTATTTATCTACACGTAATGTGGAAGATATATCCAGGCTTATTCAATGTGATGTAGACCCTAAGTCTATAGTAGCTATGGTTACTCAGGATTTATCTGAACTAGATAAACCTGTTATATTAGAGGCTGTTAAGGACATAACTATAAGGAAAGAGAAAATAACAGTTAAGTGTGAAAAGGGTGTAGAATATGTTCTTGATAAACTTATAGCTACTTATCCTTTGAATAATCCTGCCAAATTAGCAGAGCTTAAAGCAGGTAAACCAGTTCTATACTCTAACTATCTCGAAGCTATGTCTAAGATTAATGGACTATCTCCTTCAAGAGAAGGTATCCCAACTAAACGTTAACAATGGAAAAGCCAGAATTTACATATAAGCTTCTTCCTTCTGGTACACATTTGGTAAGATTTGATGAGCTTCGTGAGATATATAAGTATGATGACCCTGATTTTAATCCTACTGGTATATCTATTAGAGAGAAAACCAAAGAGGAGTATTTAGAACGTAATAGTCAGTATCTCAAGGAAAGACATATCCTAACTCCTAAGAAACTCAAAATCATTGATGATGCACGTAAGGATATGGAACTTGATAAAGAGTTCTTAGATTTGGTATACAAAGCTAAGTCTCATAAAAGAGCATTTGCTATGAATAAGTTTGGAGGAAATCTCTCCATGCCACACTATTCAACAGGTGCTGAGAAGGTCTTTAAAAGAGGACAGCCTGGTGCCAAGAAGATGACCCTTAATTTAGCTTTTCAGGTAGGTACATTTACAGGAGGTAATTATACTCAATCATTTGTGCGTATCTTAAAGACAGTACTTATGTGTCAGGCAATGAATATACAATTAAATATTGATGTGTTTGACTCTGACGAAACAGGTATTGACAATCATGATTCTTATGTAATATGTAATGTTGCAAAGTCTCATGAAAAGTTAAATATGCGTAATATACTAGCCTCATCACATCAAGAATTCTTTAGTACTACTTTATTTAATGGATATTCTGCAGCAGGAATGCCAGGGTTTATCAGTGGTTATCTTGACCAACATCAAATAGTACAGGATTTGGGAGAGTATTATGATGTCATAGGTGGTAATATGCTTGTCAATAAGTTTAATGATGAGCAACAAGAGTTAGTAAGTAAAATCCTTAAAATTGGCCTCTATGGAAATGGGTAAATTGGTTATTGATAAGAGTTACTTCAAACTCTCTGGACCACAAGATGATTCTGAATCTTCAGGAAGTGGAAGCTCTGGGATACCTCAGGAATATAATCTACATGTTCTTAAGGAATTACAGAAAGCTCTTACAGAAGCCAAAGGATATGAATATTATGATTATCCTGAAGAAGAGGGAACTGTTGTTGAGAAACATGAAATAACACATGAGGTAAAACATAGTAACTCAGAGTCTTTTAAAGTAAGACAAAAGAATAGGTGGAGAAACCTGTTTTAACAAAATGCAAAGAAAAAATAGCAAAGCATTCCGAGTGAACAATAGTAGCTCAAATGCACAGAAAGTACACAAAAAAGAAAATCCTATGATAAAAGCCCTGCAGAAGGTTGCTATTATGGGAGGAACCATAACATATCTCTTTACCAGTACAACTAAAGTATGGAATGAGGATAAGAAAGAGTGGGAGCCTGTAACTACTGTAAAGTGGAGGCAACACTCTAATATTAATCCTTTAGTTTTCTATAAACTCGTGGATAACAGGAGTGTAAGAAGAACTTACGAAGAAGTATTAGAGGTATTCCAGGATATCTCAGAGGACATGGGAGCATGTTATTTTGAGATAGGTTAATATTATGTTTGCAGTCAAAGAAAGAAAGTACAAGGAGTCCATAGTGGACTCCTTTTACACTGCAAATATAGATATGCCTGTAATAGCTACTATACTTGCTGGACCAAGATTTGATGAGTTAGCTACACTTGCTTACAATAGACTCAAACCCATAGAGATTAATTCTTATGAGATTGATGAGGCTGTATTTGAAAGACAGTGTTTCCAACTACAAAACCTGGTATCTCCTGAGGTTGCTGAAATATCAACACTATATTTACAGGATGTTAATAAATGCTTCGTATCCAATTTTATGGATATTGACTTAATGGGAACAATATTAACCCAGGGTAACACAATAAGACAGCTATTAGAACAGCAATCTGAATTATTGGGTACAAAAGTATTTATTGGTACATTCTCTGTAAGAAACTCTGGTGGATTAGAGTCAACACTTAATTATATACAAAATGTAATTGGTTTAACTCTTAAATCCAGGGTATATATAGATAAAACTCAGAGAGAGAAGGAGCATTTAGGTAGGGCAGAGTATAAACACAAGTTTAAAACTTCCACAAGAGGAAGGATTAAGGATTTTATTGTGTATTCTTACTCTGATAAGGAAGGGCCTATGGTAACATTTCGTATTGTGTATACATAATACAAATTGTCAAATTAAAATTGAACTGAAAAGATGTCAAAATCAAATTCAACATTAGCTGGTAAATTAGGTTCTATACAACCTAAAGAAGGTTTAGTAGCTGCTAATAATGTACCTACCCCAGACACTAAGAACATACAAGGGTATGATGCATATAAGCAAGATAAGTGGTTAAGATTGTTAACAATGCTTAATGTACTTAAACTACAACCACAATATTACAGAAGTGAGAGGACAGCACTACAAGAGTTACAAACTCTTATCAAAGAATGTGCTACTGAAGATGCATACTTCACATGTCAGTGTATAGTATGGTCAAGATGTTTAGGGGAAGGTATGAGAACTATTTCTCATGCTGCTTCTGTATTTGTAGCACCATACATTTCAGGACAAGAGTTCTCTAAGAGGTTCTATGGACCATGGAACAAGAAAGAGAAAAAAGGTGGTGTGATTTATAGGCCAGATGATATGAATGAGATATTACAAGGTTTTGTAGCTCTAAATGGAGAATACAAAACTACAACTGTAACAAATCATACTACTGGTGTTTCAGACACTCAGGTAGATATCTCAGGTACAAAGTTAACTAATGCTATGAAGAAAGGATTTAAAGCAGCCATTGAGAGTCTTGACTCTTATTCATTGCTTAAGTATAAGTCCTCTCTGATAGATGTTATAAACCTTGTACATCCTAAATCATCAGACTCTCAGGCTACAGTAGAGGTGGATGGAGAAACTGTCTATACTATTGATGCTATAATGAGAGGAATGAATGTTTCTGCTAATACTTGGGAAGTAAACCAAGGAGAGGCAGGTCAAATTGTTTCTAAAGCTGTCAAGGAAGGTAAAATCACTGAAGAGGAAGCTAAAGAGGTATTAACTCAAGCTAAAGCAGATAATTGGGAAGAGATGCTTAATGAAGGTAAATTACCTATATTAGCAACTCTTAGGAACTTAAGGAACATCCTTAAAACTAATCCTAAAAGTGAAACAATTAAGAAATTGTGTGAACTTGTATCTAATCCTACCTTGTTAAGACAAGGTAAGATAATGCCATATCAGATTGATATGGCTAATGAGATTATGCTTACTGAGTTTAGTGGCTCTACTGCAAGGACTGTATCTAAAGCTTTAGCTGAAGGTTATGAACTTGCTGTGCCTAATTTAGCAGAGTTATTACCAGGTAATAATGTAGTGTTCTTAGATATGTCAAACTCTATGACTTGGCATAAAGTTAGGGTTAATGGTAAAGAAGGCTCTACTACTCCTGCAGATAAAGCATGTCTTATTGCTGCAACTATAGCTAAGGCTACTGGAGCTGATATTATGATATTTGGTACAAGTGCTAAGTATGTACAATATAACCCTAATACGGATGTATTTACATTAGCTAAGCAATTGAATAATGCCAATATGGGTGGTACTGATTTATCTACAGCGTGGAAATTAGCTAAATCATCAGGTAGGAAATATGATAGAGTATTTATCTTATCTGATAATGAGGTTAACACAGGAAATACCTATAATGCTTATAGGGACTATATGAGTAATATGGGTAATCCGTATGTATATTCAGTAGACTTAGCAGGATATGGTACTAATGCTATTGCTGGGGATAAAGTAAGGTATTATTATGGGTATGGATTTGCTATGTTTGATGATATAGCAACTTCAGAGTTCAATCCAACTCATCACATTGACAAAGTAAAACAAGTAATAATTTAAAAAAGTAGTCTTATGTTTGTAGAATATAATGGCAAGACATATGCATTTAGATTTATGCATATCACAAAGGATGAGGCAGAATTCTCTCCTGAAGGTTTAATGATAATACCGAGGCAAACAGTTTGTTTGGTACAAGTTAAGGAGGGAGAGGATTGGAAAGACCTCACAGTACAGACTCAGGAGGGTGATGTAATATCAGAACATGTTGTTGTTGGTATTGCAAGAGTACATCCTAATGACAAAAACTTTGTCAAAGAAATAGGTAGGCAAATCTCTTTAGGTAATGCTCTTAAGAAGTTTGTACCTAAGGAAGATAGAATTATGTTCTGGGAGACTTATAGGAACTGGAAAACATCCAAACCAAGGATGTTATTATCTACCAATATGTCAGCAATAGAGACTTTACTTAAAGAATCTAAATCATGAGAATATTAGGAACTATATTTTGTATACTGCTGTTCATTGCAGCAGTATACTATAGTCTCGTAGGTACAGCAGGTAATGTTGAAACCTTAAAAGAGAGAGCACCTAAAGAGATGCCTGCCAGAGGTTGGGAAATTCTTAGATATGAGGGTTTCCAGTATGGTAGTTATAATACACATGGTGGTTCTGTATGGTATCATGTTAGGGAAATAGAAAACCCTAATGTTCAATATAGGGTAAAAATATCCTTATGGAATGATGAGCTGCAATATTACTATGGACAACCTGAGAAACTTATCAGGCATGAGGTAGAATATAAGAGTAAATAAAAAACTTTAAAATATTTAACCTGGCTCTTGCTGGGTTAAATATTTTTCTTTAACTTTGCACAGGTTCTTTGACATGAAAACAATTATAATAGATACATCTTACTTTGTAAAGGTAAGACCATATGACCCCGTGTATCAATTAGCCTTATTTAAGTTAGTACAACGTAATAATAATGGGTTATGGCCAAGTGAGTTAATATGGACTACTGCCTATGGAGCTAAGTACAGACTTAAGGAAATGAGTGATAGTCATGTAATTAATGCTCGTAGAAGATTGGAAGACCCTGTACAAGAGTTTCCAAAATATTGGGGTGGTGTAAGTAAAGAAAACTGGTTAATAGCTTTTACAGCAGAACTTATAAAAAGAAAACTAATATAAGGGGGTGACTGGTTTTGACAGCTAAGAGTAGGTAATAATATTCAGCAGTCAGTGATGACTTAAAACATTGAAGGTGAAATAATTAAATGGCAACATTGATAATACACAAGTAGAAGCTAACATGACTGTAGTACACAACATATTAAATGGTGGTTCGTATGAAGGTCAACTCAAAGGAGAAGATGATTTAGTTACATCTAAAGGAACTTTTGTTAAAACAAATATGTTAGTAGCTGCCTAAGCTATAAATAGAAGAACACAACACATAGGGATTATGGATTACTAATGTTCCTCTCAATACATTAGAACAATAAGCTGTATACAATATTATTAGTTGAAAATAGTTTGGACAGGAGTTCGACTCTCCTCACCTCCACAAATAGTACCTCAGCATATTTGGTGTATGACGCTACCCTGTCACGGTAGAGATTGCGGGTTCGAATCCCGTAGGTACTGCTAAAGAGTAGTAACACATAAGATACTTCGAAATCAAATTTTTACTTTGGCAATTCAAAAAACAATCTTATGTAATTTTCTCTCTTTATTTTTAATGCTGGATTAACTCAACGGTAGAGTACTTCACTTGTAATGAAGAGGTTATAAGTTCGAATCTTATATTCAGCTCAAACTTTTAAATATATAATTATGGAAGGTTTTATTGTAATACTTGCTGTTTTACTTTTTATAGGATTTGCTTTAACATTTAATGATGATGATTCAGGACCTCATATGACTTAAAATTAAAAGCCCTTGTAGCTTAAATGGAAAAGCCACACCCTTCTAAGGTGTTGAGTACAAGTTCGAATCTTGTCAGGGGTTCACATAGAGTGGTTAGGAATAGGTTACTTCGTAAACAATATAAAGGCAGAGTCTTAGGACTCAGAGACTATATAAGTTTCAATTAACTACGTGTAGTAACACGTTGCGAAATGAGGTTAACTTATGGGTTACTTCAACTATAAGGGAAGTTATACTCCCTAAGAGTATAATGGTATGGCATTATCTATACAACCCTATTCCTTCATTCCCTCTTAAAATTGGTGTGTAGCATAGCCTGGCCTAATGCAGTAGACTGTTAATCTACCTATCGTAAGTTCGAATCTTACCACACCAGCAATTAGTCCTATTAGCTCAGGGGTAGAGCAGGAAGCTCATAACTTTCAGGCCATTGGTTCAAATCCAGTATAGGACACAATTTGCGTGCAGTAGCTCAATTGGTAGAGTAGTAGTCTCCAAAACTATTGGTTGTAGGTTCGAGTCCTACCTCACGTGCTAATATCTGTTATTTTACCGATAATTCAATTTATCGTATAAATGACCGATAAACTAGTAGATTAAGTTATTCTGTGGCTCTACAAGATGTGCACATCTACACGGAAGCATGCATCCTTAACTCAGTCTGGCCAGAGTGTTTCCCTTACATGGAAAAAGTCCTAGGTTCGAATCCTAGAGGATGTACTAAATTTTATCGGTATGGAACTATTAATAGGCACAATGGTTTTAATTATACTTGCATTCATAGCGGGTATGTCAAGTAGGGACAGATAGCAAAGCAGGTCTATGCATTGGTCTGAAACACCAGGGATGAAGGTTCGAGTCCTTCTCTGTCCACAATACTAATAGTAAGACATTAAGTTACTTCGCAACACTTTTAATGTTAAGGTCATAGGTTCGAATCCTATACTATGTTTATACATGGTTAGCTCAGTTGGTAGAGCATAGAAAAATACACTTAAAGTCAAGTTCTTTAGTATTAATTGGGATGTGAAAGCCATTTGGATATGGCAGCCTGACTGTAAATCAGGTCTTTTCGGGGGAGTGGTTCGAGTCCATCACATCCCACAATTATTCTAGCGTGGTAGTCAGTAGTTGGAAGCTTGTAAGGCTCATAACCTTATGTCGTAAGACCCCGTGAGTTCGAGTCTCACCCACGCTACAATAATCTTTTAGAGTAATGGACTAAATGGGTAAGTCACTTGCTTTGGGAGCAAGGTATCATGCAGGTTCGAATCCTGCTTACTCTACTAAATTTTTATTATTATGAATTATATTGAACAAGAAATTCAAGAAGCATTAGAAACTCAGCTTACTCTAATTAGAGCTGTTATTGCTAATGATGAATTAAGAAAATTAAATGCTGAGGCTATAAAACTATCTTATGACAGTTTTATAGAGCAAGGATTTAGTAATGATGATGCTATTAGGTTAGTTTGTGCATCTATCAAAAAAGTCTAATCAGACAGATTCCTCTATGGCCAAATTGGTTAAGGCACCTCACTTTTAATGAGGGGATTTCAAGTTCGAGTCTTGATGGAGGAACAACAATGCCCTTGTAGCCCAACTGGTAGAGGCAATAGATTTAGGCTCTATGTAGTGAGAGTTCGAATCTCTCTGAGGGTACTAAAATTTATATCGTGGGTAGTAATAAACTCACTGAGTCTTGCAGGACTCGGAAGATTTCACTGCAATGAAATGATAGATATAAATTTTTAATTTAAAATATGCCCCTGTAATCCAATTGGCAGAGATAAAGGTCTTAAACACCTTCCAGTTTTGGTTCGAATCCAAATAGGGGTACAAATTATAGTAGGTATCTGGCAGGATGAAGAGCTTGTCTTGAAAACAAGTATTGGGTAATACCAATGGGAGTTCGAGTCTCCCACCTACTACAAATATCCTGAACCTCTGAATCTACGAAATAGTGTTGCTTTGTAGTAACATGTTTAGTTAAGTAGAGTATACTCAGATAAGCTCAGCAGGATAGTACAAGATATAAAGAGGTTGAAAGTCTTGTACATTTATAGAGGATAGGTAGATATTGGTTTGCTACACTTACCTGCTAAGTAAGACTTGGTTAAACAAGTGAGGGTTCAATTCCCTTGTCCTCTGCAATATACAGATATAGCTCAATTGGTGGAGCATCTCACTGATACTGAGAAGGCTATAGGTTCAAGTCCTATTATCTGTACTAAGATTCCAAATTATTTTGTAGTTTGGAATCTCTTCTTTATCTTTACATCATGGAAACAAAAATATGTAGCAAATGTAAAGAAGATTTACCAGTTGAACAATTTTCAACTAAAAAAGGTAAACTACAGAGTTATTGTAAGTCTTGTCACAAAGAGTATAGACAACAACATTATATTGACAATAAACAAAAATATATTGATAAAGCTGCTCAATATAGGAAAGAGTTTTATAAATGGTTTGAAGAACTTAAGAAAACTTTAAAATGTCAATCTTGCGGAGAAGATAGATATTGGGTTCTTGATTTTCACCATATTGATTCACAAACTAAAGATAATGAAGTTTCTAATTTAGTTAATACTTGTAGTAAAACTAAGGTATTAGAAGAGATTGATAAGTGTAAGGTATTATGTAGTAATTGTCATAGAGATTTACATTATCAAGAAAAACAAATGCAGTATATAGCTTAACTGGTAAAGCACTGGTCTTCCAAATCAGGGATGCAGTTCGAATCTGATATGCTGCTCAAAAATTAATATTATGGTTAAAACAGTTATTAATGGGAATGAATGTTACATCTATATGAATGGTTCTTTGATTCATAAAACAAGATGTGATAATTCACAATCAGGTGTTACATTTGATGTAATGGCTTACAGAAAGAATGATAGTCTCAGTACTATAAAGTAAAAATGCTGCTTTCGTCTAAATTGGAATAGGACACCACCCTTTCAAGGTGGGTAATGCGAGTTCGAGTCTCGTAGGCAGTACAAAATGCCAGGGTAACTCAGGAAGATTAGAGTGCCTAACATATATTAGGAGTAAAATCTTAAGTTAGGAAGTCGGAGGTTCAAGTCCTTCTCCTGGTACAAATACATATTATATGGAAACATTATTAGACAGTAATGAGATACAACGCGTGGTATTTCATTACAACAAGAAACACAATGAAGATGTAACAATCCCTTGTTGGGTGGTAAAACACAAAGGTGCAACTTATTATGTTAATCATCTAGACTCTGAGGTAGGATTTACTACTAAAGAAACTCCAGATAATGAGCATACTAAAGGAGCCCTACAATTCAGGGGAAAATTAATGATAGTAAAAGAAAATGGAATTACAACAGCTATCATTAGGAACTAAAATTAAAATGAAACTTGAGCAACCCACATTTATATGCTCAGGTAGAGATGTAAAAGAGTGTTACTATAGAGGTACTATAGTAGGTAAAAATGAGAATGATATAATTGAGATATCCTTCAAATATAAAGGTAATTTTATAGTAGGCCACTATAATATTATATTAGAGCATTTTATGGAGGAATATCTAAGAGATATTAAAATTATATCATAAGTTAATTAGAAGAAGCGCGAGTGGCTGGTTGGAATAAGCGAGTAGGTTGCAAGCCTACTGGATATCTGAAAAGAGTTTATAATGATAATATTAAACAGAAAAAGAGTAAAATCTTGGGTTAATAGTATAGTTATAAATCGTGTCCATGGAGGTTCGAATCCTTCCTTGCGCTCAACACAGAAGAAATGTTATAAACAGTAGTGATAGTTAAGTTACTTCGAAATCCATCACAAGGAAGAGATTGTCAGTTCGAGTCTGGCCCCCTGCACTAAATATAACGTCATGCAGGGGTAGGGTAATTGGTTAGCCCGCTTAAAAGAAAACAACACTTAACTTATATTCTCTGTTAATTTGGGCTTGGAGCATGACTGGTTATGCACTACACTTGCACTGTAGGGTATGTGAGTTCGAATCTCATCAGGTCCACAACATGTTAAGTTTTCTTTGTTTTCACAAAACAAAGTGGTGGAATGGCCTTATTGATTTATGGCCCCAAAAGGTAGTTTCTCTTTCTCCCTTCATTAATTTGTAAATTGAAAGAGTACAATGCTCCTTAGTATAATTGGTAGTACACTTGACTTTGGCTCAGGTAGTATTGGTTCGAACCCAGTAGGAGTAACTAATTTAAAATTAAAAAAGATGCGTAAATATGTTTTATTGGTATTGTTAGTTTTAACAACTCTTTGTTCATCTTGTACAGATAATCAAAGAGCAAGACAATGGGGTGGAACTGAGGAAATAATTCTTCCTAAGAATCATGTCCTTATAACAGCCACATGGAAAAATGATGAAATGTGGATACTTACAAAAGATACTGTAACAGATATCAATTATTTTAAAGAGAAATCTAATTGGGGTGTTTTAGAGGGAACTGTAATTTTCAAAAATAAATAAATTATGCGTAAATTCTATCCATGGATACCAATAATTGGTATCTTTTTAGTGGCAGGATTATCTTGTAAAGAAGATAGTTCTAAGTTTTATGAGACAAGGCTTAATGAGCCTATGGTCTTCTGTCTAAGTGCTATAGTACAAGCTGTAGTAGTAGTGGGTTTAGGAATCCTTATAACTTTTAGTTAAAAACACATGGTGGCTATAGTGTTAATGGTAACATGCTTGATTGTGGTTCAAGAGTTTTGAGTTCGAATCTCAATAGTCACCCTATTAAAACCAATTTATTATGAAAAAAGTTTTTTGCACAATTGTGCTTGCAGTAAGTCTTCTTACTTCATGTCAACCAGAGTCTCCTATCTCTGAGAATCCTTCAAACACTGAATCAGTATACACTTCTTATCAAAGAGAAGAAACTCCTTTAGTTGTAGTTGAGGAGACTGCTACAGATGTAACTGCTCCAGGATATGTTATTATATATCCACCATTAGAACCTAATGGTAATGAGTATCATATAATCATTGATTGTATGGATAAAGGTACAATTGATGGAGATACTCTTGTAAGATATGGTTATGGTACAGGACAGGATGGGAAAAAGTTTATGATAAAAGCTACTACTTATTACATGCCTAGATTTGGAAAATTCTTTACTAAGTACGAGAGTGTGGCAATACCACCATCTGAGTATGGTTGTTAATTAAAGATATTCTTTGTATCTTTGTAATATAAAAGCTTTGCCAAGTTAGTATCCATATAAAGAAAAACTTGAGGAACTAACCAAAGCTTTTTAAAATGACTCTGTAGTATAACGGTAGTGCTTAGGTCTGCAACACCTAAAGTTCTGGTTCGAATCCAGATGGAGTCTCGACTTTATGTCAGGTATAGAAATTGGTAGGGAGTTTAGGGGTTGTCTAAAACAACCCCTTTACTTTTTTATTAACTAAAAACTAAAGTATGAGAAAAATATTAAGTATTATAATGATATTATCAACAATGTCATTTAGTAGTTTAGATATTACAAAAGCCAGTTGGTATGGTCACCCATATCATGGCAGGAAAACAGCTTCAGGAGAAATTTTTAATAAAGACTCTTTAACAGGAGCACATAGGACACTTAAGTTTGGAACTAAGATTAAAGTGGTAAACTTAGCTAATGGAAAGGAAGTTACAGTACGAATAAATGATAGAGGACCCTTTTCTAAATCAAGAGATTTGGATTTATCAGAAGCAGCTTTTAAAGAAATAGCTAATCTTCAAAGAGGTGTTATTAAGGTTGATTACGAAATTACAGAATAAAGAAATGAGCAACTCAATTCCTGTGACAGGTAGCCCAGGGAAGTCACAATCAAATAGTTTAAATTATAAAACTCATTTTGAAACACCTTCAGGGGTATGCATCAACTGAATATTGGTTTGGTAGGCTCAAATGGACTAATGAATATAAGGTAGTAGTTGCTCATTTAATATATTAATTATGGAAAAGAAATGTAAAGTAGTATTATTACCTACTGATGAACCAAGTTATTTATTTATTATAAATAAAAAAAAACTTTCATTTACAACAATAGGTGGTAGGGTACACAAAACTAATATATATCAACCTCAACATCTTTATATTTTATCTGATGATGTAATAAAAGAAGGAGATTGGTACTATGAAGAATTTGATGGAAGAGAAATAGGTTTGGCTGGTAAAGATGAAGTTAAGGAAGCACACTTATATAAAAAAATAATAGCTACAACTAATCTTGATTTAATAAAAGAAGGGGTACTACCTATTAATAATAAATGGTTAAAAGAATATTGTAATAATCCTGTTGATGAAGTGTTAGTAGAATACTATAATCCTTATGAAAAACTTATAGGTAATAAAATAGGAAGTAATATTGGTAATTTTACATTAAAAGAATCTTCATTTAAACTTAAAATAAGTTCTGACGGCACTATTGTAATCAAATATACAGAAACTTGGGATACAATAGAAGATAAAATGTTTGAAGTTTCAGCAAAAGCACGAAATAATAGTTATCAATATATGTTATATTGGTTAAAAGAAAATTACGAAGTACCTAAAAAGAAATAAGTATGAAGAAGATTTTAGCATTTATCCCTACATGGGTATTATACTATACAGGGGATTTTATATCAAGATACTTGTTTATGGGTTACTTCATGTGGAGTTTCTACTTGTATAACTGGTGTATGATTAAATCAATGGAAATACAGGATTGGGCTGGACTAAAAGAGCCTTGGCAATATTCTGAAGAGGAGTAATAACAATAATATAAATAATATGAGTAGAGTAATTTTAGCTGCAGTAGTCTATATAGGCTTTTTTGGGAGTATAATAGCAGGATGTGTAGTTACACAGTCTGCATGGCCACTATGGGCACTATTACTAATGCCATCATTTAAAACCACAAGAGAAAAAGATGAATAAGCAGAAATCAATAAACAGGCAGATTAAAAGAGGACATATTATTGTAACTCCTGAAATCAAGACACACAGTGTCATTACAAGATGGGATACAGACCCTATAATGGGTGGTGTTAACCCAGTATGGGAAGATAAGACTGAAATAATTCCTATCTTCCATAGAAGAACCAAAAGAGGCAAGCTTCTCAGAGCGTAGTAATACGTGTTTTTATAGAATATCACTTCCCACAGATATTATATTGCATAGTTTCTATTAGAAACTGATTGTTTTAGCAATCACATAACGAGTTTAAGTTTCTAATAGTATTCTTTGGAAACCCTTTTATTGATATGTACACTATTCCTTGCGAGCATTATGCTTCATTCAGGGTAGGTATGTATTAATTTTAGGGTTTCCTATTTTTATTGTGTTACCCATTAAGAATTATATTCTATGCAGTACACAGTTTTTGATATAGAGACAAATGGGTTGTTAGATACTGTAAGTATTATACATTGTTTGTCCTATAGAACTTTTATCAATGGGGAAGAGATAGATAAAGGTACGTTAACTAATTATGAAGAGATAAGGAACTTTGTACTATCCCAGAAAGTTTTAGTAGGTCATAATATAGTAAGGTATGATATACCAGTGTTAGAGAAGTTATTAGGAATTAAGGTTACTGCGACTTTAATTGATACTTTAGCATTATCATGGTATGTATATCCTATGAGGATTAGACATGGATTAGAACAATGGGGTAATGATTTAGGGGTTGAGAAGCCTCATATAGGAGATTGGAATAATCTTGCTATTGAAGACTATATAAATAGGTGTGAGACTGACGTAGTAATAAATACTTTACTATATGATAAAATCATGGCTTATTTGATAGTATTATACGAAGGAGATGAAAAGAAAATATTCAATCTCATTGACTATTTAGTATTTAAATTAGATTGTGCAAGGGAACAAGAAGAGGTTAAGTGTAAAATTGACAAGAATTTAGTAACTCAAAGTCTGCAAGAATTAAGAGCTTTAAGAGAGGAGAAGATTTCTGCATTAGTAGAAGCTATGCCAAAGAGTATAAAGTTCAAAGAAGTTACTAAACCAAGTAAGGTTTACAAGAAGGATGGCTTATTAACAGTAGCAGGTTTAAAGTGGTTTGAATTATTAGCAACACATCAACTTCCTGAGGATTATGAAGAAACAATACAAGTTATTGTTTCTGAGGAACCAGGTAATCCTGCATCAAGTACTCAACTAAAAGATTGGTTATTTGCTTTAGGGTGGGAACCAAGGAATTTTGAATTCAGGAAGAGTACTTCAGGAGAGATAAATCAGGTTCCACAGATTTATGTGAATGATGAAGTGTGTGAGTCTATAAAGCTCTTATATAATATAGAGCCTGCATTAGAGAATCTTGATATGCTTAGTTTGATAAACCACAGGATTGGAATATTAGAGAGCTTCCTTACTGCAATGGATGATGAAGATTATGTTAAGGCAGAAGTAGGAGGATTTACTAATACTCTGAGATTTAAACATGTTAAGCCCATAGTAAATCTACCCAAAGTATTCAAGTTCTATGGAGAGAATATAAGAGGAAGTATCATAGCTCCCTCAGAAGAACACTTATTGTGTGGTAGTGATATGAGTTCATTAGAGGACTCTACTAAACAACACTATATGTATTTCTTTGACCCAGAGTACGTGATGCAAATGAGAACTCCAGGATTTGACCCGCATTTGGATATTGCAGTGTTGGCAAGAATGTTAACACATGAGCAATCAGAGTTACATAAGTTATATTCTAAAACTAAAGGAAAGGAAGGAGAAGACTTTTCCCAGGTTAGGAATAAGAGTAAGACAGTCAACTTTGCAGCAGTATATGGAGCTGGGCCACCTAAAATTGCACAGTCTACTGGGATGCCTATAGAGCAAGCCCAAAAACTACACAGGACATATTGGGAGAGGAATAAGGCAGTTAAGTTAGTAGCTAATAGTGTGAAAACTAAGACTGTAAACTTCTTTGGAGAAACTCAAATGTGGTTACTAAATCCTGTATCAGGATTTTGGTACTCTCTGAGATTTGAAAAGGATAAGTTTTCTACATTAAATCAAGGTACAGGAGTATTTTGTTTTGATTTATGGGTGAGAGAAGTTAGGAAAAGAGGAATTAAGATAATGTTGCAATATCATGATGAAATAGCGTTCCCATTACTGGAACATCAAAAAGATTGGGTTGAGAATCAACTCAGAGAAGCTATAAAATCAGTAAATGATGTTGTTAAACTAAATGTTCCACTCGGAATATCTGTAGATTTCGGAGTGAACTATGCTAAAATTCACTAATCATGACGGATAAATCACAAATCCAGAAACAAATTGTAGACTCTCTTCCAAGCCCCTGTCACGGACTATTAAACCTTGCCCCAAGAGTAGGGAAAACTAAGATTGGTATTGATATTATTAAGAAAGAAAGACCTAAAAGGATACTGTGGATAACTCCTAATACAAAATTAAGAGATATTGATATCCCTAATGAGTTTGTAGAATGGAGAGCTACAGGTTACTTTAAGAAAACAACTATTATATGTTATGCTTCTATGGCAGACCATGAAGGTGAGTATGATTTAGTCATACTTGATGAGTATCAAGATTTAACTCCAGTTAATGCAGAGCCATTATTCAATGGAAAGATTAAATATAAGCAGATAATTGGACTATCTGGTACTCATCCAAGACATAAAGAGAAGTTAGAACTATATAGTAAGTTAGGACTTAAGAAGCTCGTAGAAATGTCTATAGATGAGGCTGTAGACCAAGGTCTTATAGCACCATACAAGATAACTGTAGTAGAATGTAGGTTAGACAATAAGAATAAATATATCAAAGCAGGTAATAAGACTAAGCAATTTATGCAGACTGAAGAAGCTCAGTATAGTTACCTGACAAGGATGATTAATGCCAAACTATTCTCAGGGCAGCAAGTTCCCAAATTTTTTTATCTAAATAGGATGAGGTTCCTATATAACCTTAAGTCAAAGCATGAGTTCGCCAAGAAATTTCTTAAGAAGCTTCAAGGTAGAACTCTTGTCTTTGCAGGTAGTATTGCACAGATTGAAGATTTGTGTGAACATACTTTTCATAGTAAGACTGATGATAAGAAATTAGAAGCATTTAAAAGAGGTGAAATTGATGTGCTTGGATTAGTAAATTCAGGTGGGATAGGACATACTTTTAGAAATGTTGATAACCTTCTTATTATACAAGTTAACTCTGATAGTAAAGGGGATGCTACCCAAAAAATTGCAAGGTCTTTGGTTCTTCAAAAAGGATACGAAGCCAACATCTATATCTTATGTGTTGTCAATACTGTTGATGAAAGCTGGAAGAATGAAGTTCTTAAGAACTTTAACAAAGAGAAGATAGAACACGTAAGCTATAAAAATTATGAGTAGAAGAATTATAACTTTAGACTTTAACTCAGAGATTAGAGAAATATTTAGGAGATATTCTATTCCACTGCATGATGGATTGTCTTATTTATTGTGTTTATATTATGGTACAGACCCAAGTTTCATTCCAGAATCATTAGAGAGCAAGGTACTTGCTACAAGGATAGTTACAAAAGACTATGAAACAGGAGAAGTGAAATGGAATGTCAGTTTGTTTGAAGAAACAGAATCTGGGTTTGAATGGATAGGAGAATGGATGGATTTATTTAAAAAAGTGAATCCTGAAAGGAGAGGTACAAAAGCTGATGTACTTAGAAGGATGAAAAAGTTCTTTGTGAACAATCCATCTGTAAGAAGTGAAGATGTCTTTGAAGCCACTAAAATGTACCTAAAGACAATAAAAGACCCTGTCTATTGTAAGAAGTCTCATAAGTTCATATATGAACAAGATGGTAGCTCTATGTTGTTAGATTATGTAGAGAGAATTCCTGATAATAGGAAAGTAACCAAAATGCAAAATGATGATTTTATATGAGATTTGAAGATATATATCAAGAAGTAGTAAGGAATAAGGATAACCACAATGAGGGTTATTACAACTGTATACCTTTCATGGGTATGGAAAGATTGGAGAAATTTCTACCTGGAATAGAACAAGATACTTATTATCTATTAACTGCAAGTTCAGGAGTAGGTAAGAGTAAGCTTGCCAGATATTTATTTATACATAATCCATACCAGTTTATAAAGCAACATCCTGAGAGTGGTATAAAACTTACAATAAAGTATTTTTCTTTAGAGGAATCTAAGAAGAAGATTATACTCTCAGAGATATCTAAGTATCTATTCACCAAGTACAACATAGTAGTTTCTATAAAACAATTACAATCAAGAGGTAGGTATAACACTATATCTCCTGATATTATTGAGAAGATAAAAGAGGCTGAGGATTATGTAAATGAGTTCTTAGAAACTGTACATATAATAGACTCCATAAGAAATCCTACAGGTATATATAAATGTATAAGAGATTATGCATTAACTGTAGGAACATACTATGATAAGAATGACCAACCTCTTACTGAAAAGGAGATTGAGAATGTAAGGAATGGTGTAGGAGATGATTATAAGAAGGTATCTTATTATAAGAAACATGACCCTAAACATTATGTTATTGTATTGGTAGACCACTTAAGTTTATTACAACCTGAGGAAGGTAAAACCCAATGGCAAACTATGTCAAAATACTCTAATGAGTATTGTCTCCATATGAGGGATAAATTTGGTTTTATTCCTGTAAGTGTACAACAACAAGCATCTGATAAGGAAGCTGTTGAATACAATTATAAGGGAAATACTATTGAGGAGAAGTTAGAACCATCATTAGATGGTTTGGGGGATAATAAGACTACTCAGAGAGATGCTAATGTGGTTCTTGGACTATTTAATCCAGATAGGTATGGTATCACTAACCATGGAGGATATGATATAACATTCTTCAGGGATAAGTATAGAAGTATGAGTATATTAAAAGATAGAGATGGAGTTTCTAATAAGAAATTACCACTCTTCTTTAATGGTGCTGTAGACTTCTTTAAAGAGATGCCTAAAATAGATGATGCAGAAGGTATGAGAAAGGTATACGAGTATGTAAACCAATTAAATGAAGTAAATAATCAAACAAGTTAGAGAATGGCAAATGCAATTGCAATTGTGGGGGATAGTGGTTCAGGTAAGACTACATCAATAAGTCAAATACCTGAATTAAACATTGTAGGGTTAGACCCTAAAGAAACATTTATTATAAATGTTAAGGGTAAACCCTTACCAATGAGAGGTTGGAAAGGTAAGTATACCCATATTGATGTAACTAAGGCCCCCACTGAAGGGAATTACTTAGCTACAACTGATACAGCTCTGATATTAAAGACTTTAGCATTCATTAACCTCAACAGGAAAGACATTAAAAATGTAGTTCTTGATGATGCACAATATGTTATGTCTGAGGAATTCATGCAAAATGCATTGAAATCAGGGTATGATAAGTTTAATAAGATGGCTAAGAATATGTATGATATCATTAACACTGGTATCAACATGAGGGAATCCATTAATTTTATCATGTTAACACATGATGATGAAGAGGATGGTAAATCTAAGATTAAAACCTTAGGTAAAATGTTGGATGATAAGGTTAATCTTGCTGGTTTGTTTACTGTAGTATTATATACTGCAACTAAAACAAGTCTCTCAGGAACAACATATCATTTCATAACTAACAAACATATTGATGACAGGGGAATCCATATTATGGCTAAATCTCCAGTTGGTATGTTTGAAGAGAGGATAATCCCTAATGATATGGGATTTGTATTAAACAAAATTGAAGAATATAATAAAGGATAACATGGCAGTACAAATAGTATTATCAGACCTTAAACAGAAGGTAGAAGAAGGGTGGAAGAAGAATCAGTTAGCTGAGCACTATGGTATTCCTGTAACTCAGATGACTAGAGCTTTACAACAAGCTGGTTTAACTATCAGAAAGTTACACCATCCTAAATTCCATCTAGTAGATGATATGGACCAACAAGACATGGGAGATGTAAATGATTCAGTATCTGAGGTAAATCATGAAGCTGAAGAAGAAATTCTTCAGGAAATGGAAAATCCTATTGCAACTGAAGAAAACACTACACAAGGACAGTGGTAAAAACAAAATAAATAAGTAATTTAAATTTTTAAATATGTACGGATATCAAGATTCAAGTGATTTAGGACCAGGTAAACAAGGTGGTAAGTTTGGACTTAACACAGGAGCATTTATTACCAAGTTTGAGTATAATCCAAACTCAGGTAAAGATGGTGCAGAACAGGATGGTTTAGACCTAACTGTTCAAGTAGGTGAAAGAGAGTACAGGCATAGGTTCTTCCCAGTAGGGAAAGTTTATGCTTCAAGGAAAGATGGTGGTGCAGAACTTACTGACACCAATTCTGAAGCTTATAAAGAAGCTTACAAAAAAGAGGTAGAATTACTATCTGGTACTTTAACTGATATAGTTAAAGCTTTTGTACCTGAAGAACAAATCAAACAAGCTCTTGCAACTCCTATTAACTCTTTCAAAGATTATGCACAAATCTTAGAAAGACTTGTTAAATCTGTTCCTAATTGGAATAAGGTTCCAGTTGATGTATTCTTAGAATATCAATGGTCTCCATCAGGAGATAATGATAGGACTTT